ACGACTACAACATTAGCGCCTACGACTACAACATTAGCGCCTACAACATTAGCGCCTATAACATTAGCGCCTATGATATTTAAAAAGAGCATACCTAAGCAGGCCACCACACAGACGACTACAACATTAGCACCTACAACTACAACATTAGCGCCTACAACGACTAGCACTCCATTAGCATCTACCACGTCAATATCAACAACAACAGTCCTACTGAAAGATAAAACAAACCGTTATCAGTTATTGAAGTCAAAACCATTTCAAACAACCACGCAAGCACCACTGCGTAAAGAAAGTACTCAAAGTCCGCCATATTTGGAAGATACGTCGATTGGTATTGTGTTTATTGCGATTCCGGTGATAATTATGGTTATACTGTTTATCTTTTGTAAACGGCGACGTAGTGTAGTGCGTCCCAGTAATGTTATACTACGTGCAAAGCCTCCGAGTGAAATAACGCCTGTTACAGACAAGGTAGATCCTGTCATATCAGATATTCAAGACAAGGCCGACTTGGAAAATCAATTGAGGAAGAATACTTTGAAAATGCTCAAGATACACAGGGAAATACAAGGTAAAGGTTCTGCCACCAATCATTTCAAAAAGAATGCTATTCTCATGAGACGTGCTACGCAGTATATTGCAAAATCAGTCGACACCAAGAACATCAAGAAAGCAATGCTATTGCCATGTGATAACCGTTGGATCAAACAAATACAAAGTCAAACACCAAGTCAGTATGACGAAACGCTAGAGTATATGAAACAGAACAAAGTCGTCCAGCGTTACACAGCACCAGAAAAACGTAAATGACGATTTACCTACTGTGTATGTTCTAGATGCTGTATAATGTAATTCTAGCATGAGGATAGCAATGAACGTATTCCCCTATGTGTCCATATTCACTAATACTAGTGTAGTATGTTTGCTGTGTTCATATATTTTCCAAAAATCGTGTTTTTTTTTCTCTCTGAAGAAATTTTTTTTTTCAGACAGGGCCTCTCGAAAAAAAAAAAATTTTAAAACACACAAAAAAAACACGATTTTTGGAAAATATATGAACACAGCAAACATACTACACTAGTATTAGTGAATATGGACACATAGGTGACTACGCTCCCTGTTATCTTCGTGCTAAAAAAACAGTATCATATCATTAGAATTCACTGTCCAGGTTAAAGCTGCTGTGTTCAGCTTTGGCATATTCACTGACCCGTCTTTCAAAGAAGTTTGTTTTACCATTCAAAGAGATGGTATTCATAAAATCGAATGGTAAGGCTATGTTATATTTTTTCCGATAGCCCAATGATACTAATAGGTGGTCTGCTACATACATCACGTATTCTTTCATTTTACGACTGTCCATTCTTGTTAGCTTTTGTGGTAGTATCTCGTCTACAAATGCTTTTTCCAAGACTACTGCAGAGTCTATAATTTCATAGACATCTGTTTCTGGTAGTTTAGGAAAGTACTTGTATAGACAACAGGCAAAGTCTCTATGCATTCCTTCGTCTCTAGCAATAAATTCATTGGACATGGAGAGCCCAGGACATTGCATTTCGAGAGTTTTTAGCCAGAATAATGCACAGAAAGAAGATGAAAACATAATCCCTTCTACTGCTGCAAAGACAATTAAGCGTTTACTGAAATCGGTTACACTCCCATCGGTACGTTTCATACGTTGCATCACCCATTCTGCCTTGGCTTTAGTACTTGCATGGTTATCAATGGTTTTAAACAAGGCCATACGCTTATCAAAATCTGGTTGAAAGTGTTCAATGAGTAAAGAATACTGTTGACTATGGATATTTTCCATGGCGTTTTGAAAGGAGTAAAAGGCTATAGCCTCTGGTACTTGTACCTCGGAGATAAAGTTTTCCATGAGGTTTTGTATGACAAGACCATCGGAAGCTGCAAAGAAGCCTAGTATTTGTAGGATAAACGTACGTTCTTCTTCCTTTAATCGCATCCATCCTTGCATATCATTGGCCAACGAGACCTCTTCTGGTGTCCAGAAACAAGCCACGTGTTTCTTGTACCATTCGTATAGATCTTGGTATTGAATAGGAAACATTACGTAACGAGTAGTACTAGGTGTTAATATGTCCATAGTAGTATGATATGATATCTACTTTTATATACTATATTTTAACGACTTTAGGTGGAGTCCCACCCCCCACCACTTTGACCGTTTTCTTACCACCTTTTGGTTTTAACAACTCTTTCATCATTTGCTTGTACGTTTTAGGCATTTTTAGTAGTAAACAAGTGCTTTTATAGGTATTTAAAATCTTAAACTAGCCTTACCAACCCCCACAGACTCGCCAGTTGACTCAACTGGCGTCTGTCCATCTGTTGTTTTATTATACGACACCATACTGTATAAAACAGTTCTTCCCCCTGCACTAAGTAGCATGTCAACAAATATTCTCATTTTCTTAAGACGGTAATCCCAGCGGGGGTCCCCACGCCATGTATCATAACCTGCTGGCCACGCGATCAGTGAATCCAATGGTGTGTGAGCCCTAAACCGAAAACCACGGTCTCCGGTTCCAGCCTCCTTGTTAATACTTTCCTCTAACATATACTCCAGTAGAATGGTCATAGTGATTGCTGCATTAACTCGTTGTTCACATTGCCATTCTTGGGGATCCGCTAATTTCAGTTTGTCATATAGAATCTCAGGAATTCTACCACATATTTTATGCAGTGCATTTCGCTGGATGTATGGTTCAAATGCATTTACATCAGCACCTTCATCAATTAAATATTGGACTACTTCATGTCTAAAACGCTCCGCGGCGGCCATAAGTGGAGTCATTTTATCATCGTAGGCGTTTCTTATATTATGGCCAATTATATTCAACAGTTCGCGTTTATTACCCCCAGCAGCTTTATGACCCTCAAGAAACACTTTCACATCATCTAAGTTGCCCAATTCACATGCAACAATAAACGGTGTTGGTTGATGTCCCCAAGATGTATCTTGTAGACCAGGATATTGTTTTGAGTATTTTTCTTCCAGCTCCTTAGCCTTTTTTATCAACTGTTCGTCAGACTCTTTTTTTGCACGTTTTTTTTCAGCTCTTGTCTCCATTTTTAATACTATACACGAGTCGTTAAGTACTACTAAAAATTACTTTACATAAAACAGCAGATATGGATACTGCGATGTGTCCGGTAGTTCAATTGGTCTAATTCGCTTGTCATCATACAATACCCAGTCTTCTCCACGACACGCTGCTAGGAAACATTACATAACGAGTAGTACTAGGTTTTAATATATCCATAGTAGTAGTATATGATATCTACTTTTATATACTATATTTTAACGACTTTAGGTGGAGTCCCACCACCCACCACTTTGACCGTTTTCTTACTACCCTTTGGTTTTAGAATCTCTTTCATCATTTGCTTGTACGTTTTAGGCATTTTAGTAATAAACAAGTGCTTTTATAGGTATTTAAAACTTTAAAGCGCGTAAAAAATAACCTTTGAACACTTTCACAGTCCCATCGTGCTGGGTTGGGGGCGCTCGACCGTGTTGTATTATCGCCCTACATATAGGACATATAACTGCCTCGTAGCGGTCGTAGGGCATTCCTGCCCTTCGCGCTTCGTCTCGCGCTTTATTCCTATCCTCAACAGCATTAACCAAATCTTCTATACAGGCCGCATGAAATATGTGACCACATGGCAACTTTGTAAGGGCTGGTTTTTCACCGGCTTTAAATTCTTCAATGCAAAGAGCACATTCTGTTTGTAAATACTCACCCCTTCCTCGTAAAGCCCCCTCGGAACGTAGCTTCCACGCGTAATATTTTACGTATGGATCTTTAGGACTTAATCCCTGTATTTTAACTCTTCCCTCATATATATCTGCAACCATATCGAATGGTGTCTTTTTCTTCTTGTTTTTCTGGTTAATTGCGTCCAACGGCATATAATGCAATAGTATGTCCAATGAAGTATAATATGGAAATCTTTCAGCATAACCTTTAGTATTAATATTACGAAACATACATAAATAATGCAGTGCATTCCTGTTATTTCTATCTTTAATAGTAGTATTAGCCTTTAGACGGCATAAATACCTAACAGCGTCAGCATGACCATTACTCGCGGCGGCCATTAATGCAGTACAGAGTTCTTTACCTGAATTGAGACCAAATCCGTTCAACTTTGCAGGTACATTGCCTCCATCTCCCATTATGAGATAAAACATATCATTTAAATTACCCAATTCGGATGCGACAACAATTGGCGTTGTCCCAGGATACTGTACTTTATATTTTTCTTTCACTTGATTCAATTTAAATGCGAGTTGTGCTGCGGGTGTACGTTTTCGTATTGTTATCGATGGACCTCCACCTTGCACATCTGTTGGTGATGTTTTCGATGGAGTTCGTGATGTTTTCGATGGACCTCCACCTCCACCTTGCACATCTGGTTGTGATGTTTTTCTCTTCGACATTTTTAATACTATACACGAGTCGTTAAGTACTACTAAAAATTACTTTACGTAAAACAGCAGATATGGATACTGCGATGTTTCCGGTAGTTCAATTGGTCTAATTCGCTTGTCATCATACAATACCCAGTCTTCTTCACGACACGCTGCTGTGTAGTGGCCTCTTTCAAAGGTACCTGTATGCAAACAGATAGCCTTTAAACGGTATTTGCCATACGTACTTAAATGAACACGTCCCGTCTTATTAAGCCGCTGGAGAACGAGAATGTCCGGCATCTCTGTGAGTACCATTTGTTTACTATGTTGACACGTACGTTTACAGTGCTCACAGGTGAATGAACCCAATACTTCTAATGATGTAAAGTCCTGAATGGCCTCTTGCACCGTGCCTGTGATATTCAGCGGCAGTGATAAGAACGGTGTTTCCTGCTTATTTTGCTTCATGCATTTCAAACAGGTTAATATAGAGGCCATTCTACCTTGAAACGATTTATGTAGCGTGTGCTTATCATAGATAGCATTGATCAAATGCAGATAGAGCTCATGCGAATCGCCTTGTCGTAGACGCCTGAAATGTGGTAATCTATTTAATTCAGTGATAAGAGATGTCAAATGGTTCGGTCGATATTGCATGTTAAGTAGCTGTATGAAATTTGAAATCAAGGGCGTATCGTCCTTAATATATTGTAACGGTGTAGGTAAATTACGTAAACATTGTATGAGAGCATTTATGTAACAAGTATTTCCCATGTTAGGCAACCCTATCATTTACAAACGATTTCTTTGCATTTATATACACATTGTTCTAAGGACTCTGGTGTTTGTAGATCATCCTCGATGGTTTCTCGTATGGCTTTGAAAATATTATTCTTACACGCGGTAAAGGTTGGTTTGTGTATGTCATAGAGATCCAAGGTATTTGCTTCCGGTAGAGCACCGTCTAAATAATGCGAGCGTCTGATGATGTAAATACCATTCATTTCCAGGCCATTCTTCATAATATAAAGACACGCTGGTGCAAATGTTTTGAAAGCAAATAACGACGGCGAGGCTCTACCAAGGATAGTATGATGCAACACGAGCATTTGATACGTCAGTATTTCATCCGTGTAACGCGCGACAATCTCCTCTTGTTCTTGTTTATCGCGATGTATTAACTGACTATCTATTTGTCTACGTTTCATACTCCGGTACCAAATCGAAGCCATGTGGATATGATACTTTACTTGATGTGCTTTTTCCCGTACACGGCGGTACTTATTGACTGCTTTTTCCGCATCACGTACCATGTCATTATACTTGTTCCATTCCGCATCATATCGCTTTTTACTAAACAATAGTGAGTTAATAATGTTATGAGCCGTGAGTGTACACTGTGCTCTTCTAACATTAAATGAACCACATGAACGTACTCGTCCGTTTTCACATCTGGAAAATTTCAACGGATCGCTTTTATCCGATGTTACGCACGGCATGCATCGCCCATTATCTTCCCATGAACGTACGGTTTCACTTTCATATTGCAAGCCTGAGATACAGCATACCTGACAATCATGCAAGTTCGTAATACGATCTGCACCACAGTTCGCATGACAATAATGAATGTTGCCCGTGCCTTTACATATGTAGATGCTGTAGAGTTTTTCGTGCAAGGTTTCACTCGACAGACCAGGTACCGGACGTATGAACGGACAGACAATGTAGTACTTATCATGTAGTTTGTGAATTTGCACCGGAAGGTTTTCAATCGTACACCTTTTGTAATGACATACGTGACCTTCTGTCAGTTTCGAGGCAATAGCCCTTGTAATATCTCTAGAAACCGTTTCCGGACTCGGCGACATATTACTTTACATAAATAGTGTTATATATACATATTTATTCTACAGTATTTAATTCTATGCTCACCGCCATGGTATGTATCGTGGTGATAAACATCATTAATAACTTGATGGTGTACTGCACACCTCGAACACCAATGGGCAGTACTATACTCACGAAGAAGATGGCAACGTATGCCAATAGGAACAGTAATATGATATCTTTAAAGTGTATGGTGAGGCAGTTCAAATCGGCAGTACTAAACGATTCGTTTTCAAGTAGCACTTGTGCAATATCAACGGTCACATCAAACCGACGAAGAATCCAGCTAAATGGTATATTCTGGTACGCGTTCATATAAAGAGCAGGATAATGATATCCTATATAAAATGCCGGTGCCCAGAGGAAATGCTTATCGCATTGTGCGTATTCGGTCGTGGCACTGCATAAAAAACAGGTCTGTGGATCACATGTCTCTGCTAGGCCACTAAAGTAGGTGCACCAGCAGTTAGGCATAATTCTATCATTCAAGTAGGCGAATAAATCATCCACGAGGCAGTTCGGGAGATTAGGTAGACATGTGTATTTATAATCATAAACGGTTATCATAAAAACAGATACCCACAAAAGAGGCAAGTAGGATGCCAACATGGTAAGTATCGGCAAGCCTGTATACCATTGAACCCCGACCAGTATTAATGTTATGTACATGTTATATCTCAAGGCATCATCGATAAAGCTTAGTCTTTGCTTGGTAGTATGTGTAGAGCAGTATATTGTTTCCATAGGACATGTTCCAACGAATGGGTAAGTTACAAACCATGTAAATGAACGGCCAAAGAATGGTACATAGGAGTCATCCGTCACGGTCAAGAATAGAGAAAAGTCTTTATCAGTACCGAAGTTGGTAAACAGCTCTTCCCAGTCTTTACGCGCTTGGTCCCAAGGTGCTTCATGCAGTGTTTCACGGAAAACGACGTCATCCATGCTTTGCCCGATGTCTTCCCGCCAGGCTCTATTTTCCTCCTCTTGGTCTTCAAAATAATCAACAAAGGACGGCAATACAATGGGAAAATATTTCTTCTCGTAGTAATCAGCCATACGCTCGCCCTCATTAATAATTGTATTCACAAAGTTTTCCAAGGCAACACAGTTTAAGCAGACACCCGTACTGCATGGTGTCGCGTTAGTATTGATCCCTGCTACATTGAATATGATTTCCCTGGCACGCGTGTGGCTTGTGCTGAATACAAACTGTTCGATATGTCGATGCCGGCTTCTTAATTTAAGAGGTGCTACGTAGTTTAATCTCTGCAGCTGATGGCCAACGTTGGCTTTCATAGTAGTGTTTAATATCTTATATGCTGCATGACTTGTATGTTCATATAAGCGATAGATATTGCCCATAGTGGAAGGAGAGTGTTTGATGTTCGGATCAAATGCTTTAAAGGATGAGTGCACTAGGTCATTTATATTAGTAAATGAGAATAGCTGCTTGCCAAACGTGGTTAATTTCGAGAAAAAGGGTATGAAAAGCAATGGATTCACATGGTCTCTCTGCATATTATGACGTAACTCGCCTACGGATAGTTGACCTGCTAAATAGTGCATGTATAATCTACCAGACACGACGGTGTCTCTCGCTAAAACCCACTTGCGTTTCCAATTGTATATTATATCAATTGGAATGTCTAATCCAGTATTTTTCGCCAGGCGTACAGCGAATGCTCTATCTTCAACACATTCTGCTAGAGTAATCTGTTCAAACGGTCTCATTTCCTCCCAAGTATAATTTCTATAGGAGTTGATAAACATGTCACAGTGAGAAGTTCCATCCCATCCCATGTCGGCTACGACTTTAGGAATGTGTTCCGAAGATAAGAGTCGACGACGTGAAGACCCTGCACAGTTTAAATTGCATAAATCACCACCCGTTAGGAAGCAAAGCGTATCTTGTATGGGTTTGCATATGCTAGTTGCAAGATCTCGTATGAATTTGCCTACAGGGCCTAACATTTGTAATATAACGTCTAAAATCTTCCCTGCATTCTGTAACAACATGCCAACACCTTTCGTAATTAATGACCAGAGGTCTGTGAAAAACCCATCGGATATGGTACCAGACGTAAAGAATCTTATAATCTCAGCACCTACTTTCACGAATAACGATACCATCTCTAAAGCTGCGTCCGACAGTAACTGATTAATAATGTCTACAATTTGGACCAAGGTGTTGAAAAAACCCCCTGCACCCGCATGAATGCTGTTAAATAACACCTCAAGGCTTACCAGAAACGAGCGAAGCCAATTAATCATTATTTTTAACTCCACTACGATGAGATCAAATGCGGGTTGCAAGATGTTCTGTGCGACACTCCCACGACGAACATTACGTTCCACTGCCCCGCCTGTAATACGTGGCAAGAAGCCAATAAGGGAATTAACCATATTAATCATCTGAATAGGCAAATCCATAATAGAAAACAACACACGTGCTATGCCAATACGTATACCTTCCGACACGTCAAAGCCTTCAAAAATACTCGCAATCAGCGAGGCGATGCCCGCGGCGGTTCTTTGCAAGTCACATAAGCGATTAGCAAAGTCGATACCAATCTTAACTCTGCCTCCAAATACGGACACCATGGTCATGATAAGTTCGCGCATTTCAGATATCACCAAGCGTACACCGCTTCTAACGGTTAAACTCGCGGAACAAATGAAGTCATGTGATCCATAGACCTTGCAGTTTTTATTTTCGATATTCAAAGCATCGTATATAGGCGAATAGGGTGTATATCTTAAAATATCAGTAGTCACCAAGTCATACGACTTGCTGGTACAATAGCCACTATCCGTTGAATACGAAGGATGAAAAGAACCAACGACCGAATCGAATATCAAGGCAATTCGGTCTAGATAAAAAAAGTTCCACTCAAAGATATACGTGTTACACCAGTGGTTGGAATGCTGATACAGGTTATCCAGTACTTTATTTTCAAATGCCCCTTGAGCTATTTCTTGCTCTCTATCTGGAAACTCGTACAAGCACTGGCATAGAGATGAATCGTCTAACTCAAGAGCTATATTGCATGTACATCCCTCATGATTGAATATGGTACACACTTGCCTTCCTGTATTCGCTCTCCTACCGCACATATTCAACAGTATGTGATCATGTATTGGAGTACATCCCCAATCTACTTTCATATAGGACGGGTTATCACATACTTCAATTGTATTGTTTTTTTCCAACCACCATTGCTCAAGCCTTGCTTCACTTACTCCATATCCACAATTAGCAGGCCAGTTGAAGAAGCGCCCGTTACCAATATCTTCCAAACTAAACACAGTCTTTACTAATGTTCTTATTAATTCAATGCCTATCGATGGAATGACAACAACTAGGTCGTTTAGTGCCTCTGGTAGCTGCCCACGAACAGACACTACCTGGCCAATAGCACGTTCAATATTACCGAATACGTTCGCCTGCAGATTGGGCTGTCCACAGAATGGGTCGTATTCGACTTCACCGTACGGGTTACTATCGATGACTAAAGTCCCATAGTCCAAGGGCATCTTACATTTGCACTCGCCACTCGTTAAATCCCAGGTAATCGACTCCCTATACTCACATGTCGGTAACATGTGCCTAGGATAGGACGGTCCGTCGTAACGCTGCATTGTCCTTAACAGATTCTGTTCTTGATTAAAGACTGATTTCCACGTGATTTCACTTACTAGGGATAGTCCAATGTACGCCGTGTTGGACACTGCCTCGGCAGCTAATAGGACACCACAGACAGTGTTATTAGTAAGCGTGCAGTTAAGCTGCACATGCTTTGGTATTCCAATGATATTCACCTTTCTACCACTTCGCGCAGAACGTTCTATTTCATCGACAAAGGTGACGCATACAGTGATAAACCATTCGATATTGTTTGCCATCGTATGCATACCATGTGTTAATTCTATGAACGCACGGTCGAAACGCATGGCACGCATCATGTAGTCTGAGTCTTTGATGTATACTGGTATTATGATATTAATCACCGAACGAACGACGGTATGTACCGCGTGAACAAGTGCCATCGCAAAGCGCCCTAAACTGGTAAAGAAAAACTCTTCCGGTGCGCCTTGCAGTTGGAAATCGTCTATGAACAGGCGTATAACCTTCTCGCCAGCATTCAGGATAACTTGGTCAAAGTATTTCATGGTAAAGAATATGAATCCATTCGTATGATAGACAGTCTTTGTAAAGTGTGGGTACTTTTTAAAGACGGGTAGAGCATTGATAAATGTCTGCACGACAGACAGTGGGATGTTGACCGCATGTGTAACGGCTATGGGCAATTCTTTCTGTTGTGCAAAGGCGAATACGATGCTAAAAATTTCTTTTAATTCGCTGCATACGCATACCGCTGTTGACTCTTGACTGGAGACCACGAGCTGAAGTCTATCGACTAGCGTAGTGATATTTAATTCGTTAACCATGATATTGTTGTCTACGCTCATTTCCCCCACACCCACCCAGTCGAAGATGCTGGTGAATAGGGCAATGAACGCCTGTAGTATATAGCGAATCGTGCTTACCACCATACTCAAATCACAGTTGACGGCAGTGCCTATTGTGCCTCTAGTGGCCTGGCCACTGACCACTATAAAATAGTTATACAGGGGTATAACACTGTCATATACTAAGCGTCCTATATGCAAGACAGTGAATCCGACATTTCTTACTAAGGGGTTTACAATACACCTCCAGCAGGTGTCGCCAGTTTCTAGTAGGCTTGATTCTGGCACTGTGTATAGGATAATACCGACTATCGCAATCAAGGAGTACGTTTTCAGTCGTGAGAAGGATATAATACCCAGAGCAGTCGCCGTGGCCAACGATGTAATGTCTGCTACACAGTCTACCAGGGCGGTGATGAATAGACTCAGTTGTAGCATGATAACAACCTCTAGGTTATTCTCCTTCTCACTCATTATGAGCACACTATAGTAAGTGATTAGTAAACTCCCCAACATGATCAACATGAACCATAGAATGGCCAACAGTAGGTCGTACATTTAATAGTGTAAAATATTTATTTATATACCTACTTCACTAGAATACGCAGTCGCAAAAATGTCTTCGCTTGATTCCATTTTGATTTTATTCCCAATGACCAGGATGATAAACACCTCTATTGCGTAAAAGATCGGTAAATACGAGGCATGTACGGCGCCTTCTACTTCTATGGTGGACCCGTATAAGATTAAGACAATGCCACTGACAAGAAACGCGTTGTTAAACCATTGATGGCGCGGCTTAATAATCCGTTTGCCATACATTAAACTGCCCAAGAATAAGAAGAAACCTATTAGATTAATGGAACAGAAGCGTGCAAACGCTACTTGTTCAGGCAATTGATCGACGAGCGATTTGGCAAGCGCCAACATGCATACCATAATCATGTTCATTAAGCAGAAGAAACGAAAGCCTAGCGGGCTAGTAAACGACAAGGCCATATTAAACACCTTGTATGTTATATATAGTGTTAAAACCTAAGCTTGATGCCTAATTTTTGTTTTTTTGTAGATACACCAGGGGAAACCTGAATAACGAATGGCAAATCATTGTCTGTGATTTCTACATCAAGTCCCTTACGTATGGTGACGTCTGTATTTAAATAATGTACATATGTGTTGCCTAACTCACTCCTTACTTTTTCTCTGCTTTTGTTTGTTTGTTGCACAAGTTTGCGCACAGTCTCCGCATGATAAAAAAAATACTCACGACAATCTGGTTTGAATAGCGCCACTATCATGATACCCATTAAGTATGACAGCATCTTCTGAAGAGCAAGTGGGGTGTGTTTGTCTACATAAATGTGTCCAGGTTTACCATCCGTTAGTGATTCCGGTGGGGGATAAGAACATATTAGGGTATTTTTACCGCCGTAACTAAGCGAACCAACATCGCCCAATACAATGCTGTCAATATCTATTGTACGCGCTGTCCGCACACTCCGGGCTCTTGTTTCCATTTTAGTATTACAAAGAATATTTTCAGGTTTTAAATCCATGTAATACAGTCTTTTTTCTGCTAAACCAAGTACCAACTTGCGTACTTTGTTTAAAATACGCAATTTCGTACCTCTGTTTGCGCTAAATTTTTTAAAATAGCCGTTAAGATCAAATTCGTAACATTCCATGATATAAACAAATCCATACGTCTTCTCGTTGTCATGATATTTGCAAGTCTTTACATCTATCAAGCGCTGCTTGACAGTATATTTTTCTTTTAATTGAAGTATTTTTTCAGATATTTCATGTTCACTTGCATCGTTATCACATATACGAATAGCATATTTCAACCCGGAGCCTTCGTATTTATACACCAAGCAACCACCTCCTGTACCTAACAGTGTGCCTCTTCTTAAAAAGTACCTTTGTCTTCCTACTACAATCGTCAATGTTGTACCAGTACGACGATCTAATTGAATCATAGGTCTTGATTTAGTGGAAAAAACAATATCATCCATCACAGCTTGAGTCATTGTCATCTGTGCCATTTACCTATCTATTGTAAACTTTATATACACCATAAAACTAAAGTACTGTAATGGTTTGGTTCAAGTATTCGTTGGCGAGTTCCACCATGTGTTCATCCATCATCATTTTGGTGGTCTTTTTACCCTTGCAGTGGTGACTATGACAACGCACCGTATATGAATGGTCAAGTAGGTCAATGACGACGTAATTAACGTTCGTCTTGTGTACTCTTTTTTGAAACACGCAGTCACGGCTGTTGGTATTGCAAGCATATTTGAAACACCATGGCATAGCCACGATACGTACAATATCATGTGGTATGGCATCGGCAATTTGGTAGACACATGGTGGTGCATTGGTAGCAACAATCGTACATGCATGTCCATACTTGGCACTCATATTCATTTCAATCATATTGGATGCCTGTGCACACACACGTGAATCCATCCATGATTCAAACGTTAACTCTCCGCCACACAACGGTCGCTTTTCACCGACTTTGGTGCATCCCATCATTCGAAACAAACGGTTTTTGGTATACACTCCCATATCAAAGTATTTAAACGGTTCTTTTAATTCAGAAGAGTCTCTTTCAATGTACGCTTCCACGAGATTCATAAAGGCGCCACAATGTGCGTTATTTTTGAAAACATGTCCTTTTAACTTGATAATAACATGCATGGAACTTTTCCGTTCGTTATTACTGTCCATGGTAATGTACCGTAGCTCAACATCTGGATACTGGATGCTGAATAAGTAGCGTATGACAGGTTCTACCTTGGTCCAACAGTCACGTGCAGTGACACCTGGTGCCTCGGTTAAGTTGACGTCGATATCAACATACAAATGACACGTAGAATCTTCGAGAATCACCTCGCATCCAGTGCATTGTGTACACATGTACTTGCCCCAAAAGACACTATCGTCTGCGAGTACAAATTTGTAAGTTTTTTTATTTTCACCATAGGTATATTGAATAGCAAAGACAGAATCGCCGTCCCGGCGAAAAGGAAACAACGAATGAAGTTTATTCGACTCCCTAGCCATTTTATGTACTATTTAAGCACTAGTGGATATCTTAAATGGAGCCCTACGAATACATTATCGACACGGTAGATGAAATATGTGATGTTATACCACCTGACAGTGATGGACATTTTTACATGAATAAAGTAAAGGCCACTATCGTGCACAAGGCACCAGAGGTGATTCATGAGGCATGGGTGGACATATTCAAAACATGCTCATACCATTTCAACGATTTGAATATAGATTGGCACCATGCAATACTAGATATTTACAACCGGCGGTATGACGAGTGGAAAAACAAGGTATAAATGGAATAGGCATGTTCAGTACATGGAATATCAAAAGTGTTTGGATGCCTTGGGTGATACATCACCACAAATGCCAGTGATGAGCGATTTTAAGCCACAATTTAATCAACACCATCCAGCACAAGCAGAATTAATCAGCTGGTTACAGGTTTATAGAAAGAGTAACGAGTCGAGTAAACGGTCGATGACAACAACCTATGGGAAAAGAGTAAAAGAGTATTTAAAGCGATAGATATCTACCCAATGAAGAATATCAGCATTTATAATAGAATACGTGTAACAAGTATTATTATATTATTTACGGTCCTCTTCTACATGAGTGTGAACCAGTCATTTACAACGGCAAATGTGTCCTTTGTTCATCTAGCGCATATCATAGTACAACCGTTTGTCTTTGCGGGTACTATTGTAGTTATTGACGCAATGTCATACATTACCTTTGGCTTGTTAATCACTGATGCGTCGATATTCGCCTTGAACATCGTGGCAATTTCTAGATGCTTTGATAGCTCAACGGCAACTTGCTTGGATACAGTGTATGAGAAATCTATACTTGCGGTTATCGCATTGATTATAAGTTTATGCGATCTAGTGGCTACGACACAGTTTATGAATGTCAGAAAAACCGTTCAACGTACGTCTAAAATCGCGTCACGTGTTTTGAATATATTCATGCTGTTGTTCGATGCAGTCACGCTTATCATTACGATACCATTAGCTCTGCAGAACGGCATTTTCTGGGTGTCTATTTTGGCGTTATTTGTGGACCCGGTATGCTTGTTAATCACCCTCGATAGAGACGCTTTACGAATCATGTACTATGTGGTCTTGGGTATTCATATTGTGACTGCCATTTTAACACTGGACGATTACCTCAGAGTTCTCCTATCCATGGTGTTTATAACGGCCGACTTGATACAACTGTCTAACATTTCAAAACTTAGAGATAAACGGTCCGATTAGCGAGGCCACGCAAGTCTTTGTTTGTCGCTGCTGCTTGCATACATAGCTGCCTAGGTACATGCTTATTAAAATCCAGTATCCTGGTGGCCTTTTCACGATTAATTTTTAAAAAGTCTATGATGCGTTTAGTATCTATGATATACGCTTCACATATTCTCAACGGTTTTTTGGACCATTTGAAATGTACAGTAATTGTATTCTGTGTACCTATACCTAGTACGATTTCTGCATAGCGTACCATGTTAAACCACATAGACGCTTGGCCTTTTTTGATTTCAATATAGGAAGACCCATTGTATGCGTCATAGTACCGATGATCATGGACCGCCCATCCTAATACCTCACAGCATTCTTTCTCATAACTATTTTTCTTGGACACCCAATTCCCATGCAGCTTATTGCCTCCTACGCGCAATTCGTTGGCTATTTTAGCATATGGATCATCTAAATAATAATAATAACGTAAGTCAGTCATTTTAACAGATAAAACTTAGTATATATTACCACAGTTAGTTAGTATAATGGCTAAAGTATACATAAGTGCAACTATAAAGACCGACTGGGATGATGAAGTGGCATCTCATCTGTATATTCATGTTATCACCAAGAGTGAAATTATAGACGACTTTTGCAAAGAATACATGGAAATGCTTATAAACTTTTTGGACGAACGCGATCTCGGAGGATATGGCAACGTGGAGGAGACCGTGTATGAAAATGAGTTCAGCGAAGACTTGTTACGCAAAGGTTACGTAAGAAAAAGAATAGTCATACACGGACGCGGTGCAGGTGGCAAGATGTCATATCACACCATGCCCGGTAGTGACAGTACTGAACACATGTCCTTTACCAACGGTGTTCTAGATTTTTTTTCTACGAGCCTAAAACTTCCACATAGTCGTTGGAAATTGATAAGCAAAATACCTGTCGGAGAGTCTACCGACAATGTTCCGGAGTATGGCGATGGTAGTACCGGTTTAGATTGGTACGGCTACACGACAAAGATTGGAAAATCATATTATAACTATTCAGATGATGACGATGTATCTTGGATTAAGGCTACAAGTGTTGAAGATGCCAAGAAGCAATATAAGGAGTTGATATTTGACAATTTCGACAATGAAAAAATAGTATACGAACTAGTACGAATGGTGAGAAAATCAAATAGATTAAAACGCAAGCAGCCTGGTTTACGCTTCTAGCCCCTAAGACGTAGTACCAGATGTAGTGTACTTTCTTTTTGAATATTGTAATCGCTTAATGACCGTCCATCTTCTAGTTGTTTGCCTGCAAATATGAGTCGTTGCTGGTCTGGTGGTATGCCTTCCTTGTCTTGAATTTTTTGTTTTACATTGCTAATGGTATCACTTGGTTCGACATCTAGTGTTATTGTTTTACCGGTCAAAGTTTTGACGAAGATCTGCATTCTACCTATAAAGCTCATAATATTTATAGTACGTGGTGGTAAAATGGACCAAAAATATAAAAGAACCACTTTGACGGGTACAAGTGCTTTGATAAAGGTGTTTGAAGAGATGTATCGAGTAAAAATGTCTCATATTATTAAAATAACTGACTTAAAAGCACCGATACTCAACAGTGGGGGATTAGCAGGGGTGGTTCATTTCAAAGCACCGCATTACTACCTATTAGGTTACATGGAAGACGGGGAATGTCTGGTCCATGAGCTTTTACCAAACGTGTGTCAACTATATCGACACAACAAGCATGCGTTTCGTCTCCACGAATTATTTGCCGCGACACGTAGCCGTTTGGATTTGATTGACGATATTGAGCTGAATTTTCTAACGGACATTGACGTTGAACATTTTGAAAACTCTCGACAAGCGTTGAAAACCTGTGTTCAGTTCACAGGTGATATGAAGGCCTTGGTGGAGAAAGAATTAATCATTTTGAAACGTGTAATGCCGTTGTTGAAAGATACTGGATTACCAAGCACGTATGAAGAAATGCGTGAATATCTCATCAAATTGTACGAGATTGATTACCATGTCGTGGATAAAAATGTCTTACACCAATGTGGACTCATCGACTTGGTCAAGCAGCATATCGCCTTAAACTGGTAATATATATTACTGCTCGACAGTAGTATATGACAGAAGCCTTTACTAAAATAGAATCACGTTTAGGTAATTTAGAAGACGTGACTTCGCGTTTAGAATCCCGTGTGGATGAATTACTAGAACGTGGGGATGCGATTAGCGGTGCTACCATGGAGAAGCTGGGTGATATACAGTACCAACTAGAAACCCAAGCGGCGAGTATGCGCAAATTAAAACGCAGCATGACGGGGCGGTACACTACACGTATGTTATTCTGTATGATACTCGTCATATTAATCGTATGGAGTTTTTTCTTAAAACAAGTGGTTATTTAAGTAAGTATCGTATGTTATAATGCCTCTACCTAGATTAGACTTACAAGATGCGTTTAAGCCCCGGGTGAAGCGCGTGGAGCCATCGTATGGGCGTATTATTATTGGCGTTTCGGTGGTGTTGGTGGTGTTCTTTATCTACGAGGCGACTACGCAATTAAAGGCGGAACCACATACTTCTTTAATACGCAAGATACTCCATATGAAATGTGTAACGGATGGTTCTACCATATGTTCAACCCCCCAGGCGGGTGGTATGTATGTGGTGAATATTGGCTCATGTGAAGATGTGTATGAATTCAATGGTATTCCTTTTACAGATATTTTAAAAACCCATGGTAGTTACTACGTGCCGTCGTCCAATGATTTAACGTTGGTTATTCAACATGGATGTAAGGAGATTACTGCATCGATAGACACGTTACCAATGCCTCAGATTCCCCATGCTTCAAATCGCGAACAGCAAGGTGTTTTGAAACGCATTGTTTGGATCACCAAGTGTTCAAGTACCTTTACGTTGACAGTGGACGATACTGTCATACTAGACAATAGTCCCAGTGAAATGTTGGAAAGCAAAAAATTAAAGGATATGATTGCTTATATTTACCTGTTAGACTCTACCGGTAGTGTATCGGTGACGAGTGCGTGTAATTATCCTATTTACGTATATACTTTACGTGTGTAGTATGATATCTTGTATTTTGGTGAATGCATCTGGATGTGTAAGCCGTTTGCGTTTCAAAACTGGTTCGTGTTCAATGTTGGAGACTGGTAATAGTTGCCATCGTCTGTCTATCTTACCCCCCATGCCGAGTATAACACCTTTCATGTCTTCCACAATCAATTCTAAACGTCTAATTTCTTTGTAGAGTTCTACGGTGTCTTCTCTTTTCAAATCCATTAACTTGCAACGGTCGCGTATTTCAGACATGGACATTTTGGTTTCATAATGTGTGACACGCTTCCAACTCGAGTATCTTGTGTAGTACTCTTCTAATACCTCTTGCAAACACGCTTCTGTCCAGGCCGTTAAACTGCCAAATGATAAGACACTTTGTAGGACCTTTTCGTATACCGTCATACCAGCACGACGTACCTTACAGTCGGAAATAATACCCCCCTTACAAATCCTGGCCACGAAATGATTGTCTTTAAACGTAAACTCTACAGAATCACCTACTTTTATTAACCCTTTACTTAGAATATCACTTAATGACATATACACTATATCTATCGTTATTTATACTATGGAGTACAGGCCTTGCAGGCGTCGTATGCAGCTTTTAAGGCAGCACAATCTCCCTGAGTATCATCTTGACAACAGTTTGATTGTTGATAATCATTCTTATGCGTGTTACAGTCTACTGCTGATGGACTCGCATCTGACTTCCTTAGACAATGTACTCCGCCACCTTCTGCGTTTGGATTACACCCATAATTTACCTTTGTAGTACTGCTCCAGATAACTCTTTGAACAACACTGTCGTCAGTCATTACATAATATGTTTTCGAACTAGAACACCCCCTAGGAAATCCGCTTTCTTCCATAAAAACTACCAGATTTGCAGCCGCATATTCCTGACACTCTCCATAACTCAACCCACTGTGTAAACTACCAGACGCATAGTTGGGGTTATCAGGTTCGTTAAGTGGTTCAACGTAAGTGGTTGTGACAAGAGTACCAGTATCTAAATATAGATTAGGCGGCGGTGAATTATTTGTCCATGCAATATTATAGAATTCGTTGTTTAGTTTAACAGTAAGGTATATTGTTCTATGTTTCTCCATTGAGTTGTCGTCAGGTCTTAGCAATGCCAAACTTTCAGTATGAAATGTTAAAGATACAGAATAATCGTTACCACTTCTGGTATAAGGTGGGCTACCTGGTCCTTGACATTGATTCGAATAACAACCAACTCTATACTCGCCGAGTGCGTCGCTTGCTGTTGGTTCACTAGATATATAAATATAGATAGAAGGAGGAAAAGTCGCCTGAATATCCAAGCTACTGCCCTCATAACGATAAACACCTGTTGTCCAGTCGCTGGCAGCAAAGCTACCTGATTTAGAAGAATCAGGATAAGCGGTCAAATCGCCAGGTATGTTGACACCATATACAGTTTGTAAAATAATAAGTGCAAGTAGTAATTTCATTTAGTAGTAGAGTACGCGTAATATATAGTATATTTTTTAAACCGCTGTCATTATTTGTTGCATGTCGATACTTAATTCAGTGATGTCCACTTGTGCACGCATGACATCCATGTCGAACGTGGTCATATTATTGACATCCACGTCTTCTGCCAATCGTAGTATGGTCCGTCGTACAAAATGAAACGCGAGAATATCACCTTCATCCATTTGTAATATACTTTGCGCAAATAACATTCGAAACGACGCTGAACGTAAATATGTACTGACAAGTAAGAAAGCAGCGTCGTCATGACGCGTCACGCGCTTGACACGCTTACGTTTCTTACGGCCTGGTATATCAAGCATAGTGAAATCCGCCTTACATTGTGGACATTCATTCGACTTTTCAGACCATTTAGTGATGCAGTCTTCACAGTATTTATGACAACAGTGATTTAACAGCGTCAATTCTTTGATTTTCTTGTCTTCCAGGCATATTGCACAGGTTTCAATGTGTTCTTCGTGTTCCTTTTTTCGTTTCGGCATTTTTAACGACTTATTTGTGCTATTTATATGAGTATTTTACTCATCGCCCAGAGAACCCTCTCGGATTGACCGTCTTGATTTCTTTATTGAAAATATCAAGCATACTTGATTGACCTTCGATCAACTGGTTGATACATTGCTGTACAAATATGTCTCCATAGGCGTATAATTTACCTTCTTCAAAACGTCTGGTAAACTCCTCATACTTTGCCTGTTTTAAAAACCTACCAAATGGTATAGTTAGAGTAGCCCTCCCTACAAACGACCGATTATACATGTATTCTTCCAAGTATATAAATGGATACAGATACTCCATGCCTCCCTGCCGGCCTTCATCACCGATTAAATATTCGAACTTATTGTTAAAAATACGAAGCATCTCGCGGTTACTTTTGAAATATTCTATGTGCAGTCTTACATAAAGAATGCGTTTCACGTTGTTGTAATGCGTCAATTCTATGCGTTCCTCCCGAGCAAGAATCATAGGCCTATCCTCTTCAGTTGTTAATGTGTTAAAAAAAGCGGCCATCTGATCAACGTCAACCGGGCTATAGAATAACGCTCTAAATGCATCTTCCCGTCTGACATTCAAAACTTTGGCTATCACCGAGTCTTTTGCATGTAATAAATCATATATCACTATTGGATGACACGTAAACTCGGCTGGTGCGTTTTCATTATATGCACGACTTAAACGCTCGGTTTCTTGCTCAATTTCATTCTGTCTAATATCTTCTATCACCGCGGGGATTTTTTCCTTTATTAACTTTATAACTTGTTTTACTAAGAGTTCTGAGGAATCACATAGCTTCAAATACTTGCACATGTACCCTATCTTTGGTTCAAAAAAGTTGGTGATATCATACTCCATTTCGTTGATTCCAAATCTGTCGTCTGTATATGAATTATTAATATATTCTGTTATAAAGCGTGTTATTTCATCAATAATTACCTTTTCTTTCTCTGAACAATAACCAACTACTGTACACCTTTTACTTATTTTGTCTTGATATTCTGATAACCCCTCACCCCGCTTCTTGATCGACAGACGTTTATAAAATGATGCAATATCACCATGTCGCTGTGCTGCTATGAACGTTTCTACTTTTAGTGTTATAAGATCTACGTCGTCTTGTGTAGCGATTGATGAAGGAAGTACCATTAAAGGCGCACTCAGCACATACCTAAACGTCGATACGATATATTTAAATGCGTTATTTTCAACAATTCTTTGAAGTATACTTGACAGAGAACCTTCAAATACCGTCGGTAGCCATTCGGATAAATTATCAAACCAACTATTAAAATCACCACTTACATCGTATTCTCTACCTGTCGTCTTCTTTTTAGTATATAACCACTGCTGGAAGAAATAATTAATCCAACTGCGTTCGTAAAACAATGTTTCATTTAATAAATCATCTGCTGTTAAAGTTTCTTTTGATAAAGCATCTGCTTTGTACTGGTTTCCCGTTGATAATGCAGCAACTAAGTCTTGTATTGTGAGTATATCGTTGACATGTACTCCTAGGCCGGTTTCATCTAACTCCACTGGGGGGCGTCCGTCTATAATCGCATTAATGTCAACAGTAGGCAATGGTATGTCCATAAGTTCGAGTTCTGTTCCCCTCGTGGATTTATTAGCAGTTATTGTGACAGATGTATTCATCACGTTGTCCAAAAGTGACTGTTTTATATTAAACTCCAAATGTAAGTAAATTACACCAGGCTCACGGCTTGTATCTACTGTTGTATCCTCTTCGTCAGACATTCTTTCAGATTGCTGCATAGCCTCGAATCGCTGCATAGCATCGAGTATATCTGGGTCCAAAGAATTCCCATTTACACCAAGCTCCCGATGTTCCATAGCCCATTTTCGTAGCTCACTGCGTGAATACTCAGTAGGCCTTTCATCCGGTTGCTCTTGCATACCCTCCGCTGACAGTAGTTTCTTTTTTACGACAAATGTCCAGGGTAGTTCCGGCGCGTTAGAGTAATAATTATCTTCTAAATAATTTTGAAATTTAACACTATCCATATACTACAATATCAAGTACTTTTATACCATTAGAAATCAAATTGAGGTACGGACGCAATAGACGTCACCCCCTTGGTTTCCTTCTTTGGCATCCACACTACCAAGATGTCCTTGCCCAAATCGGCAGACGCACCATACTTGGCTTGGCCGTTTTCCATAAACCCCCAGTAGCGAATACTGACCGTTGGTACCACCAGCGATCCACTTGGTAAGTTTTGAATGTTAAACGGTTCGATGACGCCGTTGTTATAACGCCAAAATTGTGGTCGATTATCGTTGCCGTTGAAATCCGTTAACTTGCGTTTCAATTCAATGACATCCACTTCCGTGTCGTCTTCCTCAGATTTCGTACGTGTGCGCATATACGAAATATTGGCACCTGCTAAGAATTCATCCATCTCGCACTCGGTTAATTCTGGCCACAAGTTTTCATTGTAGGCATATTCCATACCAGAAAGACCCAACTCGCATAAACGATTCAAATCTTCTTGCTGGTGTGTTAAACCATTGCGCATTTCATATAGGCATTCATCTGGTATGCCTTTCTCCAATGCAAGTACAAAACGCGCCTTTTCTGGATCCGTCACGGCATACCGCCCGGTACCAGCATTCAAATTGCCATTTTCACCAAGCTGCGCATAGCGTACGCTAAACGGTCGCAGCGTTAAAAATGGTGTTTTGCGCTTATTGCTTGGTAACACCATCTTTGGCTTCCCACGGTTAGTAGTAAACGTGATATCCGAAGACAATGGTATTGGCTCTGGAAACAATTCCCTGTCGGTTTTTTCTTCCACCAAGCCGATTGATTTTGAAATTTGCGAATAGTCGCTTTCTTTCATCGTTTTCAGCATTTTCATGCGTTGAGATGTGAGTGTTTTCGTATTCTGGTTAATTTTAGGCATATTTGAGTTAATGAGTACGTATAATAACACATCTACCGAAATGACTGATCTTGACGGTATCGTTGAGTGCTATTTGCGAGGTGTAAGATTATCTCAGACAATAACCGACTCATTTGATTCATTTGTTGAAAAAATAAATCATCTCATCAGTACCTTGCGTCCAATACACTGTACACAGTATGGTGATGATATGCGTTTTATCAGGTGCAGTGTATCCAATGCTAAACTGATGCAACCACGTATGCTTGAAAAGGACACTACCTCGCGACCAATTCATCCACAAGAATGTCGGCTGCGTAACCTATCATATAGTGGTCCATTGTATGTCGATATTAGTGTAGAACGTTCCAATGGTGAGAACACCATCATACGCGATGTGTACATGGGCAGAGTACCAATTATGATTTATTCTAGTGAATGTCATGTAAAAGACCGCGTTGCATCAAAAGAATGTGTCAAAGACCTCGGTGGGTATTTCATCATTAACGGTTCTGAAAAGACTTTGATTGCTCAAAAGGGCCATGTATCAAACAGGATTGTCTCGTACAAGAGCAAGGTTAGCACCGCAGTGGCAGTGAAATCTGAACACAATTATCGCTTGTATGTAACTACTATTAAACATCAAGCCAAACGGCCGTTAACCGTTACCTTTCCACGCTTGGAAAATGAAATGCCACTCTTTACACTTGTCATAGCATTGGGTGTTACATATGAGGACTGTAAGTGCATATTTACGCCAGAGGAATTAGTATTCTTATCTCCTAGCTTGACCAACTTACCAACGGATATGGAAGAAGCTCGTCGTCGGATACATATCCGCCAAGTATATGATGTTGAGAAGAGCGAGGAGAAACGACTCGACATCGCATTGAATATCATGGTGTTGCCACATGTCGCAACGGATGGCTCACATTTAATCAAAGGTATTTACCTGTTATTGATGGTGAAAGAATTAATCGCCGTCGACACAGGCGCTATGCAACCAACAGATAGGGACTCGGTAATCAACCAACGGGTACATATGTCGTATACTTTGTTATCCAAACTATTCCTGCAGTTACTTATCCAATGGCGAGAACAGGTTAGTAAAGCATTACACATGGCATTATCACGTGGAAAGAATGTATCCGACAGAATGATTAACAATATCGTATCAGGCAATACGTCCATGACGGATGGACTATCATTTGCCTTAGCGACGGGCAATTGGAATACTGTCTACGTGGACAGGGGCAATTTAAAAGGCGTTGCACAAGCCTTGGAACGTGCCTCGTATGTAGCAACCGTTTCACAGTTGCGTAAGGTATCGTCGTCAGTAGATCCAGATATGAAGAATCCAACGCCACGATTCCTACCAGGTACGCACTATGGACGGTACTGTCCGGCGGAAACTCCTGAAGGGAGAACAGTAGGCTTGGAAACCACGTTGGCCATCAGCGCACACGTCTCATTGGAAACGTCTGCTGCGCCAATACTGGATATTATTAAACAGTATATTGACGAAATTACAACGCAGACCATTCATGTAGGCCATACGGTATTTGTCAACGGTGTGTACATTGGTAACACACAATTATCTGCACGGCTTTTACAGACAGTACGTGGCGCAAGACGCTCTGGACAATTTGCCAAGGATATTTCCATATCTCAAAATGATATCCTGCAGCAGATTCACATCTCGACTACCTTTGGCAGAGTCACACGGCCATTACTCATTGTTGAAAACGGACGTATCAAGGACATTACAAAGTCTTGGTACGAAATGATCAGCACGGGGGTCATCGAGTACCTTGATGCCGAGGAAGAGAATACTTGTTATGTAGCGTTCTTTCCAAAAGACATCACCATGGAACATACTCACTGTGAGATATCCAATACCTTTTTAAATGGAATCAATGCTGCGTGTATACCTTTCAGTGATCATAATCCAGCACCTCGCAATACGTTTGCTAGTGCCATGGGGAAACAGCCAATGGGTGTCTACAGCACTAGCTATCAACACCGTATGGATACAACGTCTAATGTGTTGTACTATCCGCAACGGCCACTGGTCACGACGAAAATTTACGACTTGATAGGCATGGATGAGTGTCCTAATGGTATGAACGCGATAGTTGCTATTATGCCATTCCATGGCTTCGGTCAAGAAGATAGCATTATTGTGAAGCAAGAGGCGTTGGACAGAGGTATGGGTAGGGCGGATAGGTACAAAACGATTAAGGACCACATTGGTGAAAATTCACGTGAAGTGACCGAGTTTAAGAAGCCTACGAAAAGAAAAAGAATTGGTACGTATGATAAGCTAGACGACGACGGCTTGGTACGTCCTGGTACACGCATTGATAATCGTGACTGTTTAATTGGCAAAGAAAAATTGCACAAGGCGACTACCGAACGTGAAGATGTTTCAACTTTAAGCAATACCAAAGCACGTGTCGTGTCTACAAGTATATACCAGGAAAAAGATGGCGCACGTGGGGTGAAAATTAAGACTCGTACTGTTCAGGTTCCGGTGATAGGTGACAAGTTCGCCTCTAGACATGGTCAAAAAGGCACCGTTGGCATGGTGTATAGTGAAGTAGACATGCCGTTTACCAGTGATGGTATTATACCAGATATTATACTTAATCCTTTGGCCATACCATCACGCATGACGATTGGTCATATGTTGGAAACCTTAACTGGTAAGGTGACTTCACTGAGTGGTAAGCGTTACGATGCCTCGCCTTTCTCTGGGTTAAGGGTGGAAGACATCGCTTTGGCTTTAAAAGAATGCGGATTTCAACCACATGGTAACGAGATGATGATGAATGGTATTACAGGTGAAATGATGAAGGCTAACATTTTCATCGGTCCTGTCTTTTACCAGCGTTTAAAGCATATGGTGGACTACAAACTGCATGCCAGGGGGCGTGGTTGTATTAATCAAAAGACCAGGCAACCAATCGCTGGACGTTCAGTGGGTGGTGCTTTAAGGGTGGGCGAAATGGAAAAGGATGCTATTGGAGCTCATGGATGTGCTGAAATCCTACAAGACAGGATGCTGCACTGTTCCGATGGACATACACGCAAGGTGGACGGCAAGGAAGTGACCATGCCATACGCTGCGAGCCTTTTATTCGACGAGCTGAGGAGCATGTGTATTGATACCAAGATTAAAATGTAACCTATATAAGTTATGCATATCTCTTAAAATGTTTAAAGAAGGTGACTTAATTGTAACCGCTAAAGGCGCTGGCGAGGTGGTAGGCATTGTGGACACTACTTTGGAGGTATACTTTATTGTACCGACGGTTAATAAGAAGATATTTGCATATGCAGAGGAATGGGAGGTTATTAATCAAACGGATGTCACGCTCCATGTGAAACGTCCTAAGAATAAATTCGACTATCCGAAATGTTACCGACAAATAGGCTTTAAAGCGTACACGGAAGATATGTTTGTGCCTATTGCTTATGAGGATGACGCTGACGTGTTAAACGAGTTGCCAACGGACTGCATCGAGACGGACGATGAAGAATACGAAGATATGAGTGATTTTATTCTGGATGACAAGGATGGTGAGCCATTTCGTCCGGCATCGCCTACAAATCCGTTTGTCATCGAGACACACCAGGCAGTCAATGCGTACAATAAGTGGGCACCAAGCAATTTGAAAGAACAGAGTGTCAAGAATTTTATCGATAATATGCAAGTAAAGTATTCCACAATGGACGACGATAGGCATTTTGAACGTGGAGAGACGGTTGATTACAACCATCCGCCTGAATCCAGGTAAACAGAAAAGGAAGGTATATATTGGGTCTTGTTTTATACAAATGAGTGAACAAAAACGCAGAAAGAGACGCGCAGCTACCAATGCAATTCGTGAAATCCGCCAGCAGCAAAAGGGTACTGATTTTATCATACCTGTCGCGCCATTCAATCGACTCGTCCAAGAAGTGGCTCAACAATATGTACCTGATTTACGATTTAAAGCAGACGCATACAATGCATTGCATACCGCGAGTGAAGACCATCTTGTCACCGTGTTTTCAAATGCAAACGCCGCAGCCATTCATTCCAAGCGCGAAACCGTGCAAGTGAGGGATCTTAAATTAAGTATGTAAATTTCTATCTTTAACCAAGTTCCATAGTTCGTAAACAGTATTTATTGTCATGTACTCGGCCGATGCTTCATGCATAAGCTGGCTTCTTGTCCAACGTGGATTTGTATGATGACACCCATGAATATTTAACCCACCTGCAAGAAAGCAGTAAAAATGGCTTTTTGGTAAAATATTCCAGGCGATTTCATGCGGATCTTTCGGCTTATCGTGGTCTAATGTTCGTATATCTGGATCTAATATATGTGTCGTCAACCCTAGGTAAGCAAATGAAAACAATGTTGTACACCATATTAATGGTATACAATACAATGGTAGACATAAAAGCGCGGCGACAAGTGGTACTTTACATATTTCACCGAGAAAGTATGTGTTTCGTTTTTGACATAATAAATAACGTATCTCGCCCAGTACGGAATCACCATCTAATATCATTGTATCTTCTGGACATCCTGGATTTGAATGATGCAATTGGTGTTCCTCTTGCCATACCGATCTCGGCATAAGTATACCATTCAAGCATACATATGATAGTACAGTATTTACCAACGGATAAGGACTAAATGAACCATGTATACAATCGTGGCCGATTGTTACCAACGCGAACAATGACCAGCCCAATGGAATAGAAGAAACTAGACACCAGGAAGTGTATGCATATGTTGAATAATACGACAATACGAATATAAAGATATAACCAATCAAATGGAAGTAATTTAGGAGATACATACATACCAATAAATCTCCTTTATAGAGTATAAATTGCACGATTTTACTTTTTAACATGAGATCGATTGTAATACCTAATGTTTTATTTAATAAGAAGGTCAAATTAAGCGATGGAAACGTATTAAAGATGATTTCTATCTTTTACAAACATCCATACTTGCTTCAAGAAGACATGTGGGAACGTTTGGACTACAACAATGAAACCTTCTTGGTAGATCCGGATACCTTGCATATCATGTCTGAACACGTTGCGGAATTAATCTACTTGGACCGTACCGACAAAATACAAAGCGTACGCATCACAACCGACTTGGAAGGCGAACCGTTGCAGAAACACTGGGATACGATACTTGAATACTGTGCGAAAGTACGGTACGATATTAATAAGTATAATCATATGATCGAACATCTTCAATCACCAAACGAACCGGATGAGAAGTGACATATAAATGCGCTATATCAATACACTAAATGGAAGAACAATATCCACAGTTATTAGAGCATTATATTCGCAAGTATACTCGTGTGATGCAACTTAAATCACTAGACGAACCGGATGGTGAGGATCTGCATAGTAGCGATCAATTGCTTGAAAATGTTCCGCAAGAGAGAGTGCAAATTCCTCAAGATAAATTAACTTTGGATTCAACGACTCATCAGGTGGCGGAGAAGCAGTAGGATTTGAATTCTGCATCTTTTCAGACATATTTTACGTATAAATACTTACTAAAATTATATTAAATGGAAGAACAGTACCTACACTTACTACGACACTTACTTATTTGCGAAGAACGTCCGACACGCAATGGAACCACCTTGAGCACCTTTGGGTACCAACTACGATGCAACTTACAAGAAGGCTTTCCGTTATTGACCACAAAAAAGATGTTCTTCCGTGGTATCGTAGAGGAATTGCGGTGGTTTTTGAATGGCGATACTAACGTACAGAACTTGCGTGACAAGAAGGTACACATATGGGACCATAACACCGAGTCGCGGGATTACGATGCTGGGCCAGTGTATGGATTTCAATGGCGACATTTTGGCGCCAAATACAAAACCTGTCATGATTCCTACGAAGGACAAGGCGTTGACCAAATCGCAACGGTTGTCGACTTGATTAAAAACAATCCAACTAGCAGACGCATACTTCTAAGCGCGTGGAATCCAAGCGATCAAGAACAAATGGCCTTGCCACCATGCCATGTGTCGTATCAATTTTATGTGCAGGATAATATGCTCTCATGCCAGTTATATCAACGGTCTAGTGACGCGTTCTTAGGGCTACCGTTTAACATAGCTAGCACGGCTCTACTGACACATATACTTGCTAAACACTGTGGTCTTCAGGTAGGAGACTTGATTATCGCCTTGGGTGATGTACATCTCTACACAGACCACGTGGACGCCGCTCAGAAACAATTAACACGGGTACCATACACCTTGCCATCTCTTGCTGTGGAGTTGGATGAATTAGACATCAAAGAGTATACACTAAGTAATTACCGCCATCATTCAAAACTCTCCGCGCCAATGTTATGAGACCATGACGTTGGTAAATATTAGAGCACCAAGGGTTAATTTAGCCGCGAGCGATAGTGTAATGTATACTATTTCCTTATACACCGGGTTGCATCTACCGGCAGTTTTAGTATTTACACACCAGTAACTATCCTTGCTTCCACAATTACAACAGTTTTCTAACCATCCAGCAAGACAGAAGAGTTCTGTGAGCTGTACAACCCCAAAGCTCATATACAAGCCCATCAGCGCGTAGACAATCACCCATACGAAATCAGGTGGTTGAACATTTTCTCCAGCATCAGTGGATGATATAAACGCACTTAGTATAAACCCGTAGGCAAATCCTACTTGAAGCCACCCTATAAAATGTAAGAGGAACTTAACTCCAATGGTATCTACATATTCAACAGCTAGTCCACATAACTGACAACAACATGTCAGTACGCCAATGGCTAGTAACAAATCCAAGTCGGTTACCCCGTTTAGAACCGCAATACATATTAACATAAAGGTTGCGCTTATAGCATATTCTATGAAACGTAGAGGGGTTTTACCGTCCCGAATAGTCTCCTCGTAATTTAAACATCCAGCGGCGGCTTGAAAAACACACGACAGCGCATGGAATATTATTATATACCATCCCAAGTCGATACCCCCACACGTGTCATCTTCTCGACATCCCATTGGAATACCATCCGTTTCAGGCACTATGCAATAGATACCATTACTGGTATTAAACCCCCTACCGCCTATCTTCCCACAGTCGCCTGCAGAAGTTAAATTTTCCCCCTTGTAATAACGAGGACCATCGCAATCAACACAAACCCATTTCAAAAATGACTGTGTATATGGGATGACTACGTTATCGCGGCCCAAGTAAGCAATAGTGTATCCCACTGTAGCTAGAAGGTGACAAAAAACGACAGCCCAATTATACCAGACAAAGCATGGCGTTTGTTTGGATGCGATTGTATCTGAGAAAATTAGTATCCTAAACCTCGTACGTCTGCCTACTTGGCGAATCATCTACCCAAACATACTGGTATATATATATGACTCTATATTGTTACATGTGGTTAGTACTGCTCTTTTACTTCTTATATGCCTGTGAAACGAATGTCGTATTCCACGTCGTAGCTGGTGTCGCGTTAATGGTATTTGGTCCAGATGTTAAAAGGTACCGGGTATCAAGTACCATTGGGCTCTTCTTCATGTTCAGTGGCTTTTACTTAAATCGTCATATCATGGACTTTGCGTTTCTGCCATGGTGGGTGATATGCATCATGGGCTTACGTCATAGAGAAGTGGTGGTCGTTGTCTTTGGTATTATACTTGGTATTTACTTGTACAATAAATCAGTACTGGAAGTCATTGGACATGTACTAATGAATATAGGTGCTATGTTTCATACGAGTCAAGTATCTATGCGGGAACATGGTGTTGTGCACATATTTCTCGGTTCATTAGTCTTCTTTTATCAATCCGATGCCTTTGGGTTGAATGAATGTTTGGCAATCGTAGGCGCTATGCTAGTCTGTGCATTTGATACTCCATTGGATTGGTTTTCATTGTCCATGGTCTTTTCAAAAGCATATGCATTACCGTTAGGCCTGTTACATGCAGGTACTTTGCAATGGCTCGAGTATTACCGCAACAATCATTACTTGCCTGTCCACCACAATTTCTTGTGGTTAGTACCAGTTAGTATTCTTGTGTTTTATTTCTTTACGTATAGCATAACGGAGCCAATTTTGGATATTTAACGGTCGAGAATAGTAGGCCTTGTGGCATTCTTTTAATAAATTATACCTGTACAGTACGTATTTCATTGTCCGCCATTGGTTACGAGTACATATCTCTTCTATTAAAGTAGATAGGTCGTTTGAACGTATCAAGCTCCGTAGATGAACGCTACGTTTCAAAGTTATTCGATCAAGTTTTTTTTGAAATCTTTGTTGCCAGAAGGATGTATTATCGAATATTTTCATGATTCTAGAGACCATTGTGCACTGTAACACGCTCATATCGTCTAGAAATTCCATTACGCGTTCTATGATAAACTCGTTATTCATCTTGCGTGACGTATATTCACGCCACAATAGTCTAAAATGACGCCGCTTTCGTTTTCATTGCATAATCCGAGTGAATTTTCAAAATTCTTGAAATATTTTCTAGCATTTGAGCCAACTTGTCGACTTATTTGTACTGAAAATGGAATACATATTCAATGCATGGATGGTGGTCATACGGCCATTACTGAAATCAAATTACCACCGGAATACTTTGTCGAATATTCCTGCGAAGGGACGCTAGACATTGGTATTCACATTGAAACAGTATACAACATCACAAAGAACGCAACCAAGGCCTTGAAACTAACGTCCGATGGAACCGCGTTGGACATTATGATTAACGAAGAATCGTTTGAAGCCAAGTATCAGGTACGTACCATTGACATCGATACAGATGTTATGAACATACCAGACATGGATGCGAATTACTTGGTAGACATACCATTGGACACGATTAAAAAGTGGAAAAAGTACATCCACGATTGTAAAAAGGCTAATACGACCTTTACGCCAGGCGATGTGCTTGTCATCTCTTCTGAAAACGACAACGGCCTAGCATCGCTGACCGAAAAAATCACAGGCGAATACGATGATGCAGATAGCCTGCAAATATCGGCAGGCAATATGGAACGCTTTTATGCAGGCATCCTATTCGGCAAACCATACACTATCAAGATGGTAAACGGAGCACCATTGGAATCCAACATCGTATTTGACAACGCTATACTGCGCTCACTCTTTGCACCTATGTTTACCGATGAAGAACTGGAACCGGCGCCGAAAAAACAACGTATATAAGTCACCTTCACGGTAGTTAAATGTCGGACGACGAGTTAGAAACACTCGTACACGAATCGCAAGAAACAGGTATTGAAATGGCTAACGAGGGTGAGATCAAGAAGGTATATAAACGCAACGGTATCCAGCTTGCCAAGCCGCCGAAATGCCAGAATCAATTCTGTAAGGCAGCGGTCATATCCATTGCTATCATAGTATTTATTGCCATGATGATTCAAATATGGTCCGACTATGGAGAGTATATAAAAACGCATACTTTTCCGCCTAAGGTGTACTCTATGAGCGCACAATGTCTTAGTGGGATGGAAACATGTATGACAAAGAATTACAATGCGCCGACCTGTGAGTGGGTAGGGAATAGTATCTCGTGTCAGATCGAAAAACCAAACAATCATATGATAGACACTTCCATACCATACGACAGTATTTCTTGGGATACTTCTCTGAACATCACCTTTCCAAAAGTGGAACACTGTCTACATCTTACCATTTGGAGTATATAAGGACTACTGTATATTATATATGTTGTTACTATACTAATAGAATATAGTTTAGAAGATTAACTCGGACATGCATTCTTCGCACGGTACGCCGCTTTGAGCTCTTGGGGCGTGAGGGCGGATGCTACTTGGGCGTAAGTGATATCCCACACCGCGCCCTCCAAAAGGTTATCCAAGCAGCCGCGTGGAAAGGATTGTACGACGGTTGTCGCGCTTGGAAACGCAGCGGGACCTATCGGTTTACACACTGGGACGGTCACTGAGGTTAACCCGGACGAAAGGAAGACATCGGATCCAATCGTTTCTAACGCGGTCGCGCCGCTGAAATCGACCGATTTCAAGGCGGTGGCATAGTAAAACGCATTTGTACCAATCGTTTTTAACGCGGTCGCATTACTGAAATCGACCGACGCTAAGAAATCGTTGCCGCTAAACGCAGAACCATCAATGGTTGTCACACTACTCGGGATCGTTACCGAGGTCAAGGCGGTATAGGAAAACGCAGCCCACTTAATCCATTCTAACGCGGTCGCGCCGCTGAAATCGACCGATTTCAAGGCGCCAGAGGAAAACGCATAAACACCAATGCTGGTTACGCTACTCGGAATGGTCACCGAGGTGAAGACGGTCTGCTGAAACGCATAATCACCAATCGTTTTTAACGCGGTCGCGCCGCTGAAATCGACCGAGGTCAAGGCGGTGGCAGAGTAAAACGCCTTATAACCAATCAACGTTATGTCATCGGATATCTCGATGGATTTGAGTGTACTGCACTGGTAAAAGCCAGAGGTAATATAGTCAGCGTAGCCGGGGATCTTTCCAATCGTTGTCAAACCAGCGTCTTTCAGTTTTTGAGCACTCACATGTCCACTGGCATCGGGTGGCACTATACATGAGCTGTGTGCATGTTGTAGTAAAATGAGGAAGACTACTAGACGGAGCATTTTAGTGTACGTCTCGTCTGCTTATATACTAATAGAATATAGTTTTGTGTAACATGTGACGGTAAAAAGTACCTTCCGCGATAAATGTTCCTGTTCATAGTTTGAATGTTTCATACGGTGCTTGTACCTTGTGTGCTAAGAACTGTTGTGCCCAGAAGACTGTAAATAGCATAGTCATGGCTATATCGTCGCACATTCCTGGCTTTACTTTACCACTGTAAATGAGCTTGGCGATGTCCCATGGCTGTGCTGGTTGCAATACGTTCTTCTGAAACTGGAGGAGTTGTTTCTTAAACTCTTTCTTCACCTTATCAACACGCGTGTTGGCATCTGCATAAGGATTTGCACATATCATATTCTCCATGAAATGTATTGCACCCATATTAAAATACGTAATTAATGCTTCTGTATACTTAATCTTACGGTCATGTGTAGTCACTACCCCTGCCTTACCTTTCTCGTATAATGTCCAGCATCTTCTTTCGTCCTTAACCATATGTGCCATGTGAGAGGACTCCTGCCCTAAATTGCTTTCGAAAAAGTTAATTATCCAGGCGTTCTTCAACATCGGATGTCCTCGCAAGGCATGTATATGGTCTAACAGTAAACGTTCTATCATCTCGTGGTTTTTTACATTATGCGTCTCCATGCCACATATGATAATATTATTGTCTTGCATTGCGATGCTCGTTATGGCCATCTCGCTACTACCCCCGCCATTCGGATCTACGCCCAGAAATATGTACCTAATATTAGGTGTAATGTGTCTACATGGCCTACGCATAAACTCTTCGACTAGCTTTTGACTAAACACAGACGCAGCATCATTCGTAATCTGTCCCATACTCTCCCTAGCTAACATGTCCTTTCTATCACCATAAATAGCCTTCACCATTTCAAATTTACCACGGCTTTTCCAAGGTGGTGTGATGTCTGCCATATGCGTACATTCGTCAGGTTTACCTTCCTTTTGGCACTTGGCACATGATAAACCCACGCGCAATGTATTGAACAAGGGCTTATTCTGAGCGTCTTTTAAAGTAAACATCTCCGAGTAGAAATTTAACGAGTCTAATGGTGTTGAAATGGCTATTAGAGCAGTGGTTTCTAGTTCTAATAGAGGAACAATAACTTCGAAGAATACATCCATGCTCATAAATGCAGCTTCCTCCATGTACACGACATCACCACCACACCCTCTCAGAGTTTTAGCGCATGATGGATATGAATGTATTTTCCTTACATCTAGAGGCGAATCTCCGCTTACTACCATCGTCTCTTGGTTGCATTTAAGTACACGTGGTGCATGTTCGCCTGCTAAGACCATGTCTCGAATTAATTCTAGAAGCTTCTGACTGGCACGTCTGCCAGTACTAAAGATACACTGCTCGCTCCTAGGTACAGATAATGAATAAGCTGCAACAAACATTGCTACGCTTGTAGTTTTCCCAAAGCGTCGAGGTGTTAGACATAATACCTGCTGCTGTAAAGAGTCAAAGTTGTTAAGCTTCATGATGCGGTTCATATCGACATCTGCATCGTCTCTATACAAATGCAAGCAAACAGCCTGTAGAAAGTTCCTATGAAACAGTTTCTGCATTTTCGAGCGCTCCCAACCAGCATAGGTGTCAGGTATGTAGTCTAATAGGCGCTTGATCGTGTACATACGCTTATCACCTAGTGCAGATTTTTTCTCTTTACAGGTATTTAGCATGGACGTCATGTGAGACTTCATTTGACGTGTGTTCAGCTCTTCCAATGTTTCCTCTTCATAGACTTCATATGCTGTAATGAACATTTTACGGTAGTTAATAGGTATGCAAGCATCTCGCTTGCGTTTAGGCATATAATAGATTTAGTTACATTTAAATACGTATGTTTTTATATCTTTTACCATGTATCTCATTACCTGAGCAGATCTGTATGAACCCTACTATGTATATGATCATAGCTGCGGAGAAACACAAGGCCGCCATGGTCTTGTATCCCCATAATATGCAGACGACTGCTAGGCATAAAAATGCCAAGTAGAGTATGCCTTGTACCTTTTTCGTACGGAACGCATTGTGATTGAACCTTTCAATATCTACAAAGTACGGAATTGCACTCCATCCGAATAACGACCAAAAGACCAGGTCGCGTTTCATTTAGAAGATAGACAGTGTATAAATACACCCATGTCATTACTAAATGTGTGGTATTTTATGTTGTTTCTACAGTAATCGACCAGTGGATTTTAGAGAACGTCTTTCACTACTAACACCACGTGGACCGGATGAAATGAATGTCACTGAAACAGACAACTGTATGATGGGCCATACATTACTCAGCGTTGTTGGTAGAGGGTCACAGCCTATTGTCCACGATGGCTTCATCCATGTACATAACGGAGAGTTTTATGATACTGAACAAAGCAATGACTCGTATGAACTTACTAAGATGACACCAGGTAATGCATCGGACTTTGGACGTATGGTAAACGGCATATTCGCATACTGTTCCTACGATATCCTCAATAAGAGACTGTATGTGGCGCGGGATCCCGTAGGGGTCATTCCACTGTATATTGCGGTATCACGTGACCAAGTATGGCTATCCAGTGAATTGAAAGCGCTCTACGGGCTCAATGCCACTGTTTTCCTGCCAAATGTACTTGCCGAGTATGAGTTGGATGGCAATGCCAAGTATCGATACATATTGCCTGCATATACTAAGACGCCTACATTAAATAAGAATGAGATTTACGACTTGATGAAAGCTTCCGTACAGAAACGTTTGCGTTGCGATGTACCATGGGCATGTTTGTTATCAGGTGGCTTGGATTCCAGCATTGTAGCTGCTTTAGCATCTATTTGTCAGCGACCAGAAGGATATCCAGTATTACATACCTACAGCATCGGCTTGGAAGATTCGCCTGACTTGAAGTATGCGCGTCAGGTAGCTCGGCATATCAAGTCGATACATCATGAGATACATTACACGGTAGAGGAAGGCATTGGTGCTATACGTGACGTAATATACGCGTTGGAGACGTATGATGTGACTACGATAAGAGCAGGAGTGCCTATGTATCTCCTCGCTAAACAAATGCGTGGTGTCCGTATGGTACTCAGCGGGGAAGGTGCCGATGAATTATTCAGCGGCTACCTTTACAATCATTTTGCGCCATCTGCTGAGGAGATACATGCTGAATGCATACGTAAGATGGAACATTTGCACCTATATGACTGTTTAAGAGCTAATAAGGCAATGGCAGCTAATGCTGTAGAATGTAGAGTACCGTTTTTAGATAGGGATGTGGTGTACCATGCTATGAACTTGGATCCATTGTATAAGATGTCAAGTACTCATCCAGGTGGCAAGCGGTTGGAGAAATGGTACTTAAGAGAGGCCTTTAAAGAGTTGTTACCGGAGGATGTTATTAGTCGACAGAAAGAGCAGTTCTCAGATGGTGTGGGGTCACGTTGGATAGACTCGTTAAAAGTGCATGCAGAGAAACAAGTGACTAATAAAGAGATGGAAAATCATACCTTTCATTTTCAACCGCCAAAGACGAAGGAAGCATTTTATTACCGTATGATTGCGCATGAATTGTTTGGCGAAAACAATGCTATGCATTACACTGATGAAACCGTCGCGTGTTCATCCACCACAGCTGCTAAATGGGCCAATGTTTCAAATGATCCATCCGGTGAATTATGTAAGAAGCGTATTGCAGACACGCGAGTCTGAATATGGAAAAGTATAACTAGGATTACTTAGACACCAGCATGTACCAGTAGATGCCCAACATTGACGTGCTAGTAATTGCCCAGAGGCGTCGTATTGTGGTATGTACTCGCCAAGTAGGCCGAGTAATAGAAATAAAAGCATTTAGTACTAAGTATAGATTTATTTATAGTTAAAATCGTAGTTTATTAAATTTTTCGTGTAGTTCTTTTTTTCGTTTTCCTCCTACCTTTCCTCCTACCATGGTTGACCGCGGTTTTTTCTTTAAGTCAGATTGTTCTCCACGACGTTGTTCGCGTCCTTTTTTTGTCTCTGCCTCAAACTGCAGCGTCTTACGGTTCTTATAATCTGTTATTAAACGTGCAATCTCGTCTCTTTCCATCTTCATAGCCATTTCTAATGGTGTATCGCCTTCTTTATTCGTTAGACTAATATCGATTCTATCATCACTGAGAAGATGTCTGACGTTGTCGTGTTTGTCGTATATTACTGCCCAGTGCAATGCGGTGAAGCCATTATGGCCCCGAGCATTCACAGTAATATTCGGATGGTTCAACAACCAAATCGTTATATCATTAAAGCTGCGTGCTGCTATCATCAATGCTGTTGAAGGTTGAAAGGTGGTGCGTTCATTCACATCATTAATTCTGCGTAAAATTGCGTTGAATATTTTTTCCGTGACTGTATCACTTGATGTTGCAAAATTGGCAAAAAGATGAAGTGCATTGTATCCATCACCATCTTTAGCGTTGGGATCGGCACCTGTGTTTAAATGTTTCAATGCCAGACTAAAGAAATTGGGGTCATCAAGAGAGTCTAACAATTTCGTATTTTGCTCGTTTTGATAGCGTACGCAGTGGGCTTTACCCATATCATCAGCACGTTCGAACGCTGTGAAGCCTGCACTGTTTCTAATTCTCAAGTCGATATAGTCTTCCTCGCAAAGTTGTTTAAGGAGTTCATGGTTTACCACTGCGTAATGCAATACTGTATTTTCAGCGTCATCCTGTATATTGAATTGGATATCACCGCGACTTAGTAAGGCGTTCATAGTATCTTGTATATATTTGGGCACACTCTCTCTTAACCCTGGGGTTAGCATAAGCAAATGCATTGCTGTCATACCATTCTTATCTTGTGCGTTTACAAGCGATGTACTTAGGATTCGTCTGAATGTTGGTGCCCCTAAAAAATAACAATTTTCTACCGCCACATGAAGTGCATTTTTTCCGTCGATCATCATGGTCACATCAGCACCACAGTCTAACGCTTTCATGTCTTCATCCATATCAAGATCAGATTGTACTCTCCTTAAACGTGTGGGTATATCACCATCCTGAAGTTTCACCCACCCATTCCATGATAGACTGCTAAGCCGTTCCAAATCTGACCCACTCTGTACTTCCTCTGTCAGTTTCATTTCAATCTTACTGAGGCGTTCGGGAACTGTTAAACGCAAAGCATCATGCAATTTGTGAGTCGCATACTCTATTAAGACTTCTATGACGTTAGCATTTTTGGTTCTTCTAGCATGATCCAATGCGGTCTTATTTTCAAAGTCTAGCGCGTATACATTGATATCAGGATGTCTTAATAAGACTTTTATGACGTTAGCATTTGTGTTCATTGCAGCATGATGCAATGCGGTCTTCTTTTCAAAGTCTACATAGTTCCTGATAGTTCCAAATGCATTGCTTCCTACTAAGACTTCTATGACGCTTGCATTTGTGTTCATTGCAGCATGATGCAATGGGGTCTTCTTTTGAAAGTCTAGCGCGTTGAAAATGATATCAGGACGTCTTAATAAGACTTCTATGACGCTTGCATTTGTGTTCATTGCAGCATGATGTAATGCGGTCTTCTTTTGAAAGTCTATCGCGTTGACAATGATATCAGGATGTCTTAATAAGACTTTTATGACGTTAGCATTTGTGTTCATTGCAGCATGATGCACTGCGGTCTTATTTTGAAAGTCTTGCCCGTTGACATTGATATCAGGATGCACCAATAGTGCGTTTATGACGCTTGCATTTGTGTTCATTGCAGCATGATGCAATGCGGTCCTACTTTCAACGTCTTCCGCGTTGACATTGATATCAGGATGATTCAATAGTGCTTGTATGACTTCTACATTCTTTTTGCTTCGCGTGCCGACATGGATATCAGGATGATTCCATAGTGCTTGTATGACTTCTACATTCTTTTCCATTGTTGCAAGATGCAGCGCGGTCAAAACCGCGTCATCGTCCTCACTATGTTCCATTACTGACACGTTCACGTTATTAATTTTGCTGATAATTTGGGTTATAATTTCATTAGTGCGTGGATATAATGCGACGATATGAAGTGCGTTAAGATACATATATCGGGCATTCACGTCAGCAGCCATATTGACACGGTCTGATATTTTTACTCCGTTTAATAATAATAATGATATTTCATCGTCACCTTGTTTAATTGCGTCGTGTAACCGCCGGTTTAATCTGTCTTGTGTTATCTCGGAATTCGCTGTTGCGACAGATCTTCTAATCATTTCGTTTACCATAGTTCGTACTTCTGGTATGTAGGGATTTACACTTGATCTAATCTCTAAGGCATCGTCTCTGGTCATTTCCGTCGTAATACGATTGTCTGACCAATCCATCGTCCATCCATCCATGGCTATCACATCATCACGTATTAAACCCCACTCGTAGTCTGCTAATTCGTTCAATTTACCACCTTCTCTTAATGCGGTTATTAATTTGGTATTACTTGTTGCCACTGCATCTATATACAAATCATCTACCATCTGTTGAGTAATTTGTCTGTAAACTTGTAACCACTGGGGGTTTATCCCCGCGTACATGACGGCCTTCTTTAAGTCTGTACTTTTAATGTTGTCACTCCGCGTTTTCATTAAGGTATTATACTCTGCTAGTCTCTCCCGATTAATGCGTACAGCGAAATCAGTATTTTCTTTCTTTTCTTGGTCTGTTTCAAGTTGTTTCTCTTTACTGACTTTTCTTCTAGTAAACCAATAATGGGGAAGCTTTTTTATACCGTCGCCCTTCCCATCTTCGGCTTCTGTGAGTGGTTCCTCGTCAAGTGTTCCTTTGAAAGACGGTTGTCCTAAGGCGTGTAGCATGTCATCATCGTTTGTAACAAATGCTATAATGTATGCTTTGAGAATGTCATCGAAAGTTTCTTTAATAAAATCATCCATTTCTGCGTCCTCTTCCGTTACCTCGCGTTGGAGATAAGTATGTGTGGTATGTATCTCATGGTTCCTAGGGGGGGGAAGGGGACGTGGTGCCTCCATATTACCATCTGCATCGACCCTATATATACTTCTTAGAAACTGTTTAATGAGTGTGTACGACGATCACGATGTTATTGAGGCACAAAGAATGTCCTCAGACTTTCTCTACAGAGTATTCCTTTCAAAAAACACCACTGAATTGGATACATTTAATAAAAAGATACGAGAACGTATGCTATCTACTTATACCGTATCTAAACGTTTTCAAACATTGACGGAGCGTGTAGTAACGGATACGCATATTTCAACCAGGAATTCAAAACAGGCATTCTTGTTGTTTGTAGGCTTTTATTTGAATCCGGATATAGTGGAAGAGCTCATCGCAACGGCGCAAGTGAATCCGCAACGGATGAAAATGTTTTACGAAAAGCATTTACCAGGATTGTGTGAACAACTACTTGATAGTTCGTTTTCGTGTCTACAAGAATTTGTTGAAAGGTGCAGAACGGTATTCTTTAGTCTGTAAAGTCATCACTAGAATCTCCACCTGACCATTCACTCTCTTCACTAAAATCCATTAAACTAGCATGCAACTCTTCCCAGTTGTTTTCTTCTTTCATAATGTGCTTCCATGGTAGGTTATCACAGCCCACCGAGTAGACTGGAACGTTAAACGTACGCTTGTTATACTCGCATGGTATCTGGTAAATGTGAAAGGTTTCCTTTTGATTGCAAAAGGTCATGTCGAAATTCTTTTGATACCATGCTGTCCGTTGAAAAAAACATGCTTCCATGTTGGTAATGTCCTTACATATCTTTACTTCTGGTGCTATTAAATTATTGTTCTTGAAGTAGATTTTTGTCATAGTCATGGTACCATGTACATGTCCTTCAAATGCGTCCGTTAATTCAACTCCACCACATGTTTCAATACCTTCCGTATTCAATGCTGTGTAGTACTTTTCATCGTCGTCACCAGTGGCCTGTTTTAACCAACTCTTTTGTAAAAATACCGTTAAACGGTTTTTCCAGGCGGTATTCAATGCTATGACTATAGTAAAGAATTCGTCGCGTCCAGAACTTTTTTCATAATAAATATTTTTCACATCCAGTACAGCACCATCGAGTACATGGTTATTCTCTACACGCTCGAACACTAACTCCTTGGACTTCACGTTGGTACACCGTACTTTCATTTACTACCCTCCGACACCACTTTTATACCTCGTTGTTTTGTACAACCAGTGTCCTCAAAACGTTTTATTTTGCATTCCAATTCTTTTAACATCATGAATTACAGCTCTCAAGCCACGCGTAACCGATATAATGCTATCAAGCATAGTGCTATATTGACACAGCGTGCTGTACGCCAACAGCATGCTTTAAAAAGGCGTGCGCGTAAGAAGGAAGCACTATTGGCCGAACGAATGGCCAGGAAACAACGTAAAATGGCCTTGAAAACCGCCAAACAAGCCTTGGCTGCGAAACGCAAGGCAGTCTACCTTCGTGTAAAAATGCATGACAAGCTTAAGGGACGTGTACTACCGGCGCCTATTTTGCACAAGCGTGCAGCATTGGAAGTGGACTGCACGCAAGATGAATACCTTGACTGTCTGACGATGCTTCGTGACCATCTATTGACCAAATTGTCCAAGGACTATACCAGGCGACAAGCACGGGAAGCATTGGTCGCTGGGCGTTCAGAAGGCCGCATACCTTCCAAGGGGTCCTTGACAGATGTCATGCACTTTGTCGACAACATTTGAAATCACTATATAGGGCACACGGTTGTGAAGTATATCATGCCGCGGATGTTAGCACTGTCCTGTGGGGGTGACAGAGCGTGTATTTTAGTAGGTATGGTACATGCTATATTTGAAGATGTAAAGGAAGACAGTGCAGATTACGACAATGTAAAGTACGATAAAATATCTGGTATTTCTGCAGGGGCATTAGTAGGTGCTATGGTGGCACAAATGACCAAGGATAACGTTACATACATACTAGATCAGTGTAAGAACATCTTTGAAAGCAATACATTTCATGTTGTAGAGCCCTGGATATGTGGAGGTACTATTATTAATGTACTATATGCAATTGGATGGTGTGAAAGTTTATTTAATAATACTGCTCTCAAAGAGTTGCTTGATACACACTACACGCAGAAACCAACGATGGAATTCACGGTAGGGGCACTTAATACTAACGATAAAACGTACAAAACCTTCCATAAAGAACATTCTAGCTTTAAAGACTGTATATTGGCTAGTGCGTCTGTACCGGTTGTGTTTCCAAGTGTACTTATAGACGGGGAAAAATACGAAGACGGCGGCATGGGGCATATTATACCTATACCGGAGATTCAGAAATTCATACAGGACAATGAAGGAGAACATATAAAAATAGACGTACTATGTTGTTATCCTATACATGATTGCGCTGCGTTTTTTGGCGTGACAGTTATTCAAACATCCTATGCTCTTATACGCAAGTTAAGCGAAACAGTCGCAGAGACACAGTGGCACGAGTTGATAAAAGACTTGATTACTCTCTCAAAATTAGAGTCTGATACTGTTACAATACGTATTATTCATCCTAAAGGAGGAACCTATAGTACGTTTATGTCTGTTGATAAAAGCTTATGCGAGCAGATGTTTGAAGAAGGAAAAAAGGCAGTGAAACAGTCTACAGTAGAAAATCCAGTATTAAAACCTACGCTTACGTTTTAATGATAGAACTTGTTATACTATTCTTGATTACTTTATTATACATATGTGTTAACACCTGTATGAAGGATGGGTCTATGCCTGACGTACCGGACATAGTTACAGTTGATGCTGAAGAAATGGAACCAGAAGACACCGTAGAAGGTACATTGAAAATTACCATCGATCAAATGATAGACGCCTGATCTACCATGTCTTCCAAAATATCACATAGTAACTCCACCTTAGCATCGAGCTTCTTTATCAGTTCTATTAGTACTTGAATATCGTCCATCGTATACAACCCATTGGCCTTTTATAGAGGTGTTACACGGTTCTCGCGGTAGATATAATGTACTGTCCGTCGAAGTATGTCCAAAGTATACGATACTACTAGGAAAAAAACCACACCTAAGATTATCGATGCGATCATTTGTAAGTCGAAGAAGGCTATTTATACTCACACACTTAGCATGGAGATAGCAAGGAACGTAGTCGATTGTATTCGCCTGTAGCCGAATACTAGTGTAGCAGGTTTGTTGTGTTCATATATTTTGCAAAAATCGTGTTTTTTTTGTGTTTTAAAAAAATTTTTTTTTTCAGACAGGGCCTCTCGAAAAAAAAAATTTTTTCAGAAAGAAAAAAAAACACGATTTTTGCAAAATATATGAACACAGCAATTATACTACACCAGTATTCGCGGGTATGGACATATAACGGACTACGTTCCTTGCTATCTCCATGCTAGATGTCATGTTACTCTGCCAATATGTACTATATATATACACGGTATCTAAATAGGAATGGCTGAAGATCAAGGAGATCATGTTCTGATGATAGTGCATGGGTTTGACAGAAGGGAGAATGTCCACCTGATAAGTATAGGTGTTCACGCGGGAGATAACGAAAGCGCCGAACGTATGGGTAAAAATGTTTTCAACGGTAATATAGATAATGTTAATTCATACCCAGGGGATGATTCCGTTATCTTAATATTTTATAAGAAATCACACTATCCGCTCGGTAATGTACGAGATCTCGTTGATGAAGACGGATTCACTGCAGAAGGACTCACTTTATCACAAGCCGTGGAGCAAGCCGTGGAGGACGAGAGCATGACTGCATGTACGTACGTCTTTCAACACGATGAAAATTATTCAAACCAACTCTCCACATTCGATGCGAACTTTATAGTAGGAGTGTCTGAAAGTGGTACGTCTATAACGTCCGAAATAGAAGAATTACTAACCCTAACCCTAACGCCAATAGACGGGCCAGGATTTTTTTTCCAAGCGCAAAAAGATGTAGTAATAAGAAGACGCGAAGCGGTACAACGTAAAGTAGTAAAAAGCCTACGCCTATGAGTATAAATAAAAAGATATATAAACTATGATAGTGATATTTATTATGGCCTTTGCCTTTGTGGCGCTGTTTGGCGTCTGCTCAATTCATAGTGTGCAATACCGTTCATAAAGTACACCTTTGCCTTATTCTTGTCGAAACATTTCTTGTACCTCTCGTACTCTTCGTCCTGTAGGTGGTCCCCTTCAAATGATACTATATCTTTAAAACATTTGCAAAAGTAAGGATTGCAACGTACTATGCACACCTTTTTCAAGGACTGTTGCAACTGACAGAACACCATTTGTCGGACTTTATCAGGTATTTATACACTTAAATCACTGTAATAATGAGCGTGGCCTTTTTTAATGCGAGAAAACGTGCAAAGCGTAATCCAATTGCTTCGTTTCAACTAAAAGGCGAGTCCGTTTTACTCTTTCGTTTAAAAAACAAGAGTTCACCAGTGTTTAACGAGTACCGTGTTGGACGTAAATATGAAGTGGATATTGACAAGCTACAGCCTGTATTGGACTTATGCAGGACGCATGGATATGAAGTGGAATGTCTACCAGACGAGGTGGAAAAGGCGCTGACATTTAATATCAACATACCATTCGATGAAACATTCTGTGAGAGTGCCTTGTACAAGACCATGTTTGAATACCAGCGTGAAGGTGTGCGTGCGGTAGTCTGTAAGTTTAACGGACGCTGCTTAATTGGTGATGAGATGGGTTTAGGAAAAACATTACAGGCCATTAGTGTATGTCAATACTACAAGCACACGCGTGTCTTGGTGATATGTCCAGCGTATCTACGCTATACCTGGAAACATGAGATAAATAAATGGTTGGAGACTACCGTATCAGTTGTCAACAATGGGAAGGACCCATTGGGGAAAGGGTACTTAATCATTTCCTATGAATTAGCCACAAAACGTGTGGACGAGTTAAAAGCGTTATCCTTTGAAATTGTGGTGTGTGATGAGAGCCATTATTTGAAAGGGCATCTTACGAAGCGTACTAAGAAATTAACACCTTTGATAAAAAATATTCGACATGCACTTCTCCTCACGGGCACACCAGCGTTAAATCGTCCATGTGAGATATTTCCACAAGCGCATATCTTACGCAGTGAATACTTTAAGAAGTGGAAACCGTTTACCGTACGGTACTGTAATGGTCAGATGTCACCACTGGGGTTCTATGACTTCTCGGGGTCTTCGAATAAGGAGGAATTAACATGGCTATTACGCAAGACGGTTATGATACGACGTAATAAGCGCGACGTCTTAACCGAGTTACCTGCCAAGTGCCGTTCTGAAGTCTACGTGCCAATACCAAGAGCTAAGTTGAAAAAGATGGATCCATTGTTTGAGGAATGGAAGCAGCTTAATGCGGACATACCTAACATGGTACCATGTTCAGAAGAGGTTCAAAAGGCAGCTTTTCGTCGTAAATGTCTGGTCAATGAACTCTTTCACTTAACGTCCAAGGCGAAGAGCGATACTGTGAGGACCATTGTGCGTAATATGGTTGACCAAGGGTTGAAATTCATTGTCTTTTGTTACCATATGCAGATGATGGACGATATTTGTGAGGTATTGGACGTACCTTATATTCGCATCGACGGCAGCACTAAGAACCGTCAAGACCTTGTGAATCAATTCCAAACAGGTGATAAGCAAGTCGCTGTCTTGAGCCTCTTGGCAGCTAGCACGGGGATTACCTTGACCGCTGCTAACTTGGTACTGTTCGCCGAGTTATATTACGTACCAGGTACAATATTACAGGCAGAAGATAGGGTACACAGGGTAGGACAGACAAAGACCTGTGATATACGATATATCATAGGTGAAGGCTCACTGGACGATTACCTCTTTAAGATGCTCTATAGTAAATTGGAGACATTGGATACGGTACTGGATGGTAGGTCGGATAGGACGTTTAAAGGTGAAGAAATATATCTTAATATACAGTAATATGATTGTTATACAATGCTCCTTGACGCTCGTTCATTAACATGTACTCTAACGACTTAATTTTCGTCAGCAAGCTTTCAATAATGTGTTCCATTTGCATGATCTGTTGATCTTTTTCATGCATAAGATTTGTCTCACGGAATCGTTTATTTGCCGAGTATTCTTCCTCGCGTTTGCGTTTGACGGTAGTTTCTTTCAAACGCTTGCGTGCTAGATGATCTTCTTCCAATTTGCGCTTCATGGTAGACATTCGATGCCTTTTATACACCTGGTATCCAATGGGACGACAAACTAAAGGCAATGGAGGAGGCGTTACCTTCTTTGATATCAAACTCGTGTATGATATAATCACGTACAAAGGTAGTGACTGGTATTCCAATGCAAGTGTCAGTGTATGCGTTCACCAGTACAATAATTAACTGTTCTACGCTTCGAATCCCTGCTTCTAGAATCTTTCGTTCACAAGATGGTCCCAACCACTTGACAGCTTGTAATGGTGTGCTGTACGATGTGTACGCTAGTCCTTTTACTGTATCGAGGCCAATACGTTGCAGAATATTTGCCACGGCGATAGCGTCTGGTAACGCGGTATGCTGGTTAATAATGTCCCTTTGAAAAAGATGCATATGCAAATCTCGCAACGAATAGGATGATAACTTTGGAAGTACTTGTCTTGCGTAAATCAGCGAATCAAAAAAGAACCAGTTTAAAGGCATTTTAATCCCATGTCGTTTGGTTTCAATTTCAAGCATTGGTTTGTCGGCACGAAATGCATTATGTGCGATAAGTATCGCCCGGTGGCCTACAAAGTTAAGAACTTGCAACCATGCTTTTTTGAAAGGCAGTGCATGTCTTTCAGTCAAGTATTCGTCCGTCACTTCTTTGAATTCTGGTGTAAATGGTTTTGGTATTGTATCTACATCTGGACGTATGGACAATTCAAGCGTGTTCCCTGTGTCGATATGCACAATACCAATGTCCCAGATGTAGCACTCTTTTAAGTCAGTGGTGTGTCCGACATATTCTAAATCGATTGCATATGCATTTGTGCCGATATGATGTATGTATGTTCCCATTATAAGTTAATTCAACGTGTATATATACACGAATATTGCCACAAATGAATCGCAACCAGATGAAAAAGCCAAAGAAAAACAAATTAGACGTCAGGGCGCTTGAGAAAGAATGTGGCAAGGAAAAAATCGACATTCCATCGTACCGTATAGTAAATGTGGTGAGTACCTTCTGGTTGGGTGTATCGGAATTGGATTTGAAAAAACTAGCGCAACGTCATCGTTTCTTTGAATTCAATCCTCAAACATTTGCCGCGTCTACCATGCGTACTAAGAATCCACGAACCACGTGCTTAGCATTTGCGAGTGGTAATATGGTGGTTACTGGCGCGCGTAACGAACTGGAATCACGACTGGCTGCGCGTAAATATTGCCGTATTATGCAAAACATCAAGGTGCCTTGTATGTTCAAGTCGTTTCGTATTCAGAATATTGTGGCCTCCGTGAACGTGGGGTTCAATATAAAATTACAAGACATGGCCAATGATTTCGGGCCATATACTACATACGATGCTGACTTGTTTCCTGGCTTGATATTCCGATGCATTGAACCAAAGGTAGTCTTCTTGATATTCCGTAGTGGAAAAATTGTCATCACAGGTGCCAGAGAACGTGCACAAATAACATGGACGTACAATACTTTGTACAAGTCGATTATTATGAAGTATCGGGATTTTGAAGGGTCTACTTCGTCATCTAGCGCTTATCGTAATGAAATACGTGAACAACGACGCAGACAAGGTGTCGAGTATTAATCAACGTGTTCATGTGGTAATGAATAGTACTTCATCATTTGAAACTGACGATCAGCACGTGCTTGATAAGAGCATGTGCCAAATAATACCCATGTTAATATACACGCAGATACTACTATTTTTACATCCAACCAACTCGTTTGCCACCATAATAACTCTTCTACCGTATCAAATAACGCACGAACAATAGGATACATCATACGTATACCCGCTGCTTTCACGCACAAGTTAAATTCCCCTAGTTGTGCACGTAATGTGTTATTTCTACAAGTAGGTGAATCTAAGAATAAATTAGCTTGATGGTATTCAGTCGCACGTACTATGTAATGATTATAGTAGTTATTAAATATCGTCAACGTCCAACAGGCGGACAGGAGCATGATCCCGCTTGAGATGTATGCGACAATTGGTTTCATTTGAATACGAATGATTCGTATTTATACCTCTGGAAACTCTGGCATGACAACATTCAAATCCGCATCGTATTCCGGTATGTCTGCCATCTTGTCTGCCATTTCTGTGTTTTGATTTCGTTTTTCAAGGTACGCAACAAGCATATTGCGTCCTAGTTCCGCACGAATACCATACTTGGTGTCGGTATTGTAGGCGATTAATTCTACCATACAGCGTACTGGCGTGTTGCGGTAAAACCCATTCTTTGAAGGCAATTCGTCCGTCACGTCCACAATTTCACCGTGGCGTTTCATCCAGACAGTTGGCCGGTTAACGGTCATGACGCCTCCAAACCGTTTTTGATACTTGGTGGAAAAGGTTAACATGTCCACATCTTCGCCATCCGTATCAAACGTTTTAAACATTGATAGTGACGCGTCAGATTTGAAAATTTCTTTCGCAGTGCGTGTCTCATCTTTTTTCTTGGCCTTCTTTTCAGCAGTTAATTTCCACTTTTTCCAAGCGTCCTTGTCTTCCCATCCTGCTTCAAGCATTTCATCTGTTTTATCACGCATCCACTTGAAAAATGCCGAAGCACGTCCCTGCTCATGTGGCATGCGTTCCGTTAAACGGTCGCTTAACTTTTCTTCCAAGCAGATATTGAATTTTGCATCGTGTTCAGTCTTGCCGAACTTACCAATGTCACCGCTTGGTCCCATGTCGGCAAACACCACAGACACAAATGGCGTGGTAACGGACGTACGCTTATCGCCTAGCATTGGTACCTTATTTTTAAGGTAATCCAATCCCGTGGTGACTTCAAACGTTTTTTCGTCAAAGGCATCTGGAAGCCAGAATTTTTTGGCCGGTTGTGTGATACGTGCACGTTTTGCAATTGGTTGTTCGCTCATTGTGTCTGAAATTTGATTCTGGATATTTCTACGAATAGTTGCTTGCATTTTGTGCCAAGTATAATAGTGTACTGTGTTTTGTGGACTATAAAACATGAATGATGGTAGTAGTAAGATGCCGATATTTCGACACGGGAACTCTGTTATTAATTTACCGGAAGGTATGTCGTACATCACAGTGGCCGGTAAATATACCGCCGAGTGGCGACTCTGTCAACCACTCGTTCTAGGCAGGAAATACAAGGTGTCGTGTGTACAAGGCAAACTAGTCGTCGAAGAGCATAATGACGACTCTAAAACATCCTAGATTTTATTCTTTAATCGATCAAGACATACAAGAGCCTCCTCAAAAGAGCGACGAGTGGTTTAAACGGAGAAAAGGTAAACTAAGTGGTTCAAAATTATCAAATTTCTTATTCATTCAAAACCAAGCGGAGCGTGTTAAATTTTACGAACAAGTATTCGAAGGACGCAAGCGTGATGAATTTACTGCTGTGCAACGTGGCTACATGGAATGGGGTGTTCAAAACGAAGACCGAGCGATGTTCGTTTTCTTGAATTTCATGCCACGTTTACTGGCTTTCGAAGCACCAATGGTACAGCATACTGAAGTGAAATGCCTCGCAGCATCACCAGATGGCTTTTATGAAATACGTAATAATGATGAAATAATCGATACAGGCGTTATCGAGATAAAGTGTGGTGGTAAAACGAAAAAGGCCTACGATAAGGTGAAGGATTACTACGTACCACAAATGTATCTCGAGATGGCCTGTAGTGGAAAGCGTAATGCTATCTTCATATCATGGGGCTTGGACTACACACGTGCTTGGCGTATTGAATGGAGTCAAGCATTCTGGACCACGCTAAGTAATATGATCAACACCTTTCTACGCACTAAAAACTCTGATTGGGAAGAATATTCCAAGGCGAAATTCTTCTTGAAACGTGAATGCACACGCGTGGTGGACAGCGCAGTACCATTGCATACTGGTAAAGGATGGCCATCATCGATTTAAATCACAATCGTTAATGATTTTCCATCCTAATGTATACAGTGGATCTTCATCTGTTTGTGTACATACTGTACGTGTATGTACCTTAATATAAGTCACAATAGGTTTATACTGGAAAAGACCTATGTATGGATTATTAGTAAACTGTTTAATACATTCACGAGCACTCATTATACCGATTATCATGTACTTAACTACTCCACTCTCATTCTTTTTGCACGAGCTTGTAATTCGATTGCATCCCAGTCGCCTTCGTATTCGTCCACGTGTTCGACCTCCTGGTTGCCTCTTCTTTCCATAGACTGAATAATATCATCTGGATATTTCATAGGCGTTTCAATGCATGGTACCATTTCTTCGAGTAGCACGTTACTGTACTCTGTGAAATGTTCCACCTTATCCATTGAAATTCGTTGACTATGCGCAAAGCATCCAATACGATCCAAGTCGTGCTTAATGATAGACGCTTGGAATTTTTCCTTTTCCAACCGTTCTTTGCGTCCGGCAATGGCCATTGATTCATCCGTCTTGTACAATGGATTGAACATCGTAATTTCCTTTTGATGTGGCGTCATGTACATAACATCAAATACCGAAGCATACTGGATAACACCAAGTTTACGACGTGGACAGCCTAATAGAATCTTTTTCTCGCGCGTGTACCGATGCATTAGTTTCTTGATAGCACGTTGGATTGGTGTTGAATAATCTCCTTTGCGTATAGCATCAAACAGCTGAATATTAAAGAGCGTGTCTGGCAGTTGTTCTACCATTGCATCCATCGACTGTTTAGCCTTATCTTTGTCTGGCTCTGGTAACCCATCGTTAAATGTTCGTGTTGTTACATAATGACGTTCCACCATAGGATGGACATCCATGGACGTGTCTTGTAATTTTTTCAATATGCCTTTAATATTATGATCCGAGACACGTCCAGTGTGGATTGGCATTCGCTGTTGTATCATAGTACGTAACTTCTTACCCGTTTTAGTCACTCGGATATAATTGTAATCCTCGGTAGTCGTATCCCCTTCTTGTTGTTTTTGATACTTACAACCAGTTGCACGCCATATATCATAAATGGCTTTCTTCACCTTGTATTCCGATGGATTGTATACCTCGGAAGATAATAAGGTAAAGGTGAAAATCGCAATTTCTTCAGTGCAATATAATAGTGGTTCAATATCCAACAAGGTCATTGGATCAAAACGTTTCCCAGCGTGTTTACCATTTTCGTAATTATATAGAAGATCCAACGCGTACACAATAGTGAAGATACGACACATTGCATCGTATCTTTCCTTAAATCTGGTCGTCATGTCTACGTTTTCTCCGCGTAGATGATTCATCAGTTCTGTGTAAATAGTATCCGGCACTTTCAACGTTGGAGACTTGATAATACCACAGAAGATCATCTTAAAGACCATGCATACTTGGAAATGTTCCATGTGAAAATGCTCTAAGGCCTCGCGTAGCAATGGTCCGCCGAATTCTGCCCATTCAGCTTCGCCACGCATACATTCCGAGATACTTTTGTTTTTCCGTTGCGTGTTTTCAAATTCACCAAAATGAAAGCGTGTACGCATAGCCTGTGAGCATTGTGATGGATCATCGTTCGTGGCACCCATTAAGACACCGATGCATTGTGAAACCGTTTCACGATTCGTGCGAGTACCCGTTTCATCATCATAGACATACGTTTTACATTTCACCGTCATGCTAGTCAGTTTCTCCTTCATACCTTGTTCAAGATTTGGATCCACGCTCTTATGCTTCAGGAACAAACCTGGTGGTGCTTCATGAAAAACAATAATCGTATCATTGCGGTCACCGTCAATCGCATCTGCACGTGTCGTCTGATAGGTAAGTTCCTGCACAGTATCTTGTATTGACATTTGTTTCATTTTTTCAAACAAGTACGATTTCGACGTAGCACCTTCCCCTGTAAATATTAAATTCACATGCAAGTCCATGCTTTGATGGTAGGCATCGTATTTGCTATGCTGTAGCAACATTAATGTTGGATGCACCGTGGCCACGTGTAAGTGGTCATCAAAGAAATTCATTTTCCATGCGGCCGAGTTTAAGAAAACAGAACCATTCGGATCCATCTTACGACGTACACAGCAGCGAGTTTTATCACGTATATTGTGATACCATGCTAGAATTTTCTTCATTGGTGCTGACACATCGGCGTCTTCATCATTAATAATGCTCTGTACGAATTCTTTCATCATCAACTGTTGAAGTTCACCACGCTCATATTCAGAACTTAATAATTCCGTCTTGTACTTGATATGGTCCAGCTTATCAAAGCCATGCTTGCCGCATAATAAGGTTTTCATGTCAGGATCGTTTTGCGTGTCCGTTATAACATCAGTAAACCATTGGTTTGAAATCACACTCGTTGTAAAGAGTGGATGACTCCTATAGAACAGATCAATACCTTCCGCTCCATATGTTGGTTCTTCGTCGGCATACATCTGCATAACATTGAAAAACTTTAGACATATGTCTTTCAAACCTTCTTCGTTACCAACGTATTCACCGTTGACCACAATTTCCTTGCCTTTCCATACTTCTTCTGTAAATTGAAAAACACCGTCTTGCAGTGTTTTTTCACGCATGATATCAAGTAATGAACGTTCGTCGATTTTCTTGTACATGTGTACATGATCTGGTATTTTAATCCGATACACTTCCCCATCATGGTATTCTTTCATGGATGGTAAGGCCACAGCATTGAAAAAATACGATGGTAGGTACAGCTTGTTTTCAAATAATCTGCGTAAAGAGATGGCGCCTGGTGTTGTTGACAAGACTAAATTCTCGCATGGAAACCGGTAACAGACACCGTCATGATATCCAGTGGTCTGTGATGTTCTGAAGTTTGAATGCGAAAAGCCAGGACTTTCAACACTGAAAACATTCGTTGGATTGCATTCATGTCCTTCGTAATGGAACTTAGCCACTGCTGTGGTGTAATGAGACATGCAGTCCACCGAACCCATATAGGTACCACAGTACTTCATCCATGTATGAGTGGTCTCGCATCGTTTATGCTGTTCGTAGCTTTCAAATTTCTTAATTTTTTTCTTTTGATGCGCCTCCATCATTTCACGTACAATGTTAGCCGCCTGTACTTTCGAACGATTCGAGAAGAAAAAGATGCGGACACCCACTGGTGTGTCGGTATCGTTTAAAACAGTTTCCACAAAGGTAACGCAGTTGTTATCTCGTCTATCGTCACCGCTAGACGACATACGTGTGATCATATCAATGAAGAAAGTGAATACTTCTTGAAACGCTGTCGAGGTTGGTTCCTTTCGAAAATCACAGAAGGACGTAGCACCTGGTCTTAGGTATTTGTATGGTAGTGTAAATACCAACGGTTGCCAGTCATTCTTTACTACAGGTTCTTGAATTTCGATACGTTTTCTGCACGAAAAAGGATCTAAACTCCACGTTCTGCCCTCGTGGAACTTCTTAACAGCGCGTACAAGGTTTTTACTCATTTTTAAGATACAATAATGGCTATTATATACGTTACATTTTTAATCGGTAACTCCACTTGGTAGATGATGTCGCATGTGATTGCTTTTGTTTTTTTGGTGGTGGGCGTACAACTTCGGTGGAGTCAACTTCGGTGGAGTCAACTTCGGTGGAGTCATCTTCGGTGGAGTCATCTTCGGTGGAGTCATCTTCGTTCCAGAAATCTTCCACTTCAGATTCTGTTTCATTTCCATAGTGTCTACTACGTACTACTATGTACGGTTGGCCTGATATCGTCCACGTACGATCTCCAATGTACACGTAGTCAAACCAAAAGACTTCATTTTCTCCAATAATCACTGTGTTCTGTTTAATAGCCTTGAACTTGAACTCACTGTTCTTTCGCTCATGTGCTTGGAATATCACGTAGTTACCATCTGATATGTCTTTTGTTATTGTATTGTTGCCTTTATTTACTAATTTGCCACGTACGATAATAGGATAGTTATAAGCATCAAATCTTAGCTCTTGAATTTGTGGTGGACCAGAACCCACTGTGCCTTCTTCCTGTGGTACAGTTATTTGTATCATACTTAATACTGTACCATCTGGGTCTATTCGTAGTTGTTCAAATGTACGTCCTTCGTCTACCTCCATACTATTGTGATTGGTTTCATCAAAGGTTACAATGAACTCATGTATTCCAGATGGTATAAGTATACCCTTTTCACCCATAACACTACAGACTATCTTGCTATATATACTCGGTCAATCAGAATTAACCGCTAAAATAGCACGTGGATAGCAGGGGACGTAGTCGCGTGTATTCACCTGTAGCCGAATACTAGTGTAGTATGTTTGCTGTGTTGATATATTATACAAAAATCATGTTTTTTTTTCTCTCTGAAGAAATTTTTTTTTTCAGACAGGGCCTCTCCGAAAAAAAAAAATTTTAAAACACAAAAAAAAACACGATTTTTGTATAATATATCAACACAGCAAACATACTACACTAGTATTAGCGATTATGGGGATATAAAGGACTACGGTTCATGCTATCCACGTGCTGGGCGTACACGTCCGGATCATGGTGGTATAAATACCCAAGATATAGCTGTATAATGAGCGTCACAGTCTTTACCGAATATGAACAACTATCAGATATGAAGAACAAACAGGGCATGATGCTTCGCATTAAAGCACCTGACTTGAAACATAAGCCTGAATCACGTAGTGTATGTATAGTGTTGGGTGTGTCCTCGTCGACCATGTTTGTCATACCAGCTATGCGCGAGTTATTAAACTACCTAACAGATAATGACAAGGTATGTGTCATCCAATGCACGGGTGAGTTGATGTTTGATTGGAGAGAGTGTACTTTAAACTACAAGAATCAGATACTTGATCGTTTGGCTTTACATGGATACGGTGGTTTGAATAACATATCAGGTAGTCTCTGTAAAGCGGTGGAGAAGTTATCTGAGACTGCACAAGATGGTTTAATCTTCATGATTAGTAATGGACGTCCAACCGCCGGCATATCAAGATATCAAGACATCAATGAATTAATGTCAAGCGTATGTGCCTATCCAATACATACCATCGGTGTTGGTAATTACAAAGAAGACATTTTACAAGGGGTGTCTAATATGACCGATGGCAAGCATACGAACTATACTGATGAAATTCAACCGTATTATACTGAAATACTGGGCGCTACGTATACACTTGCCTACCAGAATATGCGTCTAGAATTATGTTCAACAGAGATTCATTTCCATAACAAGGATGGTGAACCAGTGGTGGATATTGAATTAGGAGATATCTATGCGAATGAAGTCAAGGATGTGAGGATACATGCATTGTTTGTAAAGCGTAAGAGTGAGTATACTATAAACTACGTGCTAACAGGTATGGATATAATGGAGAACAAGACGTTTGTTTTAGTGGACAAGATCCATGTGGTACGTGGCGACGACCAGACACGTTCAACTATATTTGATACCGAGTACATACCTACTCCGATTCCGTTTTTTTGAAATTGTCGTACGCTATGTATGATAAGGCATTTTTATAACTATAATAGTAATATCTAGTATGTTATGATGATTCGTAATTTAGCACTACAACGCCTCAGGGGTGTTATTAATGGCACGGAAATCCAAATCAGAGCCGTAGAACAAGCAGCGTTTGAAGAAGGTGATAATTATTGTCGCGTAATTCGTGGAATACTAAACGGGTTAAACTTAGAGGAGGCTATCAGGCAATGTAATGTGGAAATCATCCACGAGGAAGTGTTATCCGACGACGAAGACCAATACGTGGTAAAAGGCAGTATTACCTGTCCAAAATGCAAAGGACGTCGTGTCCGTTACATTGAGAAGCAGACCAGAAGCGCGGATGAGTCTCAAACCTTGTTTAACAAATGTGTCGACTGCAAGTTCCGTTGGAAATTCTAAAGCTCTTCAAACATGCTTTTCATATCCTTCCTAATAGCCGACCAGTCGATCGTATAATTCTCAATACGTATTAAGATGTACAGGCGTATGATAAGTAACATGAGAGACGCATGTAGTACTTTTAAACATCCTAATCCTACCGGTACACAGTACTTAAATTGATAATGTGTCCATGCCAAGCAGAGTAGAAAGACGAGTACCCATATAAACTCTTCGATCATTAGAACTTAAACCCTGGTATTAATAGTGGCTTACGGAGTGCGCCTAGAGGAACATTTTTATTTCTAATAACGAACGTCAAATTTTTCTTTCTACTGATTTGTAACACACGTGTGCCTGCATATCTACTTGCCATGTCGTTATATGTCTCAAAATTACTACTCCAATAGTCCAGTTCTTGAAGTTCTGCATTTACACGGTAGACCACATACATCCGACCGCTTCCTAGAATAGAGTTTATTAATAAGGTAAGTTCTTCTATCCTTTCTTTTGGTACAATTGTTAAGTAGCCCGGTCCAAGGTGGAAATAAAAAGCCCCAGAGGGTATATTATATGACCCGAAACCACTTATGCTATTACACCTAATAATCACCGCAACACCCTCATTCCTAAATACAACGAGATTCATAAAAATATCAGTACGTTCAAAAGTCCGAGGGTCTAATCTATTCATAATGTTCACCGTGAATTGAGGAAGCTTACAAGTAGGATATTCTTCAAGAAATCTACGACGAATTTCGTCACCATTCATATACTACCAAGAAATAGTAATATATACCATAATTTCCCTATTATAGTATTCGAACAGCTTTGGCGTACGATGCGTAAGTATTGATTGCACAGGCATTGACGCCTCGTTCTAAGCGGAAATAGCCGTCTTCACCCCAGTCTGTGCCCCATGAATTCTTAATAATCCAATATTGTGGAGTGTAACCGACAACAAGCACTGCATGGTCAACGCTATTTCCACATTGATGTTTATGAATAATACCCCCATGGTAGACATCAAATATATGCGACGATGAATCAATACCAACGGGTATAGGACCGTATGTATAGACATTATGTGCTAGGCGTTCCTCAACGTCTACACCCCACTCAATGCTTTCTGTATTGTACGATAGGACCTGTACAGCGGGTGACGCTACCATGAATGGACACCTGGCATTTTTCCGTTGAAAAGGATCAGTTGAAGCCAATGCTATTGGTTTGCGGCGCGTCGTTTGAAACACGTCTTCCATAAGGCCACCATCACATCCAGTACTCTTGTAGATAAATTTTTTCGAACAGTCCAACGCCTCTTGAATCGACAAGGCTTCTAAACGCCCTGTTTCTTGACGATACCAGAATTCTAAATTCCCCACGGCGGCAATGGCATAGCATCCACCACATTCGCCTTGTCTAACCGGGGATGTAACATGCGTGGGACGCCAGTCATGGTTTAGAGGTATGGATGTAATACGATGTGTATGTTGTGATGATACTGAGCGCTCATAATTTAACCGCCGTATGGTACGCCGTTGGTCAGAAAAGTTATGCAGTTGTAACTGTAAATTAGGATGCCTGTGAAGCTCATGATACTTTGGTAATAATATATGATAGGCATGCAATGCTTGATTATAAGCATATGATTTACCATAATTGTCTATATAGGTGTAAAACCAAGCAGGAAAGGTGAGCAAGAATAAGACAAGCATATAATAAAAGTAGTGTTATATGTATAGTCTAATACGACGTTAGTAGTAGATTGTATAATTTATTAGGTGTCACGCCGGATGGATTGACATTTAGTATTCGGTTGATATGCTGCAGGGCACATACCATCAACTGGCTGCAAAAGTAAGTATCGTAGACTCGTTGACTTTTTCTCAAGGGAAGATAGCAGGTTAACGCACCAAGGTAATCGTAGTCTTTATTACATTGGTCAAACAAAAAGCGTACGAGTTTCTTTTCTTCGGATAGATTCATATCTAGCGGCAAAGTGGAGTATTCTGTCTGGTTGGGCATCCTGTGAAAAGCATTTACGTCCTGGTCTTTTAAGAGTCTGTAATTGCACGCATCGCCCCATAAAACATAAAAACAGATATTGACCTGGTCAGTATCCATCTTAATTAATTCATTCCGCAAGTTAATGTGTCCACCAGTATGATTTACCGTTTCTAATAATTGGTCTACTGTCCACGAGACGACGAATTCGCTATGACAGAATGATCCTCCCGTAACCCTCGCCACGAGCTTATTAAACCAATGATCAAATAGCCCAACAGGCCGTGCAAACGATGCCTGAATCATAGATACTATGTCTCTGTATATATAGTATAATTAACTACTGCACGAAGTACACTCTACGGTGAACTGTATTGCGTCTGCCTTTGGTCGTGTCCGCAAGTAATATTGGCCTGTTTTCAAGCCTGATTTCCAAGCGAAAAACTGCATGCTAGATACGTTGGCCATGTTTGGCGATTCCAAGTACAAGTTCATGGACTGTGATTGGTCAACGAATGGTCCACGACTTGCACTTTGTTGAATAACATACCGCATGGATAGTTCCCATACTGTCTTGTAGATCCGCTTAATATTATCACTCAGCGTCGTATTCTGAACAGAGCCTCTGTCTTTAATAATTTGCGCGATTAATTCTGGTGTCCATTCTCCTGTCTTGCGGCATATGCTTTCCAAATACTTGTTAATCACAATGAATTCACCAGACAATACCCGCCGTACATACAAGTTAGACGTACGTGGTTCAAAGGATTCTGTGTTTCCCATGATTTGCGCAGTGGATGCTGTCGGCATACATGCAATAAGCAACGAGTTTCTCGCACCATATTGCATAACATCCCGTCGTAAGGATTCCCAATCTTTGGACGATGGTAGACCCCATAAATCAAACTGAAACTTACCTTGTGACAATGGTGAACCATCAAACGACGAGTATGCCCCATCTACTTTGGCCAATTCAATGCTTTCTTTCATGGCGCCGTAATAAATAGTTTCAGAGATTAAGGCAGACAAGCTATTCGCTTTGTCGGAATCAAATGGTATGCCCATCATCTGATACACATCATGCAAGCCTTGAATTCCAATGCCAATCGGACGGTGTCTAAAATTAGATGTTTGCGTTTCATTTACTGGATACGTGGTCTTATCAATGGTCTTGTTCAAATTACGGCATACTAACTGCGCCACGCGTTCCAATTGGTCAAAATTAAAGCCGTTCTTACCAACAAATTTATTTAAACAGATAGATGCCAAGGTGCATACGCTAATTTCTTCTTTACTCGTGTATTCCACGATTTCCGCGCACAAATTACTGCTTTTAATAACACCAAGATTTTGCTGGTTACTTTTTGAATTGCATGCATCCTTGTAACAGATGTACGGAGTACCTGTTTCGATTTGCGTACGAATGATTTGTGACCACAAGTCCCGTGCTTTCATTTGCTTGACAGCTTTGCCGTCTTGCACAGCACGTGTATAGTATGCATAAAAGGTATCCCCCCATGTGTCTTGTAATTCTGGTACTTGTGTTGGACAGAACAAATACCAGTCATCGTCTTGTTCCACGGCTTTCATAAAGGCATCTGGTACCCACAAGGCATAGAATAGGTCACGTGCCTTGTCTTCGTCGTTGCCTGTATTGGTTTTTAACTGCAAGACGCTTTCAATGTCTGCATGCCATGGTTCAATGTATATTGCAAACGAGCCTTTGCGTTTTCCACCCCCTTGGTCGACATACCGAGCGGTATTATTAAACACACGTAAACATGGTACTAATCCATTGGAATATCCATTAGTGCCTTTGATAGGTGTACCCTTTGCGCGTATGTTAGACACGCTTAACCCAATGCCCCCTGCCGCCTTACTAATCAACGCCGTGGTTTTTAGAGTGTCAAAAATGCCCTCGATGCTATCGTCTTGCATTTGCATGAGGAAACACGATGCCAATTGATGTTGCTTCATGCCTGCGTGAAACAAGGTAGGTGATGCATGTGTGTAATACTTGTCGCGTAGCATTTGGTAGGTTTCAATGGTAGAGTCCACTGTATCGCATAAAAACACCGCTACACGCATGAGCATGTACTGTGGCCTTTCAACCGTGTTGCCTTGAATATCTCTCAACAAATAGGACCGTATGAGCGTGCGTACACCAATGATGTCATACGTAAAGTCGCTTTCACTATCAATGTGTTGCGAGTAGTCATATGCACGTATCTTTTTCAAAAACCCATCCGAGAGTAAGTACGTAACGTCCATCATGGCATCATAGAATGAATTCTTGGTAGACGCATACAGTCGAGTCATTTCCATTCTACCAGCCAGCATTGCATAATCATACGACTCGGTAGACAACGCAGCGGTTGTCTCTGCTGCATGGCGCAACATTTCATCCGAGGTCATCTTCATTGGTACACCGTCTCTTATCTTACCAGCCAATGAAGATATATTAACATGCAATAACCTTGGATGTATACGAGTAACATTACTTATAAAATCATTCATTTTACGTTCAGAAAAAGTTTCTTCAAATCCACCTCGTTTCGAAATATTCATGGTAGTATGTAAAACAGTAATTTAAATACTCAATCTTTCAAATGCATTATATATTATCTTATCCACTTACAACAGATCTTCGCCCAGATTTTAAACAAACGCTATAAATACACTGTACAGACTAAGAAATGCTAGGATACTTGGCATATTGTTACTTTGTAATAGGCTTTGTCGTTTCTTTTCCAGCCATTGCTACGCAGTTTGTATTTATGGAAAAGATATCCGCATCCCCCGTGGAAATGACTATCGCATATGGGCTCATCGCCATCCCATGGTGCATTAAACCATTGTATGGGTACATATCCGACAGATACACGATGTTTGACTGGGGCAAACGTAGACCATACATAGCATACGCTGGATTAATTGCCTCGTATATGTATGTTATAGCAGGGGTACATCTAAACAACATGGTGAACATGGTATCGATACTCACCATTACCTCCATGTTAATATGCATCGTAGATGTATGTGCGGATAGCATCACCGTTGAGCTTGTACGAGACGAAGAACACAAGGGTGTCATCCAGTCAAACAACTGGATAGCACGGGCAAGTGGTACATTATGTGGTGCCATATTTGGCGGCATGGCATACCAATCATATAGCGCGGACACTGTGTTTAAAATTACGGCTATTGTACCATTCATCATGTCTATAGTTATCTGGAAATTGCCAAAGAGCGAAACAGTAAAGGACAACTTATGTTCACGCCTAGTGGATAACTTTCTCGAACAACGTACGCTTGCATACACATTGCTAATGATCACGGTTGCGCCAAACTATACAACTTGTTATACATATTTCTTAAAACAAGAATTAGGGTACACTCCTGTTGACTTTACGTATTTAAATTTGAGCTCAAGCATATCGTTTCTACTAGGTATCATCACCTACCGGGCATATTTCATACGTTATGATGTGAAACGCCTGTTATTAACGGCTGTTATACTTGCCGCGATGTGTCGTATTGCACAGCTACTCATCGTGTGGAAAGTAAGCTCATCCTTTGCACTTATCCTGATGGATGGCATCGCGGATTCGTTCTGCGGTCAGTTGATCATTATGCCGCTCATAATATACACTGCACAACAGTGTAATGAAGGCGTTGAAGGTGCCCTCTTCGCACTGATGATGAGTATATCAAATATATCCAGCGTCTTGGGCGATGAACTGGGGGCCTTTGTCGCCTACCTTTTGAATGTCAGGGAGGATAACTTTGATAACCTAGGTATTATGATCGTAGGATGCATTATACTTGAGATTTCCATACAGGTACATGCTATTCATATTATGTTCAAGGTAAAGAGTAACCCTAGATACAATCCTACTGAATTAGAAATGATAGCCGTTAGTATTTAAACTCGTTGTCGTTTAGTAGGACTGTACATTGGACTAGTCGGACTGTACATTGGACTAGTCGGACTGTACATTGGACTAGTCGGACTATACATTGGAGATGCCGGACTGTATGCGCCTGGACTATACATTGGAGATGCAGGACTATACATAGGACTACATGGTGATGGTGGACGCAATGGATCATATTGTGGACTAGGTGGTGCCTGCGGATCATATTGCGGTGATGCTGGCCGCAATGGTTGATAAAACATAGGCTTCGGCGCCTCATTCCACCATTCACCTTCTGTAACACTCGTATCTTGTACATTTGTCCATGGATTCTCCCATGTATCAAATGGATCCCATCCATCGTTGGTTTCATGTGGCATAGGCAAAGCATCTTTTAACATATCCTCATCGTCTACTAAATCAATATCCCGATTAGTACCAATATTAGGCGTGGCGCCTATTAAAATACGTTCAGAGATGCCTTGCAATTCGTCGGTTTCATTTAAACACGCCGCCTGGTTAAAAATATCTACCACCTCTTCAAAGGTGGCCCGTTTTAATGGTGACTCATCCACCGCCTTGATACCATGCCTGGTTAATGGTGTCATGATGCCTGCATGTGTCATCCAATCCACGAGTAATAAGATATGTCTAACATTGACATAGAGGCCGTAAAATCCCAAGATGTTGCGTATTTCACTCAAGAGTGTTAGACGACCCGCTTCGATACCTAGATACTGGACGACTGACGTGACATCATTGGTGGTGATTTTATTCAAATGAATCCCGAGGTCCCACAAGGTACTTAATGAAGTCAATGATGTGACAATGCCTGTACCACGTACAACCGTCACATCCTCAGCACCTGGTATACCCGACACGGTTAGCTTACGCAGTGTCCTTTCATACAATATGCCAATATCATCGACACCATGCACATGGAATATAGGATGTGGTCCTTCAGTATAGGCACAAAACAACCGTTGTTCAGTGAACAGTGTCTTCAATGCCTTTACATCATACCAATCTTCAATATTTAACACAAGCGTTTCACCCGTCGGTGCCACATAGTCTTCGTCAGGAAACAGCATGAAATATTCCATCGCTGGCGTCTTCTTCACACAGTAAGAACGCACGATATCTTCTAGACGCACATGCTTGAGCTTATTCACCACTTGGTTCGTGTCTTCCGTGGTGACGGTAGTCACTGGTGTTTGTATATGTTGTATACAGTTGATAAGCTCCATTAAGCGTGGAATACCAAGCGTGACATTCTTCGCACTATTACCTGCATGATGAAAGGTATTCAACGTCATTTGTGTACAAGGTTCACCAATGCTTTGCGCAGCAACTGCTCCAACGGCTTCTCCAGCTGCAATCCTTATAGTGTCCAACTTACGCCTAATATCAAAGAATATCTTACATAACTGTTCGTCTGTAATCTTACGCTCGTACATCCTATACGAATTCATTTTGTACCGAAAGAGTATCTTCAACATCTTATTATCCACCTCTTCAATGAACGCGTCTACTTTCCAGTAAATATCCGCTTGTTCAAGGCGTGTACCACCTATTCTGTAAATCGTTTGCACTGTTGAAATAATTCTATCCACCGGTATTGGCAACATGTAATTGTCAGTATCGCGATGTACTGGATCTTTCCACTTGTTCAAGGCGTCCAAGTACTCTTGGTTTTCAGTGAGCTCCAAATACTCTTCGTATGGTATCTTATCCGTATCGAAATCAATAGGCTGAATACACTGTTTTTCAATGCACGTAGCATCAAACCCATCATCCCCATACAAAAACTGTACGACGCTACCATCCGCATGACGGATACTACCATCTGAGCGTGCAACTGCATTTTCTAGTGCCTTGACAAATTTACGTTGAATGTACCCCGATTTGGCAGTTTTTACAGCGGTATCTATCACCCCTTCACGTCCAGATATTGCATGAAAGAACACTTCCCATGGTTTTAAACCTTCTACATACGAATGGTCAATAAAGCCTTTTTCCCTTGGTCCATATACTCCCCGCTTGAAATGTGGCAAAGTACGGTCTGACCATGTATTTGGTATGCGTCCACCTTCTAAATTCTGTTGTCCAACGACTGCTAAAATTTGTGAAATGTTAGTCGCACTACCTTTCGCACCAGAGGATACCATGCAATAAAGCTGGTTACTTTGGTCCAATGGTTCTTGTACTTTAACACCCACCGAATCGCGACAGGCATTCAAACGCCCGTTAATCGCACTCTCGTTACTTAAATTCTCAACGTCTTTGTAAGCACGTTGACACTCGTCGTGGATATAGGCATTGTGTTCCTTGGAACATAGTATGTCGGATATACTCATGGAAAACCCACGGATGGACAAGTACATGTGAACCACTAACTGCACGCGGTTAATGAATAACACGGTTTCATCTGGCCCACAGTCATTAAATATCACATGAATTAATGAACCATGTGATGTACCTAGTACCTTCTTTGTCAGCTGACCATACAATAATTTACCCGCCACTATCTTCACCCCATGCCCCTCCCAATTCACAACTGGCAAGGTCATAGATACTAGCTCGTGTCCAGTGTACAATTCCTTTTGTTCAACGGTACCCGTCCAACCAGGCATACTATATACACAGCGGAAGAAATTCACACGTGATATCTTAACATCACCTGTGAGTAAATAGGCACCTATCAAAGCATCTTGTATGATACCCATCACTGGACGGTTACTCTGTGGTGAGACAATCTGGTACTTGACGCTCATGATATGTCTCGCCTCGGCTTGCGCCTGCACAGTTTGCAAGGCATGTAAGTTCATCTCATCCCCATCGAAATCGGCATTATACGGAGTGGTGCATGATAGATTCATACGAAAAGTAGAACCTTTCATGACCCGCACAGTATGCGCCATGATACCCATTTTATGCAAGGTAGGTTGTCTGTTAAACAGAACAATATCACCATCCAAGAGTTTACGCTCAACAGTCCATCCAACATCCAATGTAATGGTATAACGGCTTACAAATGAAAGGTCAACACGAGAACCTGTTGGACGAATCACGAAACGAATACTTGTCTCGTCAGCATGTAACATCTCCTGTAAGGTTTTTTTATTCCAAGCAGTTACTTTAACAGGTATTGTTAACGTCTCAGCAACAGATTCTGGAACACCAACTTCACCAACGCTTAAAAAATCATCGCCAGTGATTACTGACCGCGCGGTAAAATCACATCGTTTGCCCATCAAGTTGCCACGAATTCTACCTTCTTTGCCTTTTAATTGACCAGACAATGAACTATACTCGCGCTTATTGCCTTGTCGTCTTTGATTTGGCAATTTAGTATGATCAATGTACCCAGTGATAGCCAGTTGCAATGCCATACGTGCTTCTTCAAGTACATGCCGTGGCCTGTTTTGATCCATTAGTGTTTTCATATTATGACTATGGCGAAGTATCTGTAGCAGGCGATATGTCAAGTCGTCCTCACCACGTACTTGATTGCCCATCATGATCGGTGGACGCACTGATGGTGGTGGTACTGGTAAACATTGCAGTATCATATCCTTCGGATGTGACAACCCCATATCCTCGACATGGTAGTCACTTAACTTGGATAAGTGCTCGTGCACTTCATCGATTGGATATACCTGGTGGTTTTTTAAAATCACCTGTTTAGCCTTGGACCAGATATAGGACGACTGCTTGGAATAACATGTAGGACACTTGGTATGTGCATGTTGGCTATAGTGACTCAGCATACGCACGCGAGATGGATACTCCATGCTACGTATGAGCAGTTCGCCACATTCAAAACAGATACATTTCAGCCATTGAATCACTTGGCGTATCCACGAGACGTTGTAGGCCATTACAGACAGCTCAATATGACCAAAATGACCACTGCATTTGCGTTCTTTACAGGTCACGCAAATAGAATTGTCCAATGGCCCCATCCGTGGATCACGAACGCCTTGTAAAATAAATTTTCCATCATCAACTGTCCGTTTAAAAGACGACACTTCACAAACAGACTGTTTACGTATGGCAGAAGCGCTTAAAACAGTAAAAGATACATTTTTAATATCATGCATGGTTATTTTATGGACTAGTTTACTTTTTATAGAGGTACTTTAATAAGGCGACTCCCAGGTCGTTATCTGTACGGCCCAACTTGACGGCATGATCAATAGCGGACCCTCCACCAGTATCGTATGAAGCATCCCCATACTTCATGAGTATTCCCAACATCTTCATATCATGTTTCCTCACAGCCTCCACCAACGCGCTATGGCCACAACTATTCGTAATATAGGATATCATTAAGCATTTACTGGTCATCATTGCCGCCATTGGTGCTATGATTAAATACAAATGGTAGATGACTGGTACACCGTTAATTTCATTCAAAATCGCACTCACCAAATCATGGTTGCCCATCTTTACTGCTAGATGTAATGGTGTGTCTCCATTCGCATCCTGGTAAAATATGCCATCTTTCAACAACTTGACACAGTCAATGCCCATTGTTACTGCATAATGCAACGGTGTCATTTTTGATCGATCTGCACACCCTGCCGACACGCGTGGAGCACTTAACACCATTTTACAAATCGTTTCATCATGTACGGCGTAATGCAACGGATATTTGCCCGATTGGTCAGGTATGTTAAACGGTACGTTAGAATCCAATGCCTGTTGAATTAAACCTGCATTCCCCGACTTGACGACAAACACAGCAGCTGGTAACCCTTCAACGGTCATATTTGGCGTCATTGGCTTGTAACGTAGCTCTTGTTCCGTTAATCTGGCCGACGGTGTTTGGCCCATATTGATAGTATTCGCATGCTATTTATACTTGTATTTTAAGCGGTTTGCTTAACGGATAGAGCCGTAGGAATTCATCTTTGAAAACAGAGGCCACTGATGGATCATCAAATATCATACAGTTTTCAATGTTCTTGGTAGCGGATGATGTCATGTTGAACGACCCGTTAGAAACCCATACGCATTCTTTGTCCTTATTCAACCCTACTAAAAATTTGTGGTGCATTAAACTACGAGCACGTCCACGCCCAGCACCTAACGTGTTTATTGGACTCACACCATTCAATGGACGCAGCTGCTTATAACGTTCTTGCGTAGTACGTACCTGTGTTATCTTATCCCGAGTACAGATAATAGACACACCTTCTTTCAATGACAACGCGGAAATAATACGACGGTTTGTGAACCACGCACTGCAGCCAATCACATAGCGTGTGTCGCTGTTACTGATTCTACGTACCAATGCACCAACTATCGTCTCGCTATCGAAATAAATTCGCATATTATTCACCTTAGTGTGGTATTTACGCCCCGACAGATAGTCATTTAGGTTTATTTTTACCATTCACTTGCAAAAAAGATCACATTTATAGTAGTATATAAATAATTATCGATTGTTCTAATGGCAACCTGTCGTATTTGTTTGGAAGGTGGAAATTTAATACGGCCATGTATGTGCAACGACATCGGTCATTTCCATCAGGAATGCTTGCAAAAATGGGTAGATACCTCTAGCAATGAGAAGTGTGAAATATGTAAAACAGAATTCCACAATACCTATAGTTACTATTTCGACCTACATGATTATTGCAAGCGTTTATTGTTCATCATACCGTCATCACCGTTTGAAAAGAAGCTGGTAGTAGCGTCTATACCATCCATTTTGTTCATCAACACCTGCACACTATTGTCCGTGGTATTGAATCTGACAGACATTGTAGAAATCAATCATATCGCATTCTTGTCAACATCTATTGTATTGTGGCCGGCTGTCGCATTGCAATTAATACGACGAGACTTGCCGTTTTTCGTACTAAACGTCGTTATGGTATGGAAGAGTGGTTACACCTTTCTAGTATGTGTATCATGCATTATACTCTTATCCTACGCGGATGACGACTGCTTTACAGGGTGCATTTCCCTCTATGTTTCTGAAGGGTGCTCTGACGTTTGTCCAATCTATCCAGAGTATTTGGTTGCCAAAGAAGAAATACTTATCTCCATGCGAACCGACCTAATACAATTCGTTATCGTGTTCGTATTAAGAGCCATCGTGATATTCACGCAAAAAACAAAGAAGCGTGTGTTCATATCAATAAGCGACGTTTAGCTTGTATATCTTTATCCGGCAGGTGGACCGCAATAGGCAAATATTCATATTCATCGCGCGTAGGGCGCGTAGGGCGCGTAGCGAAGTAGTATATAGACATCCCTATGTAAACAAAACATAACACAATGGAAGTATATAACCATATCCTGTTTACATCATAGCGTTCTGTACATATTTTATGACATCCCCAATACCATACATGATGATATTTAGGTATTTCTATCTCTTGCGACCCCGCGGAGCGGGCCACTGATAACAAGTCCATATCATATGTTTTGTAATCGGACCAATCCGTTAAGTTGCCACCGTTGATATTCGTTTCAACAAATGAGTTAAACACGCAGTCCTGCTTTGTATCTATCAACGGGCCAAAATACTCGTACCGTTCAATGGGGTTACCGTTCAACGTAATATCGCTACAGCCTACTCGTATGTTATATAAGCCCATATCGTAAAAGAGTCCCAAGTGGTAGAGACGGTATATGTACATATAGAGCTCAACAACCGCCAACGCGGCAAGCAATGCACCCGCAGTAGTGCGAACAGCTATTTTTGCATCATTATTGTTATTCGTTGTACGAACAGATAGTGCGATAAAAAACGCACCTAGTACTATGAATAATTCTACCATTGCATGATCCATGGGAGAATTTATCGAATCAGGGTACAATGCTGGATACAATAGGATAGTTGTAAGTAATCCGCCGAATCCCACCGCGGAAATAATCATAAATATCAGCGATATCATATACAAACAATACGTATATTTATATATATTTATAAATCTCTTTCCGGTGACTTTGACACCCAACGTTTTCGCCGTGGTTTGTCCGGTACTGGTAATTTGACATCATTAAATTTTTTACCTTGCGTATAGCGTATAACTGCCACCCCTTCACGCGTATTAAATTTAACACCTGGTGGACAGTTCATTACTTTAAATGCACATAGTGCCATGTTCTCACCGTACAAATGAGTGGTCAGCATTTCACAGAATCGTTCAGGTGTCACATATTCCTCGTCCACTTTCAAACTGTAAATATTCTGCGCCGATTCAAAACGATACTTCATTATTACACAGCAGCGTATTTTATACCTTTTTTCTCACGCTTCTTTTCCAACACGCGGTGGTGGCAACTGTAACACGACACAGGCTCAGACGTCTGTAACTCGATTTCCTTCCCACAATTTGCACACAAATAACTTACACTTATTCCACTTGACAAACGATCGACGGAGTGTTTTCGTTTTCTAGGCGGAGGTACCGGCTGCTTTTCGCTAGTTATTGCGTTTTCGAACTTATAAAGCTTTAACACGTTCATTGTGACTATGAATCGACGCGAATTTATATTCCAGCACTTGGAGTGCGTAAATCCTAAGAAATCAGACAGCCTTTACATCATAGGTCGCACAAAAGAGAATCAAAGTATCGCCTGCGTAGTAAAAGACGTCCGGCCGCATGTCTGCATACAGGCAGATACCAACGCATCTGATTTCGAAATGGCGTTGAACCGTCGTTTGCATTGGCTACGCTTGTCTTCCAAAGCCATACGTGAACATGGTGATACCACGCGGAAAACCGTCACCAACGTTTTAAAAGGTATGGAGGCCGTTGAACACGTGGCACATGTTGAAGAAATCCGCGCACAAGATATTATGCAGTACAACGAAGACGGGCCACTGCGCTTTTTCAAAATAACAGTTGATTCAAAATACTACATGTATGATTTGAAATCCATTTTGACCAATCAAAAGCGTGAAGTCGTCTACCGCCAATATTATGAAGAGGAAGAGGAAAGGGACACCTACACATTGCCGAAAGTATTGGACGAGATGGCCTTGTGCATGTGCCTGAAACACGAACGCGTGGGACTCAATCGAGCATATACCATTTACAACGATCAAGTCGATTTCATGATGCAATACTTTATTGACAATGATATCTACTCGTGCTCATGGATTAAGGTAACGGGAGACATCCGCGATGAACGTAAGACATCGTGTGACATTGAAATTGATGTCATGTATTTGACACCAACCACCATCGAAGACATGGCACCGTGGAAAATATTAACATATGACATTGAATCCTTACCACCGCCAATACCTAACAGGCCTGGTAAATATGCGTTTCCAACGGCTGATAAGGACGCGGTTATAACCATTGGCGCTACCTTGCAGAATGGTAAGGATTATGAACAACACGTGTGGATATTACGTCAAAATGGCGATATAGTCGAGGCATTACCAGATATTCATGATGGTGAATACATGGCACATGATACGATTGTCCGGAATTTTCGTGACGAGGAAAAGATGCTATGCGATTTCTTTTCTTTTTGCATCGAACGTGATGTGGATATGATACAGGGGCATAACATTAATCGTTTTGATAACAAGTATATGTTGGAGAGGTACCATGTGCTATGTGGTGAGTATCCTATCTGGGGCAGATTTGTGGACGAGGTGTCATTCATCGAAGAACGGACCTTCACATCATCACAGAAGGGAACTCATATTCAATACCGACTTCATTTACCTGGACGTATCACGCTCGACTCGTTTGATATTATGAAAGACCAACATAATGAGTCATCCTACAAACTGGATTCATTGGCTACCAAGTACCTTGGTACCAAGAAGGTTGATATGAACTATTCCGATATACATCCGAAATACCAGACATCCAGCGGCCGAGTTGAACTTGCTGTCTATTGTGTGAAAGACGCGTGGCTCGTTTATAAACTAATGGACAAGCTGTGCAAGCTGTACGTCATCCTTCAAATGGCCAAGGTGACTGGCATCTCGATGAAGGATGTCATGAATAGGGGACAAGGTATACGGACAATTGCACTTATGTTGCGCTTTGCCAAAGATCGAGTACCACAGCTGATGTTACCTAGGGTTCAACATAAAAAGAGTAGTCAGACAGAGTATATAATACGCGATGGGCTCTTGGAGACTACTGAAAACGAGGTAAACCGTAGCTATCAAGGGGCACATGTTTTGGCGCCATTGACTGGCTTTTATAATAAGCACGTCATATCATGCCTGGACTTTGCCTCGTTGTATCCATCCATTATGATCTGCATGAACATGTCCTTCGAGACCTTGTGTTACCGAAATAAGATTGAAGATATGCAATGGACACAAGGCAAAGATGTGCGTACAGTGCCAGACTATGTCTACGAAGGCGAATTAACGACAACCATCAATTTAGACAATCCATCGTTTGTCACTAAAGATGTCCGACGCGGCTTGTTACCTGAAATATTGGAAACTGTACTACAGGAACGTAAACGCGTCAAGAAAATGATGAAGAAAGAAGTACCACATTCGACGATGTACAAGGTATACGACGGTAGACAATTGGGTCTTAAAGTAGTGGCGAATAGCATTTACGGATTTACGGGTGCAGAGCATGGCATACTACCATGCAAAGCGATCGCATACTCTGTCACAAAGTATGGCCGTGGGATGATATTACGTGCTAAATCTAAGATCGAAAACCATCCGGTATGGGGGAAGATGGGCTGCGTATGTATATATGGCGATACGGACTCGGTCTTTATTAAGATACCAAGAACATTGGTAAATGGCGACACGCGTCAAGAACTCATGGACAACGCACATCAGATGGGCGAACGAATGGCTGGCGAGCTTACTACAATGTATCTACCGCCAAACAAGTTGGAATATGAGAAATCATATGACTCGTTTTTACTCTTGTCGAAGAAACGGTATGCTGGATACAAATATGAACCAGGCCTACCACCGACACTACAGGTAAAGGGATTAGAATGCGCAAGGCGAGACTATGCGCCAATCACAGTCGATACTCAGAAAGCTATGTTGAAGGCGTTGGTGCAAGATCAAGATCGCGACAAGGCGATTCGTATTGTGGATGAAACTGTACAAGCGTTGTTTACAAATAAAATACCATTGGAGAAATTGATTATGAGTAAAAAATTAAGTCGTCCACCAAGTCAATACAAAAGCAAAGCAGCACATGTCGAATTAACCAAGCGCTTGGAAAAAACCAATCCAGAAATCGCACCAGTATCGGGTGACCGTGTCGAGTATATTATCTACGCAGGCGCCGGTGGCATATCGGATAGAGCATGTACACCAGACGAGATTAGAAATGGGCAATTCAATGTAGATATCAATTATTATCTAACCAAACAATTGCAGCCACCGCTGCTTCGAATCTTAGAACGCATTGTCGATGAACCAGACGCCTTGTTCAAATGCAGAAGCATTTTGAAACAAACAGGGGGCGCGTTTCAGTCTTGGTCGTCCAACAGCAAACGAAAGGCATTGGGATACGTTCCATTAACCGTTAAACGGAAAAAGAAAGAAATTGAAACAGACATAAAATCATTCTTTAAACAATAATACGTCGTCTTTTTAGCATACGCTTATCCACAGTATCCCATGGAATAATTTCAATAGAAGTATCGTCGTATTCCACCAGAACACCGGGAGACGTTGAACAGTTGTCACGTTTCAAACGTTTCTTTGTCTCTTCCATACCAGGCGTATTATCGTCCACCAAACCCAACACGGTTGCGTCGTGTAACTTGCCAGAGAACTCAACACATACCTGACGCCCCGTGTCAAATATGCCTCGGATAAAATGCGATGAGACGCTCAATATCTTCCCCTTACAACTCACGGTATAGACTCCGGTTGACACGTGCAACACCTTACACGGTTCCCAACGACTGGAACGTGACGGGCTGTCTTCGTTTAAAAGCTTAATTTCATACCCATTGCGAGGATTACCAGGTGGAGACTCGGGTGTTAAAGTCTTCAAGTACTCCGTGGCCGCCTCGTAATTGCGTTCAATATTACGCTTCCGGCGGTTCTCAGCATAACGACGCTTAGGCGTCACGGGTGGGGAGCTTAATTCGAAGAGTTCAAAATCCATGATGTTTGGGGAGATTAATTCGTCAATGATGCTTTGCAATTCCGAGTACATGAAACGCTTCATACTTAAAATCTTGACGCGTCGCGACACACATACACTCGCCGAGACGTGTCGAAGCGCGTAGTGAAGATTACTAATAAGGTACAATTGACCATACTCAATACTACGCGGAATGTATATGTAGAATATATAGGTATGTATGGTATTACATGCTGGTGTCGAAAGCGTAGTATATACAGTGACCTTCTGTTGTCAAATGCACTTTGCCTTTTTCATGTTTATGGTCACCGTTGGGCTTACTATTCTTATGTTGGTGGATCCATGCGGATATAGTATAGGTACTAAATGTACATCGTAGGCACATCTTCTCTATTTGGTTTGAAATGATTCGTAATGGCTTCACGTATATCAGATTCTTTTAATATACGTGTCTGACGCTTGTTCCGCCAACAGCGCTTTGAATACTCCAATTTCGCTTTAAAGGCGATGTTATCCGTATCGCCTCCGGCGTTTTTAAACGGTAGTCGTTTGAATAAATGCGAGCAGTTCTTCTCAACGGTCCATTTGTTTTCTTGTAACTGGCGTAGAAATATCTGGTATAGGTCCTCGGCAGTGTATGGACGGATAGTGAAATACCACGTGAAGCGACGTTCTAGACCTGGATTTGTGCCGAAAAAGCTTACGTCCAATTGGTCTGCATACCCTGCTATGATGACAATGGTCTTTGATTTTTCTTCTGACATCCACGCGTTTAGTTGGCTCAGCGCTTCTACCCCGTAGTCGTCCTTGTCTGAATTACAAATGCTATATGCCTCGTCGATGAACACCACTTGTCCGGAATACTTTTCAAGCATCTTACGTGTCTTATTTGCTGTATGACCCATGTAAGACCCGACGAAATCCGAACGATGGAGGATATGAAACTCGGTGTCTTTACCAACAGCACCCAGTGATGACCATATGTTATATAATATCTCCGCGACGGTCGTTTTACCACATCCAGGCGGCCCGCGGATAACCGTGTTCAAAAAATGATTATCCATACTGCCCTTGTTAGCAATTAGAAATTGAATCTGCGAGACAACGGATTCTTTCAACTCTTCCATGCCGATCATTTCATCTAACAGTTTCAAATGCTTGTGGAGACCGGTATATCGCTTACCACGACGTGTAAAGTACAACATGTCGCTTAAATTACTACTTACTTTACGTTTCTTACATAACATATAAAATATGATATTGAATATTTATAGGCATTGAAACCATATAATGGCGGATGCCATCCAGCAAATGTTATTCAAAGTGGTCTCGTACTCTTCGATGATTAACCATTGGTATGCGTATTCAAAAATAATTTTTAATTGAGTACGTGTGAAATACGCACCCGTGCTTTGCATTGATTTGCGTTTCGTACCTAGTGCGATATCATTCATCGTCCGTTGGCATACGAGCCCTACAAAGTGTTCCAATGGTTTCTTCAATTGCACCGGTGGACCAAACGTTGGTATTGTGTGCGTTTTAAAACGATACAGAAAGCATTCCTGGCTGATATTGTCCTCCCAACGCCATAGACAATCTTGATGCTCTTCCAGTATTAACATCTCACGTTTCTTTATTTCATTTTCACTCGGTTCGCGGCGCAATTCTTCTTCTAATTTCTCCAATTCGTACTCGTCTTCGCTAACTTCGTATGTATTGACCAGGATTGACATTTTACGTATTTTTATACCGCTCAATTCGCTTTTTATACTCTGTAATGACATAATCAACAACGTCTTGAACGTATGGTATGGTGAACGACTGGTCTAGCCATATGCCCAAGATGATACCCACGAGTAACCAGAACATTTTTATATGTGTTGCTGCTATAAATACTACGCGATATTCATACAGCATGCCCAACATCCTCCTACTGGGCGATACCAAAGTGGGAAAAACATCGCTGATGTACAGAATATGTGCAGACACCTTTTCAGAATCATATGCGATGACCATCGCCAAAGATTACATGGCCTTCAATAATCATATTATACACGACACATCAGGTGCTGACCGGTTTCAACAAATTGCACAAGTCTATTACCCATATGCAGACGGTGCCATAATAGTGTTTGATGTCACGAATAAAGAGAGTTTTCGACGCGTCACGCATTGGGAACAAGTGCTGCTGCAAAAACTAAGACAACACATACCCATACTTATTATAGGGAACAAAATAGACTTGGAGAACACACATACTAGACAGAGGAATATTATGTACGTATCATGTAAAGAGGGAGATATAGACTTACATTCGTTCTTGGACAAACTTACTACGCACAAGATACCCTACGCATACATGCTCGATAGCGAAGATGTATGTCCATGCTGTGCTTTTTAAAAGCGTAACTTGTCGATAGGCTCCGCGTTGACTACAGGCACCGCGGTGGCTACTGGTAGCTCGTCTTCTGCGATATTATCAGGGTCTACCACAGGAGGAGCGCTTGGTTCAGGTGTCTGTATCAATGCCTCGTAATCACCAATGTAGTACCACTCGGTATCGCGTGTAAATACCTGCGGCACTGTTTTAAAATGATATGCTTTTAAAAGATCAAGTGGGGCCTTTTTAAGCGGTGTAAGCTCGTTATTTTTGAATACCAAGTAACGACCACTGTCTATATCCAGAATACGTAGATGTTTACAACGACGAAGCCTGTGACAGGCTGGTATAGTATGAGGGCAGTCACGTTTAACATACATAAAAACATAGTCTGTTATGTCATGCTTGATGGGAGCTGCCTGTTTAATGGTTAGAATTAAAGCCATTTGAAAACTATAGCCTACCTAATATACCCCCCATATACTCTTATGTTGAAGTTAGGCGAAAATTTTGATATGTACGGCAAAAATCGTCAGTTACATGCAAAGACCAGTCTTTACCAAACTGCATCTCTAACCACTTCATGTCAACATATACGTTAGGTATCTGCTCTCGACAACGGTCCCACTCTTCCCCAAATTCCTGGGAATTAAAGCTTACCGTAATATAATGCACCTCGTCTACACAGGAACGAATGCATTTTGCTACGCGTGCGTAACCACAGTATAGATACAATGACTTGTACTCGGTATGCTTTTTATTTAACGCATACGAGTATACCTCGTGCTTGAAGCGACTCATTGGGTTGCCTTCTTTTAGATGAAACAGTAGACTATAACTATCGTCTTCTTTCAAACGACCATACACATAAAAGTCGCCTGTAAAATAATTTCCCATTTCCTATATCTCGTGTGACTTAAATACAGACTTACACACATGACAGTGTTTTATTGCATCGTAAATGTCCAATGGAATTGGATAGTCGGGTGGAAGATCGTTCACGTATTCATATTGCTTGTCGCCTTCAATTGCCTTGTCTAATGACACGTATGCGTACAGCATAAACGCAAGGTCGATAGCAACAATGAAGATCAAAGACCAAATACTTAACTTGGTCAGTGACCATTCCATGCAGAATATCATGTACATACGTAGCATGCGTACATGGAAATAATGCGTTAACGAGTGCTCCAACTTCTTAATGGTAATATGCTTGGCATGTGGTTCGTAGGCGTGAAGCGCGATGAGAAACACACCAGATACTTTGCCTACCACAGTGGCACCGGATACATAACACATGACCACGGTAGCATACATGGGTAAGCTACGTGGCAAGTAAGAGAGTCCATAGGCAATGGCACCAAAGATGAGTAATAAGAAGAAAGAGTTGTTGTACATGTTACGAAAGGCAAAGGATATGATAAGCGCAATTTCTATCGTTTGCTGAATATTTGCCCAGTAGGGTACCGACTTACCATGTGGACGTCCCATGTAGACCAAGCAGGTAGATACCAGGTAAATCAATGACGAGAAGAAATACGTTGGATACAAACGTGTAAAATAATAACTAATTAACACCATATATGGTATACATGAACCTAGACATAAAATACGATATAACTTGTTCATTATACTTAGTTGCGCGCATTTATATACCCAACATATAGATCCTTTATATTGTTTTTAATATATTCTCGTATGTCAGGATCATCTTTTGCTGCATAAACCATCATCAATGCACTTCTTATCATTTGTACTTCTGCCTTTGTTAAATCATTAAATGTATCCTCAAGTGTATCCTCGATGCCAGGCATGGCTTTGGGTATTTGCTTTTTCAACTCGTTTATTTTCTGTTCATCTGCAAGTTGTTGCACCTCAAGCCTACGTGTACATTGTTCTTCCTCTTCAAGTCTAACTCTATCAAGCTCTTTTTGGCATTTTTCTTCCGCTTCGGCTAATTTATTTCGTGACGCTTCTAATTGGTCATTGGTTTCTTTTATTCTTTCCTCCAATACTTGGTTGCCATCGTCGGCTGTTTGTAGCTCTTCTCCAAGTTGAAGTAACATATCTTTTAATTCTTCTATCTCTTGTTTGGTTTGGTCTATTTCTTGACCTGCGTATGATAATTCATTTTCCTTTCTTGTTAATTCCTGGTTTAATACTACATTAGTATCTTCTAGTGTTGCGTTTGTATCTTTTAACGTCCTGTTTACGCCTCTTAACGCAGTATTTTGTTCCATTACAGCGTTGTTTTGTTGTATTAGGGCCTGGTTGGTTTCATCTTCTATTACCGTACCCGCTACAGGATAATCTCCTGGGTCTTCATCGCTACCTGGGTCTTCATCGCTATCAAGTTGTCTCGTTGATACAGTTCTGTACCCGGATGAAAAGGTGATAGGTTTTCCACTTAATCCCACTGGTTGATTTGATGACACCGAAAAAGGTACATACCCTTCGTCTTCACTTAATGTATAATCGTTATATATAAGATATTCTTCTGCGCGTCTATCATTTTCATCCTTAAGAGCCTCGTCGCGACCTTCTACATAGATTTTGTTGCCTATAATAGCGCGAACGGTTGTATTAGAGGATTCTTCGTCTAAATATATAACCTCATCACCTTCTTGGATTCGCTGTGTGGTCAATTTTACTCTTCTGCGTATACCTGTTTTCCATTTGGTGAGTTCTACGGGGTTACGTTCTTCGTCACGTTCCACATAATAAAATATCTTTTGCGGTTTATTCTTAGATAGAATCTTATTCATCGCTTCGTTTTTTAAAATATTATATGTCCCATCTAAATCGTCTATTGTGAAATCCTTAATACGTTCTCTCGAATTTTTGTCTTCATCTTGAACAGCGCCTGTGATGTTAATTGTTACTTGGTTGTCTTTGTTAAGATCATCCCATAAACGCTTAACATCGTCGACGTCGAATCTGTCTTTCATAATTTCTTTGAAAAGATTTTCATTAATGGTCGCTTGATCCCCTGGGTAAAAACGCACGAGTTCTACGTGATCCATGCCTATATGTTTAATAAATTCATCGGGTCCAGCGGCTTTTCGTGCTTGTGTGTATGCCTTTTTAAACGCAGTATCATACTCTGTATCCCCTGGTAAATCTGTGTTGAATTTAGCATTGTACTGTGATACAGTAATGTACTTTGCATGCGGCTTCTTATGGTACGTAAAATATTCTTCCATACTATATAACCGTGTAATAGTATTTATACATATAATTAATAGAATGTGCGAGGTATATGTACTAGGCGATACAAAGGTAGGCAAAAGCTCGTTCATAGAACGTGTTCTACATGATACCTTTAGTTTGTACTACACACCTACACGTTCATGCGAAATACATGAACCGTTGGACATTGCCGGCAAAGTGTATCGCTTTGTGGAAATACCTAGAGGGTACGTGCCACGGAAACAAGTGCATGTCGACATTGTGTTGCTTATGCATGATCCCGCGCGTGTTGAAACGTACGATGCCTTGTTTGATATCTGGGACAGCTTTGTACACTATGTAATCCCCAGTATGTACACAGTATGCATTGTATCACAGTCGGGTCAGACACATGCTGAAATTGATAATTGCAGCAAGCATGGTTTTGCACATTTGATGTATATGCTATCACTGCTTTGAGCACGAACATGACGCTTGATTTGAAAAAAAAGTACTATATAAGATTGTTGTTGGTTCATATAATGTCGGCATTGACTCATGAATCAAATACACATCCGCTAGAATCTTTTTTTGGACCTTATCAAGGCACGCATGAAACGCTTCGTGCAGATGATGCTCTTGCACATGAGACGTATAACTTGCCAGAAGCCTATGTTGGAAAGAATAAGTTTCTTGAGTCTATTTTGGACTGGAAAATACGTAGGGAGGATGAATTCTACACACGTGACCTATTGCCTTGGGAATTTACCGATGAGCTTCACATAGCATGGGAGATTTTCAGTTTCAATCGTACCTTAATTGACCTTGAACCGCATCAAGGTGTTCCGAGGTACGTATCAGCACAAAGCGAGCGCCACACTGACAATCTTTTAAGGAGAGGCCTGGCATTTATCATCGAGCACGGTTTTTACAAGACACAGCGTGGGAAACGCCATTTCGCCTTGAATTTGCAGCAGATCAGTGACGCGGTACATGTCACATGTTACTTTGGTGTTATCCATGCAATGTTGGGTGGTAATAATTATTACAAAGAATGGCAACGTAAATTTGGCCGGCAAGTAAAGCGTGTGAATGATTTGATGAGTCGAGAAAAACACCACTGGGCACTTGTTCAAAAGGAAGAGAATGGCTTGTACCTATTGGATGCGGAATTAAAGCACGAGATGAAACGTGAAGGCGTAGTGCCTAATATCTGGGTATGGCCTGATAAAATGGGAATTTATGCCAACATGGTGGGTGAACACAACATGGACTATCATAAGCGTGGTGAACTCGCAAATCAAAACCGAGAAAAAGGTGACCAGAAAGGTACATTCCGTGGACTACCTGTATTTGAAGCACAGTCATTTGACGTAGACTTTACAGGAGAGCCTATCGACCTCTTGATACGCGAGCAACAATGCGGTGAATACTTTTATATGAAGAATAATCAAAACATTATCATATACAGTGCAGATTCAGATAAATTTGAAACGGTTACTTGGACCGACGCTGATGCGGCGGCAGGATTAGCAGAATCTGACGGGTTTGATAATCCTACTAACAGCATGAGTTCACAAGGGTGGGAAAATAATTTAGATCCAGACGGCAATTTAAATTTAAAAGAGGAAATAACCGATGATGGAGACTACGACATTCTATTGTTCCGTCCAGCACAAACATACCGCATGGCGTCAGCTATACTAGCAAAAGGTGGTAGTGATACGGGCAGCTGCTATCACGGCCATCATGACTTCCAATTAAGTGACGATATCATTAGAAAGGTTCACGTCGGCCACTATACGTTTTACAGTAAAGCTGTAGTTAAACGACCAAAAAACTACATAATCGTCGAGAATATTTTTTCACAAGGCTACGTAGATGGTGAAGGTATTACGTTTCCATCTGGTGACAACAGGGACAAAAAGAAAGAAGAACTACGCAATTTCTTTACAAGTGTTCAAGAAAGCGGCGACAGGTTTGATTTAATTGCATTTCGCGTACCAAAAGGTACTGACCGGCACTTGAACAATGTCCTTGATATTACTGGACGCTTTGATTCAGGTATTTATGACCAATTGAAAACGCACAAGAGTTCTTCCGAAGAACATTTTCCACGCTCTGATGTGTTGTACCGGGCAATGAACGCGGAGCAAATTGACATGTATCGTGTATCACCAGGTGATGAATACTTGCAACGTATCAAACGTGTGAATACTGTATGTTGGCGTGGCATGCAATTAGATAGCAACCGAAAGATTACGCAATTAAATACAGGCCACTGGGGTGAGCAAATTTATCCTGGGGTTCGCAAGGTACGTGAGGGAGAGATGTCTTTCATGAAGGATATGCAATGGGCTAAGGCGATGTCGTTTGTACCAAGTACTAATGTTCGTCAAGAAGATAGGATGCCGCTACGAGTTCCTGAAATCTTTCGTAATTTTGCACAACGGCGTAATTTAGGCGATGGTGAACAAGGTCAAGATGACGATAATGTTCGTCAAGAAGGTGTGGTGCCGCGCGAAGGTGTATATGGAGATCTACTTAATTTCGAATGATGTAATTTTAACGTATAATACGTATAAATATGGTAGTGTATATTAAAAATGATTTGTACCTTATGTAATGAACCAATGATGACTTCGGGCAATGTGCGTCCTAATATGGCAACCTTTCATTGCTCGCATTCGTTTCACGTGTCTTGTCTCTTATCATATAGTAAGGAGAAACATACTACAATGTGTCCATCATGTGTTCCAAGTAACATTAGTTTGTATGCGAATTTTGGCGAAGACCGATTACATGCTATGCAGACTATTGTGGATCAACGACGCAAAGCAGTCAAAGTAGAAACCGGATGGGGATGGTTTAAAGAAAGTCCGTTAAAAAGTAAAATACGCAGTGGTACATCCTTGTCGGACATTCGTTTATCGGGGTTTATCCCCGAGCATTTAGTGGAGCAAGATATCCGTTGGAAATCATTGACATACAAGCTAGACGATTTGTATGATTTTGGTATCCGTTGGACACATATGCTAAACATGGGCTTCACGGCACAGGATTTCAAGACGTTTGAAGACAGGCATTACAGCAAGTGGGACATTACTGCGTCAAAAATGCTCCAGACAAGCATGACTATTCGCGACTTGGTCTCGTTGAAAATACCACTCTATCGTTTGCATGAAATGAAATTCACGTGGGATGATTTGACACGTATTGGTGGAAATTGTGAAAGTTTGCGGTCTCTAACGGATAGCATGGCGGATTTGAAAACCTACTTTGCACCGACCAACTGGGACACCATGGGCTTTACGCAAGAAAATATTAAGAAATACAAATGGGAACCAATTGAACAGGTTCGTCAGCGCCGTGCCATCACCGCCGGTGGTATAGTATTTTAACAACATTGTACGTAGACCATAAGAATGTGATTAAAATAGGCAATGTTGTGATCAGAGAGCTGTATTCGTAGTCATCGTCTTGCGTTTCTTCCACACTTACATGAGACATTTTATAGTAGCACGAGGTCCTATATACTAACAAAACGCGTCCTCTCTTGAGGCCTGTTGTAGTAATACGCAACGCATAGGTGAAAGGCTGCGACGGTTACAAAAAGACTGCCTATATGTGAAGAATATTGTATTGACGCAATAAGAGCAAGTAGGGTGAATACCCCCATGATAATATTGCCTATGAGAGTGTACCGCGTGAGTTGATCTTTCTCGGCACATATCTTTAGTGTATGTGAATGTGTATAAGTAACGGGGACACATTCCTTACATTCTTTACAGTGTACGTAAGACTGTTGCGTCATACATTCGCATCTATCGCAAAATTGCATCGGTTTCTGCCGGACAGGTTTTAGCCGTAAAACTATGTAGACATATTGATGCATGAGTATAAACACGATTAGGGTAAATGCCGACAGTTTGTCAATGATACTAGTGTATAGAATAGTCATTATAACAGAGTAAATAGTAAATGCGATATGCATATATAACATTCGTGTACCTTTATATATTACTCGGATGTTGAAGGCGTTTCCACCGTTCCAAAAGGCCTGTTTTAATGACGGACAATTTCAGAGGCACAGTAGCATTCCGTATCCATGGTTTATGACATGATTGGCATAGGTATATGGTGGTGTTCGCATTGTTTTCATCCAACACTGTGATAGTATCCCATGTTTCATTGCCACGAGCTGCCTTGCACCATTCACATGCAATTGTGCGGTACAGTTTTCCATGTTGCATGCATGTACCACAATAAAAAATACCATCGTGATAATGTTGGAAATCCAAGGTCATGAAATTTGCACAAGACGTGCAAATAGTATACAGACTATCATAAAACTGCAAGACACGGCCGAGCAGGTGTATACTTGTGAGTGGTGTTTGAGCACAACGTTTGTTTCTAATATCTTTCCTTTCTTCCTTAGCACATCGTTTCAAATACCTAGCATGGTTTTCACTGGCATCGTTTAAAAACGCGCTCTCCGCTTGGTAATTGTGACGCTTTTTACCATCCGCCTTATCACAACGTTTGCCACAGTATGCTTGCATCGTTTCATCGTCGATTAGTATTTTGGAATGTCCATATGCATACAGATTCGTAATCTTGCAGCCAAACATAGTGACAAACGATTTGAATGTCTTGCAGTGTAGACATACCAATGCCTCTTGTGCATAGTCTGGTATGGTTTCTGTTTCATACTTTCGTTGCAAGGCAGCGCGTTGTGCAATGTATATATGTGCTGGTAGTGTGAATATCCGTACGTTTTGTTTCCTATCGAATGCCTCTGCAATATCGCGTATAATTTCAAATTCATAGCGACTCAATGTCTGAAGCAGTGGTTTCAAGGAAACCTTAGACCCATCGTCTAGGTAGGTATTCTGTACGATATTTAATGCTTTGATGGTCTTCTTCTCTACATTAAAGTATTCCAACCATTCGAAGTTCATCTTACCATTGTGCCGGATGGCCATGGTGTATAGTAGTTTACTGTATTCATGTGGAACTACGGTACGACAGTCTTTCATGTGTGTTATGTCGTCTAATTTTTCACACTCGTTGATGATTTGCTTGGCCAAGGTATGCTTGGCAGGCCTATACAAATGATGTATCTGTTGCTTGTTCATGACAATGAGCATTTGTTCGACGCCTGTGAAACGCAGTGGATCTCGAGGATCAAAGTGTTTGCATTCACGTACGTTGTTCATCGCACTGGATACACAGTGTTCGAAATTATCCCAATTGTAACGGTCTTTAATTTCCGCGTATATTGATGGTATCTTGCGTACGGCGAAAATCAAGAATTCTTTAATGACATAGAACAACAGCTGCTGGTGATCTTGCATCATAAATTGTAACATCATCGGTTTGTTCCTTGTGTTAAACGCCCTTATGATGTGTATGCGATGTTCCAAGCTTGTACGATATGTGCATGTTTTGTACAGTCCCAAGATAGAACACTTAAGGCATCCAATAACAAACTGGTAGACGTCATCGTATTTCCGGCAGTAATTGGAGATGATTTCACGTAGGTTACGTATCGTACAACGTTGTGGCAATGCTTTGCTAATCAGATGTACGATTGGATTTGTTTTGCTCTTTGCGTCTGCGAAGAAAGAGCATTGTACTACATGGTTTAGTACATCCGACAACATGCCTTCATGGAACAGCATGGTGTCGAATAGCTTGATATCTGGTTGTAACTTGATTGGCGCACCGTCACCATAATCTGCGAGTAGCGCGTCATCGTCTGGTGGATTGTGGAGCATATGGTTCAATAATGGTATGTGCATGTCTTGGTACAAGGTTAAATTGTATTTCGTTTTCGCAGATAACTCATGTGTCTGGAGGATCTCGTCAACAGTATATAGTATTTTGCATACTGTCAAGTAGATTGAATGTCCATCCTCGGTGATATTCAGTGGATTCCATGGTATGTTTTCTTTATCGATGATATGAACTCGGTCTACAAAGTTACCGGTGAATAGCCATTCGTGTGGTGTGGAAGCAAATATTGGATAGAGTAAGGTATGTAAATCCTCTATCCATGGATAGATGCACCTTGTCATTGCTTCATTTGTCAAGGTGCCTTCTCGAAAAAAGGATACGCCATGCGCCATTGTTCATAGTATCGCTTACCATCCTTTTTAACTAGGCGGTACGCGCTTAGTTTATGCAATACAATTGGCGCAATGAGTCCATCGTAGGAATGCCTGGATGAACACACAGTGTCACCAATACAGTACTCGCCCTCCACGCCGACTATATTGCGATAGTGTTGTAAGACAGCGTCTTCTGACATGGACTTGCCTTCTGCACGTGTATGGAAATATGCACGACAAATATCATTGCGAGTACATAGCAGACATAACCCGATATCTTGCTTGTATTTACCTGTTCGGTTGTATTCTTCTTCTTCTTCTGGTAACAAGTACTCACGTACTATGAATGCATGTTCGCTATCCACACGTGTACCTTCACAGTCTGTGCCTTTTAGACACTGCCGTTCTTTACCAGTTGGTTCACATAGGTAACGTTCTTCATGTTTCCTACTGACCGATGGTATATCTGCGCGCATCTTCTCCAAGTTATTCATTTGATGGATATCAAACGTGTCCGTTGCTGGCTTTTGTAAAAAGAGCCGTAACCATGGAAAATCCCATGGTCGTAGATGGTTGGTAGTAACTGGTTTCAATTCATTCTTGGAGGTAAAGAAGTTGGTTTCCGCTTCAATGCATTCCGCCGAATTCTTTTCGACGTCTTCCATGGCCTTGACCGTTGGAAACTCTTTGATTGACACGTGTTTCGGTACAGTATTCACGGTAAAAGATGGCTTTTTACGTTTCACCCGGTGTCCACGTGGACGCTTGCGTTGTTTCCTTTTCTGTTCACGACTTGCATATTCTTCGGCCGAATCGGAATCGCTTTCATTTTTTACGTTCGGTTCCTTTTCCGCGCGAATTTTATTATGAAAAGCAGTCTCGAATGAATCTTTTATCGTACTAGACATTTTTACACGAGTACTTGGTATTTATAATACGTTTACGTATAAATACCCTGGTCAGGTGTTCAAATGAACAAGGAGTTACGGATCTCCACAGAAACGTTAAAGTATTTCAATTACTGTTACCACAAGTCTACGATATGTCATATATGTACGCATATGATCACTTCACAGTTGCTTTGTAACGGCATTGAGTTTCAGCGCAATCATACAACGGTTGACTTGCCAGCCGTTGAGGAAGAGAAAGTGGAACAAGTATACATTCCGCTATGTAAAGATATTGTGGACGCGGTGTTAACGTATGGATTTGTGACCATAATTGTGGAAGATGGCCTACCATATGTTATGCCAGTAGGAACCTACACCTTGTTATTTGAAACCACCATGACGGGATACACTTGGAAAGTAGTAAATCCAATCAACAATGAACAAATCACCAACGCGAGGGTATTCTCGCATTTTGGCTTCACACCATTGCCAGATGGAACCTTTGTCTCTATACTTAGTAAGGTACTAGACCGGATCATATACCTTAACAAATTGCGTCAGACATCGATTGCCATGGAAGAAAACCGTACAGAGAATATCGTCTACTCGGAAATTAAGGAAGTTGGGGATTATAGCAAGAAAGAAGGTGTTGACTATGATTTCTATGCTGACTGCGATGCAGGTGATATGCGTGAGGATATGAAGTTTGTACGCAATACCACGTCAGTTAGTGAATACAAGAAACAAATAGAACTTTACGACCAGTATTTGGGGAAAAGCCATGCGACAAAGGCTGCAAACGGCTTGGACAATGTCATACCATTACCAAATGGCCATGCATTAAAAGCACCACCGATGAATACTGGGCGTACGGATTTAGTGGCTATTCACAAGTCTGTTGAAGAAGAGATTTGTGCAGCGATTGGTATTCCACGTTCAATGGTTATCACGGATGGTGGAGGTCTTGGACATTCTTGTGATACACAAGGGACGCATGAAACCTTTATGTATACTATTATGTGGTGGAAAAAGAAGATTGGTACAGTGTTAACAGCATTGTATAATGAAATAAATTGTAGTAGTATTACAAAAGGTATTGACTTTACAAAAGAAGAAGATTTGCACGAAACCAAGGCCAAATATCTCTATCAAGTATACTTTCCAGTTACACCATACGTATGCAACGAACAGCTACGTCTGCTATATGAGCAGGGTGTCATCGCTTGGGAAACGTATGCCAAGTACGCGTTACTAAACGTTTCTCTGCCAGTTGAATTAATGCAACCAAAAGCACCAGTGAATGACAAGTACTATTTTACAGAAATACCTGAAACCGACGAGAAAAAACGCAAGCGTGTGAGCACCTAGTTGTGCATCTTACGGTCATAGGATTCTAGAATCGAATAGTCTACCTTTTGAATGTAATGTTTACCCTTATATTGCGACAAGCCAACATACACAATACCAGGTACACCACGTACTTGCAATTCACATTGCTTTTCACCTCTGGTGTCTGGCGTTTGGTTCAACGAATCACCCAATGCCTTTGCAGACAATTCCAAGCAGGAATTCTGTGACATATGTCCCATACGCTTAACATTCACACGAATGGTCAAATTATTTTCCTTCATAAGAGGTAACATATCTTCGACAGACATCTTTCGGCCATACAAATCCGCTGTTTGATACAAACGGTTATTCTGCTTCAGGCTGATGATAGTAGGGTTCTCTTCAAATAAATCCGCGCCTTTCTTCCTCAATTCCGCCAGGGTTTGTGTTTGTTTAGCAATGCTTGCACTTGTCATACGACTAATAGTCGATGTTGGAATAGGCACTAGATCCAAGCCAATACTGACTTTTGATTCCTCAGAAGGTGGGGGTAACGGGTTTTTCATACGGATGAAACTCATATAGTTAAAAGTACATTATATATATACTTGACAAAAATTAAATCGTCGAGTTTATATTTACTTAATAAATAAAAAATACTATAAAGCGGAGACCATGTACCATAAATGAACACAAGCGACTTAAGTAAGCGTTATCCAAAGGGGATTCCTGAAAAGCTTACGAAATACATTGCACAATTCGAATCCTTAAAGAAAGAGAAGGGTATTATTAGCATACGCCTGATGGCAAACTTTGGTAAGGATATCGAACAGTCTTTGCGTTATCAAACAGATATCTTTAGAGGCCTTGTAGTGGAAACTACCTCGGATTATGTACTTGGTGAGCGTGACAGGATGTGGTTTCATCCACAGGTATACACCACGAGGAAATTCGCGAAAACATCTGAATACGAAAGCGATGTGAGTGAGTTTAATGCTAATGTAGGACTCTACTCGGCACACGAGTTTGATGACATTGGGGGACATTCTAAGACTTCGTACGTCATTGCCGATGACTACGCGCAGGATGTCACCAGTAAATGCGTAGAACGGTGGATGTCTGCTAGTATGCAAATGAAAGATATCTACAATGATATGCACTTTGGAAAAATAGACGGAGAAAATCTACAAACACACTCGCGTAACAAAGTCAACACGCTAGTCACTGCCAAGGGGGAAGAGCATGTCTACAACGTGTTGTACAAAGGAAATTCTTCCTACATGTTCTATAATTACACCATTAAACCAGAGAAACTAGCCTTGGTGCACATATCACCACTCATGGGCTATGCACATATACCTACCAAAGAATTTGCCGTTGCTGCGGATCTCATGTCTTCGGAGGAGTTTATGGATATTAATGAATTTACTGAACAGCAGAGGAAACGTGCATATGTAGACTGTGATTGGAAAGGAAAAAACATTGTCAATACCTTTATTATGCGTAAACCGATTGATAATTACAAAGCCTTCTTAACACAACCGATACGGTACATGATGGAAAAAGGCCACTTTTCAGCAAATCCAATTGTGGATCAATTACCACCGCATTTGATATTGTTTCTAACACCAAATATGGCCAACGTGCCACCACAACGCTTGAGTAGGTTGCATACGCATATCAAACAAGATGTTTTTAAAATCGCCGTGTCGGAATCTTTGATAAGCGATTTATTTAGTAACCATTGGAAAAAACTCATTTCTAAGAAATATTTGCAGGATGATAACCTCATATTGCCTAGAGAGTTGGTTGCAGATTTCTTTGGCGAATAGACTCGAAACCAGCAGTTATACTAGGACCATTTAGTACGCTATATATCGTCTGCTTGAAAGGTATCTGTTTATGACGCCAGTAATTTAACACACGGCGTTTTTCAAAATTTAAACGTAAATAAGTCTTATCCATAGAGTAACGCTTATCTGATAGTAAACTAGATGTACGTATACATAGAGCTACTAAGCGCGCATACATCAGATCATCCATCAAATGCTCTATGCTTGCATTGGCCATATGAGACCATCGATGTGTGATGGCGATATGCGCTTCTTCCATATGGCCGTAGATACGAATAAACTTATCTTCGAGCGTTCTACCTCCTATGAAGATGGTATCTACGTCTTCGTTTAAAAATCCTGCTACCTTGTGGGCGAAACGCTCGTGTTCAGAGTCTTGTGTTGCTACCGTGGTGGTTTCGTGTTCAGAGTCTTGTGTTGCTACCGTGGTGGTTTCGTGTTCAGAGTCTTGTGTTGCTACCGTGGTGGGTTCACGTTTAGCATCTTGTTGTATCCTTGTAAACATTTTCAATATCCTGTATTTAATTTATAGTACAAAAGTTTGCTTAAAAGAATAATTATCGAATATATAATGTACGTATATTTATACTAAATGAGTAAAATCAACCATAAGCAAATTATTCAAGAAGCAGTCGCAGAATCCACGGAACAAGTTAGACATGAAGATTCATCCATTGGTGCTACGCATGTGCGCCGTGTAGTCGTGTCATGGACAGGTAATACTGAAGACTTAAAGACAGGTGCCAAGGTGCCTATTAACAATGCTGTTGACTTGTTTAAACCACAGTTTGATATTGAAAAACTAGACGACCAGGCGAAAGCTGCGATGAAAAAGCTAGACTTTAGTAAAGGTATTGTTACAGGTATTACCATGAAATCAGTCTACTCGAATGTAGATGACTCGATTACTATGGGGCTTAACTTGTACGAGAACGAACCCCAAATTGTGAATAAGGAAGGTCATTTGTATGTTCCACAAGCTTCTGACTTGGGCGTCACGCACTCGGCGTCTAGTGAAGGGTATGTAAATCTAGCCAGTGTATTGCCTTATGAGAGAGCGCGTCCGGATACCAAATTATATAGTCCTGAAAACCTATTGTCCAATCGATACATTGAACAGTACGGTGGATACACGCTTGAAAAACTCTGGGAAAATATCGTGCCGTTCCCCAATAACGATTATTACTATGTTGGTAAGGATCATATAATCCTTAAGGTTATTAACCGTAATTGGGAGATGTTGGGTATGAACATGGAAGCCGAAAAGACACGAGAAGGGGAGTTCCTTAAAGTTAGTAAAGAAGTGGTGACCAATGTTATCGACCAGTTGTATGAACAGGTGATTAAACAGATTCCTTATACTAAGTTTGAGAACTTGCAAGCACGTTTGCATAGTAATGCGCCCACGGAAACGGATGATGCGCGCGTCGTAGCGGAATTGTTGGTCGAATACAAATACCCTATGATGCAAGATAATTAACTTACTTATCTATATTATTTGATATACCCATAGGACGCGTAATACCTGCCATCAAAAACTCATAATTAATACGATTCACCGCTACCTTTCGTTTCTCTGGTGGTAATGCATTTACCATGCTAGCCAATGCTTTCGCCTGTTCCTTTGGTTCCTTGCCTGACATTTTCTTGAAAACAATGCTGCTTTTATACTACCTGTTTTGCAGGTCTAGCATTGGGATAACAAGGAACGTAGTCGCTTATATTCGCCTGTGGCCAAATACTAGTGTAGTATATTTGCTGTGTTCATATATTTTCGAAAATTCGTGTTTTTTTTCTCTCAAACAAAATTTTTTTTTTCAGACAGGGCCTCTCGAAAAAAAAAAATTTTTAAAACACAAAAAAAAACACGAATTTTCGAAAATATATGGACACAGCAAATATACTACACTAGTATTTGAGAATATGGACATATAGAGGACTACGTTCCCTGCTAACCCCATGCTAGAATCTCAAGCGCACTTTCCTTTTCTTAGGTGCTGTGGATTTAAGAATCTGATCAGGATTTTCAAAATTCTTAAACGTAAAGACTACCATCTCTCCCTTCCTTTGTCTATATTTTTCTTTAAAGTCTTCTAATTCCTCTTCATTTACTTTATATCCGTTTAATTCAAAAGCTCTATTATAACAGTTAAACGCCGCCGCCGCCGTTCTTGACTTGATATATACCTTCCCCATAGGTGCATAAAGGCTACGATCATTTATATAACGTAACAAAGCTTTCATAGTGTACGCAACAGACCTAGTACATATCTGACGAGTGCGTATATACACGAATTTTATTTCAATTGTACCCTTTTTATACAGTATTTCAACATAATTGTTATCCCCATTGGGCCCTTCATCCCGAAAAATATACTCGTTCTTATTCGTATCGTAAACACCAAGTAGGGTTGAAACTACGGTACCATCAACAGAGGTTCCAACACGAATACTATATTTTTTAGCGAATTTGATTTCGTCTACCAAGAAGACATCGTATGTCGCCTTGAAGTCTTGTAAGCGGATTAAGGGTTCTTTTGAAACGGTAAGTTCTGTTTTTTGTTCCGGCTCTTGAACGGTAAAGTCTGTATAGTCTGATTTTTTTTTTGCCATTTTCATACAGTATGTCTAGTATTTATATTCGCCATATCTAAATCAACGCAGAAAACAAAGTTACAATGTTTCACACTATCGACGACAGCAAAGAGGCACTGTGTAACATGTATCATCTATTTTGCTTCGCCTGTTTACCATTTCTAATTATTTCGATCATTCTCTTTAATATCTTCCGGGTAGGCGCGGTATTCACATGTATTTGCCTGGTGCATTCAATACCATGGGCTGGTGGGGTCATCTGGAAAATTGTTAGTATGCATATACTATATCACATGGACAACGCATACTGGCCAGTCGTTTACGACTGGTGTGTGGACGTATACGATGAAACCGTTCAAATATTCAAACACTTCGAGGCAGGCTTCAAATTAACACGCGCGTTAGGCAATATGTGTTCTGCGTGTATGATGTACATCATCATCGTGGGCATAGCATTGGTCATTTCCTTCGCACTACGTGAAGCAAGCGGTATACCAATGGCAATTTGGGCGGTAGGTGTTTTGATCTGCCTGGAACCATGGTATAGGAAAGTATCGTCCGGAATGGAAACCAAAACGCATGACCTGTACTATGCATGGTTGGTATATAAGGGAACAAAATGATTGTATATGCTCTCAATACTAAAGACCACGCCGCAGAGTACGTTTAAGATAGCGCTGGATATTACTTATGAGGATATCCTCCACGCGGTGGCTACGAAAAACACGAATAGGTTTTTACAAGGTATTATAAGTACATGTAAAGCATATCCCGATACTGTAGTATTTGTTATTTACAAGTATGGAGAGAATAGTGTAGTGATGGTGTATGGTGAAGAGCCGACCGCCATGATAATGGATGGCCACCGTTTGACGGACAAATTACCAGCCGAAGAAGGGTGTTTATATGTCTGGTGTCATAAGTTAGAATCGTAAATATCTAAGATCTAAAGGTCCTATAGGGTTCAAGTCCGCGCCTTTTCTAGGAACATACTTATGAAACTTAAATGAGAGTTTATTCTTAGATGGCAATGCTTCGAATGCTTGCTCGTCGCCTACGTACCCGTTTGCTAAGAATGCTTCGTACGCACTAGAGAAATCCGCGTATTCTTGCTCGTCGCCTACGTACCCGTTTGCTAAGAAGGCTCGATTATAACAATTAAATGCTTCGAGGGGGGTTTCTGAAACAATCTGCACAGAACCTGTCGTGGCGGTTAGATGTTTCCCGCCAATGTAAGTCAGTAAGGCTTTCATAGTATAAGCGACCGCTTTGGTACACACGCGCGTTTTTCGTGCACCTCGTCCAATACTGACGGACATTATTTCTATGTCTTTGTTATTGTACGCTATCTCTACATATCCAATATATTTATCTCGGTTTTTGACATTCGTGTGGAGCTTTATGACTTCATTACGCTTAAATTCTTTTAACATTGCCGTATACATATCCGCATCTATATCGTATATTATTTCCACAAGCAAGCTATCGTTTCCGTGGATGTATCTGTATAATATTTTTTCATTGGTAAGGCGTGTACCCTCAACTAATTTTAGTAGCGGGGCCGTGCTTTTAAGACCTGCGGTTTCAGCCATTTTTTTAAGTATATAGTTAATATATACTACACACTACTGTTAGGGTTTAGGGTACTGGTGTCATAAAGTGTAATTTACTATAAAAGATATAAACACTCTTGATAAATGAGCTTATCTCCTGGACAGCTGTACTTTCTAAATATGTATGGATACATAAAGTTAAACGAATGGCGGTTAAAATCAACCGACAATGTCGTTAACGCCAAGAGCTTTTGGCAATACCAGAAAGGTAACAAGAAAACTAACGGGTTTGAAAAACATCGGGACGGCATATCGAAATTCAAATGGTGTCTTCCTCAAACATACGATGTACCGGAAGTAAATGTCAAAAGAGCTAAATTAGCTATTCTTGGAGCATATAGCAAGGGCAGAATGAAAATATTATGTCCAACATGTGATCATATAAACGAGCATGGTATTAGAGACGGGCACAAAGCATGCGACAGGATGGGCTGTCCAGGCTATAACATAAAAATAATAAGTAATCATGATTAGTAGATACTACATACTGTTAGGTAAAAGATGGTACCCGTTCATAATATACGATGTAACTACTATGGCTAGTAATACTGCTAAACAGACAGCGCATGAAATCGACGCGGTTGCCAAAGACCATGGTAGACAGGTGTTATCTTTTTCCATTTGCAGCATAGACTAGTGTCTTTATAGTTTGTTTTTTTTCAAGTACCACATGAGCTGGATGATGGCATCGGCAATGTCGTCTTTCTTACGTATGCCGGTAGGTAATAATGACTGCACCATACGTACAGAATCCGCCTTGTTCTTCTTGTAATTGCTATTGCTTATTTTGAAATACTTACGCACAGCAAGTGGTGAGACCGGTACGCTAATTTCCCAGTAGAAGCAACGCCAGGCACATGCCAACATCTTCATCCTGGCTTGAATTTGATTCTCGATAAGAAGTATATCAATATTATCAAACATTGGACTCTTAGTAAACTCGTATGCCATGTACGGATAGTCCGTACGTTTATCACGTGGTACCAACGCGAATAAATCTTGTGTGCCGTAAGTTAACTTGCCATTTTCCCATACCGCATAGCCACAGTTCCTAGTTCCAGGATCAATTGATAAGATCTTCATAGTACCTCTTACGAATATCTTCTAACGAACCGGACGGATGAAATACGTCTTTTACACGCAAGCGTATTGGTTTTCGCTTGGGTAAACACGTTGAATACCAACCGAATAACCATGGGAACACGATTGGTATGTTATGTCGAGCAACTTGTACACGCCATGCCCTGGCAGGCATTGGCCACAATGTGTAGTGTGTGCTTGAAATGACTGGTAGCAAGGGGACTCGAAATTTGAACATCCCATAGCGACGTGTATAGTATTCTTTAACCTCGTGGAGTACAATTTCTGGTGTCCCTCCTGGTACCAGTATAACGGACGATGTTTTCAATGCTTGCGATATATGATATTGTGTGGCTGGTATACATCCTATTTTTGAAATAATATAGCCAAACAATGGAATGTAAAACAAGATGGGTGCAACGGCAAACCATGTAGTGGCCTGCGGTTGCAAATGAATGCCTAATAACGGCCCCAGGCAAAAAATACCATGCGGATGGCATGTGACAAGTACTTTGTCTGGTACATTCACACTATCTATGTGATAAAACCACTTTTCAAATGGCAAGGATGCCAGTAACCGGCGGATGGCGGAGGTCCTCTCGTACTTGATAAGCATGCTTTGAACAATACCACCGCATACCATAAGAAACGCAAAGGGCATCCCTAATAGACATAGGATGGTTAGTATGGGCATGGTACACACCCATAGAAACAAGAGTACGATGGATATGAGGATATATAGCATATAGTGCAGTATATAAATCAATATATACTTGGTGAATGCAAGCTAGCCGGTGGCGTAGTATTTTAATGGGTGATGTGAATGACTTGCGTTCGCGTTTGTTGGCATCGCCTGAGATAGAAGCCTTGCCATTGGATGAAATTGAACGTGATATCACACGGACCTTTCCCGACAAGTGGTTTAAAGAACATCATGATAGAATCCGCAATGTGTTACTATGGTACGCGTGGACCCATCCAGGGCTGTCTTACTGCCAAGCGTTTTCATTCTTAGCATTTAGCTTGTATAAAATGTATCATATGGACGATCCCCGACATTCGATGGTAGATACCTATTATAGTATGCATACGTTAATCTCACTCGTGCGTCCAATGTTTCCGTTAAACAGTCAAGATATCAAGCCCGTGGAGTTTACTCGAGCGTTTCAGTCTTTGGTGCATATTAACTTGTTGGTCGTTGACCATGTTCTAGCAGAGAAGGTGTTTGAACATAACATTGTACAATTTTACGTGCTCAATGGTGTGCCTACATTATTTACGAATTGGTTTTCTGTCGAAGAAGGTCATCAAATTATCGAGTTTCTATTGGATGAACGGAAGGAACGTATGTTTAGCAATATTGTGAATTTCGTGAGCGCCTTTATTCTCGCGTATAGGGAGATATATATTCATTTCACCACCGAGCACTTAATGCTGTATGTACGTCAGAAGAATGTGTTCCAGGTACCTAAAATCATCGCTGTCGCTAGATGCATTGATACATAAGTTACGGTATACCTTACATAAATTAAAACTTTAATGTATATAAGGAATCAGGTGTCTACTAAATGAGTCAACTCCATCAAACAATATCCAATGCTGTATCACTTGTTTTCACGGCGGTCACGGGTGTTATGTTAGGGATCAACCTTGGAAATTACGTAAACGACAGCAACGATCAAAAATACACCAATTCGTTCATATTCACACTCATGTCTATGGCGTTATGCATGCTTAAATTTGTAATCCATCTAATGATAGCCATTCCGGACGGTTGGACATACGACATTGGTTCTAACTTGCGACTAGGTGCCGGTAGTGTTCTATTAGCATTTAACGGCATATTATTGGGTACGCATTACAAGGATGAATATAGGGATAGTGTTATGATTATATTTTTCCTCTTCGTTGGCGATAGATTATTAAACTTATTCTTAACATATGAATCACTTGCAGATAGTTTCAAAGCCTTACGTGACGAGGATTTTTATAATAGAAAATCCGCCATAGCCATTGCAATGTTATTGGCAGGGTCTGTTACCATCTCCGCACTTGACTTTGGCATTTCTGATCATTACGATGATGATCAAGGCGAATGGCTCGTAGCTCTGATTGGTATTATTGTAGCTGGAGTGCATCTTCTATTAATGTTAGCAGTGTTAATGGATTTGCGCGTATTAGGACCAAATCTTGGGTTTGACATTGAAGCATATAATAGGTTGCCTGCAGTTAGGTCGCTTGCTACCGGTGCACATGTTGCTCTGCTAGCTATTCATGTCGGTCATTTGTCTGCTGGTAGCCATGAAAACATGGCGATGCTTATTGCTCTTCAACTGTTAGTAGTGGTCGATGTTTATGGACGCAACGACGGCAAAACGGTTCTTTAAAATATGCCATATTTAATACCTTTACTAAACATAGTTTCTTCATCTGATTTGTCTTCCTCGTACGCTTTCTCATCTTGTCCCGCCTTGCGTATCAAGTAACGCTCCTTATCAAGGCGCTTACGCATGAGTTTGTCTTTTGTTTTTTTCATCTTTTTTTCAATCGCCTTTTTCGTCATTTTGCGGTTGTTCTTGTCGTAAACGTGTCCCGGCATGGTTAATTCGCGTTATTTTTCGGTTCTGCGTTCTTTTACACTTAAATTTTGCAAATGCAGTTGCTTCATATACAGTACTGCGTGCGGTGAACTCTCTACCAAGTACCTTGTCGTGTTTCATGGTGTTGGCCCGCGTTTTTAACGAATGGCAGTTAGGACATAGTGCTTGTAGGTTGGAATATTCATCCAGGCCACCGTCACGCAATTCAATGATATGGTCAATTTCAAATGTCGGTGGCAATAGCATGTCACAGCATGCACACCGGTATTCCGTCCGGTAAGCGACTTCTATCCGATGTGTTGTTGAATAGGAACGCTTACTAGGTATTGGTATACTTTGTGCGTATTGTTTGTTATACCATTTCAAAAATAAAATGGCTGATTCCAGTGTAATATGCGTTTCATCGTAATTTAATGTTTTTCGAGTACTAGATTCCATCTCATGGAATAACCAAAAGGTATCCCTACCTAATAATACTTCTAAATCATTTCTTAACATATACTAGTCAATATTATACTATTTATATTATTTGGTGCGCTTTTTACGTGCCTTTGGTTTGAGTAAATCAGGCCCAAACTCGTCATTCATTGCTCGCTCAGCAGCACTTTCACGGTCACCGCCTTCAGCGTCTTGAGCGCCTTCGTCATTCATACTGGCCAGATCACGCCTAATATTGTCACGACGCGTTTCATCCATACCTTTGTCGATGAAATCATTTATTTCTGGTGCAATTTTTTCGATCTTATCTAACATTAACAACGTCATAAGTAATGCATCGTCCTTTCGTACTAATGTAGCCTGTTCATTTTCAGAAACGTGTAGTCGTCGATATAGCTCTTGGTTATCTGTATATAGCTTATCCCTTTCTTCCTTTACGTGATTAATTTCAATGTTTAAGTTACGTACCCTTCTTTCAATCTCCCTTTGAACCGCATCGCGTGCGTCCAGTTCTATTGTCGCATTTTGCTTTTTTAATTCAGTTAATTCGCCCGCTAAACCCGTATATAACACTTTTATTGCTTCAATTTGATCATCTTTAGATTCATTTGCCTTTAGAGCGTCATCTAAAGTTTCCTCAGCGTCTTTATTAGTTTTAACGGCTGAACCTATTCGGTATTCATGTCCGATATTAATACCCATTTCAAAGCGTTCATCTGGACGTGCATGTGAGTAAGCTTTCCCCACAATACACTTACGAATCAACTCTGGATCATTGCCTAACTGTGTCATATACACGTCCGTCAGTGGCCTGACTACCAGACGTCTTTTTTCACGTGGTATACCTTTGTCTGATGTAAAACGGCGGTTAAACGGATTGATTTGAATGTCCATAACAAGCGTTTGTCCCGGATAAATAATCTCATTGGACTCGTTAATCATGGTAACAACACCCGCAACTTGTGCAACACTTCCTTGTTGTTCATAGCCTTGTTGGTCAGGTTTGTACTCGGTCAATGCAACGCCAATAAAGTAAACGTCTTTTAAAATCTTAATCCTACAGGCGTTTTCATCCACACCTACAGCAAGACCAGGATACCCATTCAAGCTTGAAAAGACATGCGAATGCGCATCCACCATTTTGTTTTCCTTCCGCGTAACAAGCAATTCTTGTTCTTTAATGTCATAGCATTCATCTGAGCGATCAATTGGAAACAGTTTGTGCGCCTGGCCATTCGTTCGTGACTCCGCCATCTGCTTAAAATCGAACTTGACATTGATATTGAACCCTGGCCCCGCGATACGTTTTGGTCGTCGGTTGAAGTTCATATTATACAGTAAATTGCGTCAATATATAGATACATTTTTTAGTTAGGTACTACATTAATAGAATTTCGATGTGCGGCAGCAGGATATAGTCGTCTTGGATGCGTAACGCCCGTTTAATTTGACCATCTGATGGAAGCCTAGAAATACCATGCGAAACAATCCCCAATGGTATGTAAAGCTTACGTCCGACACTTTGGAATACTCTTTCTTCACCGTTGACAACACCAAACACTTGGTAACATGAGTCGCCCTCGAACGCGATATTTGGCTTTTGAATACCACTAGGCGTATAGTGTGTGACACCTTCAACTTTAGCATAGACCAGGCCGACACGGTCACCGCGTTTCACCTTACCAAAAATATTGGCTATCATAGAACGTCCCCATACATCGCAGTTATACAACTTGGTCAATAAGGATGTATCCGCCATCATATCGTTACGCACTACCCCAAAGAAGTTGTACTTGGATGATACATCTTCTTTTGGTCTCTGTTCTTCTTTGACTTCATCATATGCATGTGGCTTGCCGTCAAACCCCTTTGGCAAATTCTCGTACCCAATGTTAAGCGGTAGTTTGCTTTCACGCAAAGAAGCAAAATGATTCATCGTTGGAATATCAAGCACGTCATTCATCCGATTGTTGCTAGAATTTTCCCTAACAAAAAGCACGGAACCTACCCTGTATTTTTGCTCGTACTTGTCCATCCATGGCCGTATAATAATTGGCAAGGATGTCGTCACATTGGTTTGTTGTGAAATCTGCGAGTTATGCAAGGTAGGATTCATTAAATCCTGCATGCCTGGTGGCCCATGTCTCCCACCACTTGGGCCCGATTGGTATGCAGTTACACTAGAAACACCTGTATGTGGTCGGCCAGGATACGTGATCATTTAATGGTATATGTAATGGTATATATAGTGTGTTTTTCACATTTAATTAAATTCATATGGTTTAATGCTAGCTGCGTTGGCTTTTGACTTTTTAACCGCTAGGCTGTTATAGTACTTTAGCAATTCTAATTTGTGCTTGGATAGTTTCTGCCATTGGTCCATTTCTTTTAGCAAGAGGCGTTTAGTATTACCGGATTGTACGGCCATTTGGTGTTCCTGCATCAGGCGTTGCATTTCATTGACCACTAGGATTTCTTTCGACACAACCATGTGTGTATTCATGCGGTGTTTTTCGTAATGTGTTCGAATAATATCTATGGTAATACCAGGTACTGCTAACCCCTGGCGTTGTAGAGGCTCCTTAATTTCATGCTCAAAGAGTTGATACTGAATACGATAGATTTCTTCAGACGATACTTTGCCAGTTAAGGTTTCTTCAATGTCATTCATCTTTTGAATACACGAGGCGTCTCCACCACTGTGTGCACATATCGGACAGTCTTCTGTACTCGCCTCCATCACGGGGCATGGTTCATCCATCTCGCATTCTTCTAATAATTCCATATGGATATAGTAAGAGATGCTTATATAGTTATAAATCATCTATTTCATAAAATCCCTCTATAATACGTTCGTTATTCACCTCCTCGACTTGGAATATCTCGTCCAACAGGCTAGTAAAGTCCATGGTCTCGTAGCATTTTCCATGACACTTGTCACGTAGTATGGTACACCAGGTGATGAATGCATCCTCCATGGTACCTGTATTGTAGACGGTGCCCTTGTAAAAGACACCATATTCACCATACCTATACAAGACCAGTGGCACCATTGAACGTTCAATACCATCCATGTGTTTCCATTGTTGATTCTCTTCAACTACAAAGTATTTCATCCAGTCTACGCTGTACACGTTCTTAAAATGTGATGATATCATATGCATATGCACAATATCACATACCGGTAGAAACTCGATGATTTCTTCGTATTCACTGTACATGACTAACTTTTGCAGGTAATTAATGTACCCCGATGGCCATCGTGCATACATACTAGTAAATGACGACACTGTATCACCCAACTCATCATGTGCGGATATCTCCTTGTCACCATACAAGATATGACTGTTCCATATTGTTTTCAAAATATCATCACGGAAGCGTCTGGTTACAAAATGCTTGGTTTCCTTCTTAATCCATGTGTCAAAAATATGCGGTGGTGTTTCCATGTGGTCTATTGGCCATCGTAAAAACTGACGCATCGTTTGATGAAACCAATAAAAACGTGACAAGCCAATCATCATACCTGTTTCCGTTAAACGTACATGTTCACCCATTTGCGTGGTATAAGCTGACACGTTGAACACTTCTCTTGAATGCCCATACAAGGTATACTTGGCACATACACGCCACATGACTTCCAACAGGTCGGTTAATTCCCGACATGGTTTTAAAGTTTTCCATTTCAATGAGATAATGTCCATCATGCTTATGAAGGTTGAAAAATCCCACTCGCCCGGTTCTTGATCAAACACGCGTAGACTATGCTCTTTGATATAGTCATCGTCCAGCACAAATGGCGCATCGCGGTACTCAATATCGATAAGCGATAGTATAATAATCCATACAAACATACTTTGCGTCCACCCTATTAAACACCCAGGGATGGGCACGTACATATCATGGTAATTGCGAACCAAGTAGTCGGTACATTTTTCACGTAGAGTACGTACGTCTTGCTTATCGTACGTCATTTCACGCAGATTAACGGACAGAATCATGTCATACACGTCTATCATGTACAACATGCTGTCTGTATGCGTATCACCAATTTTAATCGCCAGCGCCTCTTCCATGGTGTGTACCCTATATACCGACTTGTACGATGTTTTAAACATATCTTTTATAGTATTTATATAGTTATATAGTCCTCTGAATGGAAGACTTGAATTTGTATAGAAAGAACAAGCTTATCGTCGGCAGAAAATATATACATAAAGAAAAGCAATGGGTCCACGGCTTCGTGTACGCCATTAAATTAAATGATAAAGAGGTGAAGTTTGGTAAAACAGACGTGCCGGAAGATCGTATTAAGGTTGTGTTGAATACTATTAAAAATATGAATTATGGAGAAGTCCCAAATCCCAAATTAATAGAATTGGACGAACCATGCGAGGTATGGTTTTGGAACACTCCTATCCCAAAGGAGATAGAAGACAGTGTTAAGCGCGTCTGTGGTCGATTTAGACCATATCAAAAGGGCCTTCTCCACACGGAAATATTCAAAGTCGACTGGAATAAGTTTTTAAATATTGTAAGGGACGTTGTCCTGATGGAATATCTTAAATTTAAATACATCCGTCAAGACCCAGTGTTACAACATACACTGGAATCCTTATTTGCACGACCCTATCCCAATATAGACATTCGAAATATATCCGGCGCCGAATACGAGGTCTTCAAGTTAAAGCTTTGAGTAAATACAAACACTTGTTCTTTGACATAAAAAGTACCTTTGCACTGCACACTGCCTTGGTATTTAACATGCTGGTCATAGATAATGCATGACATCTTGATCTGGATAACAGCAGGATGCGTGTAGGCATGTAAGGATAATGCATAGGATGGTGAATAGGGCAAGTGTTCCATCATCATATTGCCTAGTGTTTGATTCATGTATTTAAAGTAAGTGTGAGCATACTTGCAGTCAAGTAAGCGTTCGATAGCTACTTTTTGATTGGGCAATACTTCGTTATTTAGGTACATTGGTATACGTTCGCAATCGAGTATAAATTGTTTATCTATGGATACAAGACCTTTACCTATTACCCACATCATATGTACTTGCAACTGTTTTTTATATACCTAATATCCCATTTCAATGTAACGGTCATTATTCGTATGATACAAGGCGCACGGCCCTTTCGCATTTCAACGGATAAAATTCATCCACTTGAAACACCCCAACTACTGATGCAGTACCGTTACATGCGATTACTATTCATACTACTGACGAGTTTTAATTCATACTATGCACCTTTAAATATACTGTACTTATTCTATTGGCTATTTGCGGTATGCTGGTGGGAAGAATTCTACAACTTGCGTTTCAAACGGGCCATTCTTGCAAGCAGTTTAGCAGCTAAAGTTAGTGTTGCATTGATTATTATCTATGGAAACCTATGCTATATCCCCATTGTATTGTGGGGTGTGTATATTACGTACTTGTCTACATGGTTTGAATGGGGCTTAGAAACATAGAGGTATTTGGTCCATATTACGTACACATGATGAAGTCGTGACATCTTCAAGTAAATTGTACAGTTCTTGTGGATGCATGGAAACAAAGGTTGTTTCCGGTACGATGTCTGCGGCTTTCAATGCTGCCAAGCATATTTCGCTACAAAACCACCGCGGCGAGTACCCAAACCATGTCGGCCAATTGGGGGTTATGTTTAAATAAGCGTTTACTGGCTGTAAGAAATAACCTAAATGATTAAAGCGTTCTCCACGGTGTGCTTCGCAAAACGCCAGTACTTGATTATACTGACGTGCTGAAACGTCTAAACTTCTAAAGGACCATTGCTTTCGCGAAAAGCGTTTCTTGGTGAGGAAGACAGTACCGTTGTAATGGATACTACATGCACGTCCAGAGACAATTTCATCCTTTTCATGATTGTCTGGAAAGAATAGTTCAACATGTATCTTAGGGTTGCGCTTGGTAGATGGTGCTAGGCGTGCAGCCATTGCGTTTAACCAATGACGCTCCATGATTTCTGGATCGTTCTCCAAAAAACACGCATACACGATAGGCATTTACATAACAAGTATTAAGTATTTATACTTTATTATTCAGTATCCGAAAAGGTTATACCCCTCAATTCTTCCAAGTCGGCTTTATCGAATTCTAAATATTTAGACGGTTTACTTATTTCTGCACCTGCGCTTGAATCCGTGTTATAGACATGAAGTATGAACCTTTTAAAGCCTACCGTCCTATTAAAGTTGTCGAGTATGTAATCATCAAATGCTTGGTCACTTAAGTCTTTTTCTTCAAAATCACTATTATCGGATGAGCCATCTAATGCGCTTGAAGCCCGTTCATAGTCATCAAGTATGAACTCTTTAAAGTCTACCGTCCTTTTAAAGTTGTCGCGTATGTATTCTTTAAATGCTTTGCCATCTAAGTCGTTTACGATATCTATCATTTTGTCTATTAGTGCTTTAATATTCTCTTCACTCTGAATAAAACTGTCCTCATATACATTTTTGACACGTGTTATGTATTCTTCATTTGTTTCACCATTCGTTTTACCAGGCAGCTCGTCTTTTTTCATTTTATTTATAATGCTTTGTAATTCTCGTAAAATGTTTTTAATCTCTGATTCCAACCTACCGACGTCTGTGTACTGTAATTCTTTTAATTCTTGTAGATATTCAGATAAAGATGTCGTTGTATTTTCTTTTCTTTCCCGCATGTCTTCAATCATACTTTTGCGTGCCGATTCCTTGTAGTTAAATGGCCCGACATCAGTACTATCAGAATCACTATCAGAAAAAGTATCATCATATTCCTCTAGAATATCTGCGGGGAGAGGTGGCAATTCATATTCACTTTCATCAGAGCTAGATTTATCAGTATCAGATTCACTTTCATCAGACGAACGATCAGATACATCATTCGACGTTTTAGCATTCGAAGCTTTCTTATACTCGTCCTCATACGCTTTAATATACTCGCGTGTAAAACCTCGACAGGTACGTACATATTCGGCGTATTCTTCATCAGTATACTTTTTCCACAGGGATTTACCCAAGGCGCTTACCCTGTCAAGTGCGAAATCTTCAGCATATTGAGGTATGTCCCGTCTATTTATGAACCCTTCACTTACCTGAAAGATATACTGGTGATTCCTCACAGAGAAGTGTCTAGGCATAGTACCAAGCGTTAGTGTAAGTAGCAATGTCTCACACTCGCGTTCAACGTCTTTTACTATTTCCTTTTGACGCCTATCGACTTCCGCTCTAATCTCTTGCTTCTTACGCTTACCACTTGATATCATCGCTTGATGTAAGTCCTCGTGTATATTGGTCTTATTAGTGTAGGTAAGAATTCTATTGTCACGATATGCTTTATATGTCGCCATTGGGAGAATGCGCTCGATATCCTCCGGTTCCTTAACTTCCTCCGGTTCCTTAACTATGTTCCTCACGGCTTTGTATTCCTTTTTGATGTCCTTTTCCCACTTGATTCTATCATATTGATTCTTTAGGGCATTTAGATACTTTTCAGCGTTGACATTCTCCGACTGGTAGTATGAATGGCGCAAGTACTCTTTAAGTTTCTCGCCATTTTCTCCCTCGCCTAACGCCGTAATAGCTTCCCGTAGGGTTTGTTTATCGGCCATAATATCAAGCCTTTTTTTAAAATCATTCTTTCTATCAAGCCTTTTTTTAAAATCATTCTTTCTATTTTGAACTTCAAATATCTGGTCTACCAACATGTTGTATTCATCGTCCGGCATTTTATGATAGACGGTGGTGCATATATAATGGTTTTTATTTGTTTACAAGTATAAAAGAATTAGGTCCACTAGTATTATGTGTAAGCGCAAGCTACCTGACGTTGAGAATATGTACAAGGCATTGAAACGCCCAGGGAAACCGTATCATTGGATACTGATGGTGTCTCTACTCGTCTGTTTACTGACCTGGTGCATTACCGATTTCAAGCATGGTATTCATTACATACAACCAAATACTCGTCATTTTACACGCAAGTCGGTCTTTATCTCGGGTGTCGAGTACGAAGACGAAGAATACCGCTCGTTAAAGAACGAATTAGCATGGGAAATGAATTACGCCTGTGAAAAAACCTTGAACGATGTTATTTTTGCGTTTCAATTTGAACACGATCATAATAATCGCTCCTTTGCTGATCACATCTTTGCGCTTTGTAAGACTCATAGGGTGTTTGGTAATGGGGAAATTATTCATCAACATGGACAAATAACATGCAATGAAGAATACGCAGAGGTCTACAAACATAAGACACGTGCCGCGTCTGTCACCATAAAGGGCATTAATATCGACACGTGGCAACTCACCGAGTACGAATCGTCGACGGCAGAAGAAGCATGCATGATTCAACACGCTATAGACATGTTGAATGGTCTATGGTAGTATAAATATCCATTTAGACATAGTATATGGATGATAACATTGAGGATATGACGCGAATCTTTTTTAAATTACATATCTGCGCGGTCTGTGAGAGGTACTATACAGAAATAGACAACGTCGGTGCACATACATGTAGGTATCATCCAGGTGAATACGATAGTTTTAATGACAGGTACACTTGTTGTTCGGAAAAGCGCCGGTATGGCAGTACTGATTATCATCGTTACATGAGTTTTACACCAGATAAGCCTCATGCGTATCTGGATTTTTCAAAGGGGTGTACACCATGCGACTGTCGGTCAATTTACTATAATCCGTTGCCATATGAAAACGTGGATGTCAAAAAATATGCACCTATGCTTATCTTTATGAAAGACGTTGCTAGTCGTAGTGGGTATAATGACACTACGCTAACATTAGAACGAGTGAAACGTTAGGGTTAGACCTAAAGATGTGCAAATGACTTCTTCATAATGTCATTCTTATACTCTTTGGTACGCTTATCATGCAATACATGCAAGACGAATACACCACACAATAGTAGAAGGAACAAGTACCCTCTATTAATTCGATTCAATGATATACAGGTATGTACATCGTCTACCCACCAGTAAGTGAGTGTGCCTGTCAAGAGTTGTATGATCATTTCAGCTACCCAAAAGTAGAATTTGTTAGACGGAACACTATCAGAAACCATAAGACAGGCCATTTGCTTGTACCAAGTATTGTATGAATGGTATACTTTGTATACGGCATTTCCTAGGATTAGAATAGGTAGTATTACTTGAAAGGTGTGACAGTCATGATAATCAAAGGCCACCAGTACCCACACGAGTATGGGGATATGGAACCGTTGTATGAATAGTATATAGATATTTGGCGTATTCATTTTTAAAGTCCTACTTATATATATATATATATATATATAGTTATACTAAATGTGCACGGCAGTATTCGGTCATGTTTTCCAGATTATTGTAGTCCTGGTTATACTTACACTCATACCTCTAATAGCCTATTTCACAGTGGGGTGGTCAATGGCTCAGTATTTTATAACGGGTATAGCATTGGGCTTCGGCATCGCCCTACAGCCATTATTTCATCATATGATTAACGGAGTAATATTTCATCTGGTGAGGATGGATACTGAGGGTTCAGTTACGATTGATAAATATACTGGCGAAATCTGCCGGGTAGGCTTAATTCACACGTTTCTTAAACTGTCTGATGGAAATATAGTGATGATAAGCAATTCCAAATTAGAAGAGCATCCTATCGTGGTGAATAAATACCCAAGAACCGTGCCTAAAGACCACGCCCCGTCAGAAAGACAACCGTTGATATTGACAATAGGATAATACCTATTTGTAGTGTAGTCACGTCACACATCATACCTACGTACCATATCTTTAAGTACTCTTAATTGCTTCTTGTAGCTGTTTATTAAATCGAAAGATACCTTCCGTATCCAGTGTTTTTGCATAGTAAAACATACGCATGTCACCATAATCGTAGTTGTGTGTTCGATTATATTCCAATGTTAACCCAATGGTTTCTGCCAGGAGTGCGTCTCTTGATAAGAAAGGTTTAGAGCGCCCAATATCATCCGGTGATTTACGCTTCATGATTAACCCATACTTATTAATATAGTCTTCGTTTTTTCAAACGCAGTTTGTCATGCGGTTGGCCCTTGGTATTCTCGTGTACTGCTAAGTTGGAGACTCTGAAGACATGTGTATCGTCTTTGGTTTCTATTTCAATAAACTCCTTACTTGTATTTGCGTCCAGTAGCTTACCTAACTGTTTGACATTTTCCACCTTGCGCTTATTCACGGACTTGATACGGTCAAATTCTGTCAACCCCACAGTATCTACATGTGATTGAGGTGCTATATGACTAACGATAACCATGTCTTCCAAGCCATCGGTGCTTTGCACATCATGTAATATATTCGAATAGTCTTCCTCCTCATCATCCGAATCTTGCAACTGGTTCAAACATAAGTTGGTAAACACCATACCGCCATAGCATTCGTAATCCACTTCTTCATAGTATGGATACCTTACACGCACTTTAAAGTCAATGACCCTTGGTTGTATATATATACGTTTAACACGTCTGTTACGGTAAACTTCAAACACCACATCTTCTGATAAGGATAATATAAACTCGCGGTCGGTTATTGGTACTTGTGTATCGGTCCATGGTACAGTGACCTTACCATGCATATCCACCTGGTACGTATCGCCGGATATAATACGCATGATAATATCATCGTTCTTAAGCCCCGCTTGGTCAGCAGCTTGAGCAGGCAGTACTTTTTTGACACGTGTCCCCTTGTATTGCGAGGCGATATTCTTGTAATCCATGTAGTCTGGTGTTAATACCTTTTGAATAATACCCCACGTAGGTGTTCGCAAGCAACAGGTGGCGTAGGTTGCCCATTTTGTGAAGAACGAATACACCATTTGCATTGGTACCGCGAGCCCTAGACGTTCACTATCTGCCACGGATGCTGTGCAGATACCAATCACCTTATTCTCATAGAACAAAGGCCCCCCAGAATTCCCACCATTCAAAGTGATGTCCATTTGAATCATTCCTAAACCTCTGCCCGAGATAACGCCGTCACTCAATTGGTAGTCCTCTTGTAAGTTTGGAAACCCAATTGCCTTGCATTTCTGCGAGTTGCCTTTTATCATGCTGGTGGTATCCAGGACCAAGTTAGGTACATCTTTTAGGAAAGTCTGTACATCGTTTCCCCACCATTTAGAATGCTTAGCATGTGTATCCACTTCCAATATGGCCACGTCCAACTGAGGCACTACGTAAATAACCTTCGCACTCAAGTAAGACGAGGCACGACGTGGCCATTCTAGTAGACATGTACGCAGCGGCAAGTGACGCACCACATGAAAGTTGGTTAGTAAGTAACGGCAGTTACGTTTTTTTGGAAACTTGCCAAATATAGATGGATTAACAAAAAAACCAGTACCACCTGTTTCGTATTCCTCATTATACAAGTACGGTTCCATATGATTAAAACCCCTACTCACCCCTATGACTTTACATATTGATTTCTTGGCGAGCTGTGTCTGTGATTCGTTCATTTAATCTAAATATCTCATCCTTTATAGGTATAAACTATAAAAGACAACGATAGTCGCTCTAGATGGAGTATACTCTGCAGTTCAACCGTATGGTGCGTATGTATGAAGAATCGTGCAATAATAATATCATACGGCATTTCTTCGCACAGTTGAGTAATCTGCGACCGTTGTACATGTATGCGTTGAGCAATGCTATCGACTGCGACGAAAAATTAGTTAAAGACGTTATTTTACATAGTGTTACATACGAGACATGGATGAAAGATATTACATTAATAGATATTAGGAATCATATAGTATTCCTAATATGGAAAGAGTTTAAAACAGTCATCGCTACAGAGCCGTATCATCTAAACTGTCGCTTTGTCGAGTTTGATAGAGTATCGACCATTACACCAACACAAACCAAAGAATTGGGCATTTTAATAGAAACTATCTACTACATATACCATGTACATGTGGTAAGAACACAAAGTGTGACCGGCAAAGAATATTCATTTCACGAGTTTATTTACACCAAACCGTTAGCAGAATCAGTAGAATATGTATTCGACATCATGATGTCAGTCATACGCCCTTCATGAACATGTCCCACAGCCCCTGGCTTCATATCCTTGCGAAATAGGATCGCATGTGGCAGGGTTATGTGCACTACAGCATTTGTTTTGCAACCATTGTTCTTTGTATTCAGCACATGTTAGACCAGTATTGTCAGCACTTGACGCTACACATACTGGGCAAATTTCACAGTTACTTTCTTCAAATCCAGTAGCACATGTCTGTGTGATGACCCATACGCCAGCAGTACACGAGATACTACACGAGCCAAAGTTAAGTTGGTTATTAGGTTCCACAATACCCAGGCCACTAGCATCTGTACCGGCAGCATTTTGTACTACACAACCCAGTGCTTTCCATTCGGCATCTGTTTTTACAGGACATGCATATGTATAGGTTATCAACGATAGGAGTATCAAGTACTTCATTTGCATATACATAACTGGAATATATACTTATTTTTTTTACAATGTATAAAGTCCCTGTATCTTATTGTAAATGTCATGTTGTTTGAATATGGCGTTTGTGCTGGTCGTCATATGCTTTGTCCAGGTACGTCTTCGCCAGGCACGGGATAGCCTGAAGGTGCCTTTAAAATGGGGTGTTACATACAATGGCACCGGGGTCTCACTTGAAGCAGGTGAGTCATGTATGATGCGTATGGGTGATCAACATCTCTTATATGGCCATCCACCAGTTACGAATCTAACCTTTACAAAAGGCTCCTGCTATGTACGTAGTGTGGTACATGTCTACGGGACACCATTATCCTTCCACCGTCTGCGTATGATGCTGAATGACTATGTATTCCGTGAGGATTCGGTCATGACGGATATGAATGGCCATGCGTACTCGGAAATGACAGACGAGTTCCCCTGCCGGAAGATTCAATGGAAAATGCAGCATGTATATGATCACAACATGAATCAAAATGGCAAGGCATCTGCTGATATAAACGTGTTGTTCCGCAATGGTATCCAATAGTTTACCAGACGAGTACCTATATATTAGGTACATCGTATTTAAAGATGTCGTACCCTTTACCTCGTGCGCCACAAGAGCAGTATACCAAGTGGTTTAAAAAGAACGTTGAACAAGGTCTTTTTAAAGGGTATTCTATACTCTGGGTAGGTACTGAATTGCCTTGTCGCTTTCGTTCAGAGGAGTTGAAATCGGTTATTTCCCCACAGCATGTATTTATCGTCAAAGGCGATGTGTTTGAATACGCTGTAGTAGATAATACCGATACATTCTTTCGTCTGCCAAAAAAATTTTATACCTATTGTTTTCCAGGAGTGCATTATTCAAATATTCCTACCGATAATAAAATGAACGTACAGCTTACCAAGAATACCACTATGACCTTACCGTACATACCAGACTCATTCGCAGAACAAAAGCGGAACAAGTCCAACAGTAAAAGACGTAAGGTATGTACCGTAGAAAATGAAGACATTGACTTTAAAACACCGTATCCACGGTGGCATGTAATAGACAATGTACAAAATAGAGACAACGTAAATAAACAGTCATTGTTGTACCTAGTGCGTAGTCTTTTATATTATTGTGATAGCCGCGACGAGTTTCATGTGACAGATCCGTTTGCCACTTTGAATCTACAGACATTAACGGATGTAGATGTGCGTAATATTAAAATTGTCTTGTCCTTCGTATATCACTACTGCCGTGCGGAATTAGGTTGTTTCCATGATTATACCTTACCTATACACGACCTGACATCGTTGATCGAAGCATTGTGTTCAACAGATTAAGTACATAGTATTCTTTGCACCTTCCACATTGTCCATTCTGAATAATGCTATTGTTTGCGCATTCTTGATGACACCATCTGGTGCCGCAACGGCATTGTATGGTAGCGTACTTTATCTTCTCTTGAATGTTTCCCGCGAGCTCGTTCTGGCACAAGTTACAGTTTAAGACCGTTAGACGCCGTCGTTTCAATGGTATCCGTTCAATGGTCAGAGGTTCGCACGTTTGGAACGATTCGATGATTTTTACTGGTGGAAACAACATGGATCTTTCCAACCAACGCCATTGGTTGGAAGCGTTCAAATGCAAGGCGTCTAGAAAGTTTTTATCAGATATCCATTTGTACAAGTGGTTTAATTCCGCATGCAACTCGCTATGTTCCTCGCGAAGCTTTAAATGGTGTTCATAATGCTCCTCGCACGAATCCAGTGCATTATATCCCATCATCCCACAGGATATGGATGCGTAAATTATTATCTGTATTGCATAGACTAAGTACTTGTCGCTTGGTCTGACACCCTTTAATAACGATCGTCGCGTCCACCTGATTACAGTGTTTAATAAAATTCAAGACGGTATAGATTTCATCGCTTGTACAACGGATTTGTATCTCGTCATACTTGTACTGGTTTAATATAAAGAAGTTATCGGTTGTTAGATGTGTAATTAGTACTCTATCTTTAATATGCACACGGTTTTTTTCACCATGCGGCCCTACGTAAAGTATCATTAAATAACCATATCAAGTATAAATAGGGTACTGTCGCCTACCAGAATGTGGAAACCACTACGTGCTAAAGATGGTATGTATGAATATGAACACAAGAACGGGTTGAAGTTACTCCTTATTCCACGCGACGGTGTGGATGTCACTACAACGAATATCACCTACCATGTAGGCTCGCGTAACGAGGGTTTAGGATTGACAGGCGCTACACACTACCTAGAGCACGGGATGTTTAAAGGTAGTAAGAAATTCAATGGTAAGTTGGGCATGTGGAAATTAGAAGAATTAGGCGCCGTGCTAAACGCTACCACGTATGTAGACAGGACTAATTATTTTGAAGTTATAGAGAGTAAGTATCTAAACGAGTGCATCACACGCGAGGCAGATCGTATGTTGCAGCCGTTACTTACACAAGAACTACTTAACAGTGAAATGTCAGTAGTAAGAAATGAGTACGAAAGGGGGTGTAACAATGACTTTGAATTTATTCACAAAAGACTAATGGCCACGGCCTTTATGGCACATCCCTATCACCACAGTACCATTGGGTGGAAATCCGACATTGAAAACGTTAGTGCAGAAGCCCTTAAACATTTCCATGACACCTTTTACGTGCCGAATAATGCTACCTACACATTTGTCGGGAACTTTGTGCCTGAAAACGTTAAGGATATGGTAGGAGAAGCCTTTTCTAATATCCCCCGTGGGCATAATATACCTAATATGTATACTAAAGAACCCTTGCAAATGGGTCAGCGTCGGGTGCTCGAAACACGTCCATCCAATACAGGTATGGTAGGCATTGGGTTTAAAGCACCTGCTGGCTTGCATCGAGACGCCATTGTCTTGCAAGTCATTGCCGAGTTAATGACCAATGGCACGGACTCTGTCGCAGAACCTTTACGCAAATCATCGGATATACATGATGTCATTGCCTTTTGGGAACGTATGAAAGACCCGTACTTGTTCACCGTATGGGGGACTACTAATTACCCTGCTAAACAAGCGGTGGTGAATGCGGAGAATGCTATCACGGACATGCTACGTAACTTTCCACGCCCTACAGAAGAACGTTTAACAGCTATTAAGAATTCCATCGAAAATTCCTGGAAGACAAGCATGGAAGGCACACAAGGCATGGCGTCTGAAGTCAACGAGGCCATATCAAGAGGTGATGCCTTTGATGTTTTCAACCGTTTCGGCGTCTTGAAGGATATAACGGCAGACGATGTGAAACGCGTAGCCGATAAATACTTTGATTTTGACAAGTCTACTGTCGCTGTCTTTTACCCCGGGAAAGAACATACCTCTAACATTAGTGATGAAACCTATTCAAAACCATCGTACGAGAAAGCACCGCGTACGTTAAAAGCGCCCAAGAGCACCAGTGTAGAATTTTCAAAAGTCAAAACCGCTAAAGGGTATGCCTATTGCCAGTATCCCTCGTCTAAGACGCATCTGTTCTTATCCATTGATGCGGATACCAAGTACCGTGCCAAGGATGTCATGGTTAACAAGCTCTTGTCTTCTATTATGACCAAGGGGGCACGTACGATGACCGAGAAAACCATTGATACTTTCCTACAGAACAATGGTGTCATTCGAAGTATTGGTGGCAGTACATCGGGCGTTACTATACAGTTATCCGTACCGAATACGGAACAGCTCCTTCAAAAGAGCGTTAAATTGATGAAAGGCGAATTGAATCAACCATCTATGAAACGGAAAGACTTTGATTATTTGAAAGAAAAGCTAACTGCCGAGATGAACGGCATGGTAGACGACGTTGATATGACCTGTATGAATGCATTCTACGCGGCCTTGTTTGATCCAGGAGATTCTAATTATAGATACTCGGCGCAGGAGTTGTCGAAAGCCTTGAGTCAAATTTCGTACCGTGATGTAACCACTGCACATAGGTGTCTTTTAGACAACGGTAAGACACGTGTCACAATGTTATCTCCTCTACAGGTAGCGCTTGGTATTAAAACGCAAGACAAGCCCTATACATTCACACGGGTACGTAGCAACGCGCCAGCCGTTACACGTATACATATTCCAGGCAAAGCATCTTGTACTGTGAATATGGGGATGGAAGTCACTCCAACCCTTGCGTTACGTTTAGGTGTCGGTGCATTAGGTGCTGGGTTTGCCGGTAGATTAATGAAAATCGTACGTGATAAGTATGGTCTAACGTATGGCATTGGTGCGAATACCGCGAAGGTCAACGGTACGGGGATTCTAAAAATCAGCGCTACGTTTAACCCTGACTTGCTAGAGAAGGGTATGAAATACACAAACGAGCTTGTAGACCAATGGTTTACAGGGGATGTTACACAAGAGGAATTGGATATTCAAAAGCAAATGTTGATAGGGTCTACCAAGGTGGGATTTGATGATACGCAGTCTATCGCGTTGGCAATTCATATGAAACAGTTGCGACGTGAGGACGTGGCGGAATTGGATGCCTTTAGCTCGAAAGTACAGGCAGTTACGCTGAAAAATGTTAGAGATGCTATACGCTCACTAGATAAACAACAGATGAAAACAGTGATAGTAGGTACTTTAAAGTAATTAGAACCGTAGGTAATCACGCCATATGCGTGTCCTAGCCGTAGTCTGTGGTTCATATACGGTAGTATCTATCCCTGTGGCGTCATCTAGACCAATGCAATTAAGTACTGTTACATCTCCCATTGTTGCAAATTTTAAATTGGCGCCTGTAAATATGCATTTATACAACCTCGCTCCGCTGAAATTAACAAACCTAAGATCTGCTCTGCTAAAATCCATGTACGCTAATGTTACATTTGGTAACTCGTTCGCAATCATATGACTGTCGGCTAAATACCAATTAAAAGTTGGCGTGTAGTCAGGTAATTCCCCTCCTAGCGCGTTTACCGTATCAGAATAAAACCCGCTCCTCTCACTCCATGGTCCCCATCTAACACCTTGCAACTTTATTGTTTCTTCAGGGTTGTTATCATCCGGTTCTGACAGTAAATCGAATGCTCCTACAAGTCTCGATTCAGTGGTAGACACTGCGTCATCGTTGCGATACAACATCTTTGTATACTGTTCTGTCATGATTTCTTGCTGAACTACAGTGAAAATTTTATTATCACTTATTCTAATAAACTTTGAACCTATACTAGGAGTATTCTGTCTTATATCTTCTACCTTGGCCATCTAATAACAAGTACGTCTACTTATATATAACATTTTCCTATATATGCCCAAGGTAGTACAGTGTGTAATATGTAAGAGGTGTTTTTTGGGGAGTACTTATACGCTTGTTCAACATTACAAGATATGTTTGAAAAGCCATCTACAACGGGGTATACCATATACAGTAAGTCACAATGTCCTGCCTGTGAAAAAACAAGAGACATCTTAACCGATGCCAAATATATCAACTGTGATGAGTACTTGCATGATACGGATACCTTCATAGATTTCATGTGGTCTTTAACGTCGAGCTTTCCTAAAGCATTTCCTATGATATTCAAGGACGGACAGTACATAGGCTCCTACAAGGATATTTTGAATGAGTTTACAACAGATGCAGAGTTTTAGTATATATATTCTATATGTATTTATATAATGTCAGAGGCACTATGGGTTAATCTTAAAATACTAAGTAAGTTACAACCTTTCCAACGGATCAATACTAGAGGCGCGCTCTTCAAATGTGACCAACCGAGGATGCTTAGAATACCCGAATTCTTAGACAGATGGATATCAGGTGCAACACGGGATAGTGATTTTAACAGGATACGTGACTTGTACGCCATGGCTAAAAACACTATAGGGGAACAAGATGAAAAATTAAAGAGACATCTGGTAGATAGCACCAAAGGTTTAGAATCACTACAAAAAACCTACGAGAACGACATCATGATGAAAGCTAGAATAGACACACTATTGGAAGAGGTCAAGGAAATAATTGACCAACTAGCATGAGGATAGCAAGGAACGTAGTCCCTTATATCCGCCTGTGGTCGAATACTAGTGTAGTATGTTTGCTGTGTTCATATATTTTCCAAAAATCGTGTTTTTTTTCTCTCAAAATAATTTTTTTTTTTTCAGACAGGGCCGCTCGAAAAAAAAAATTTTTAAAACACAAAAAAAAACACGAATTTTTGAAAATATATGAACACAGCAAACATACTACACTAGTATTCGACCACAGGCGGATATAAGGGACTACGTTCCTTGCTATTTCCATGCTAACATTTCTTTGGGCAACAGACGCATCTATAGATGCATAAAACGTTTTCATAGCAAGATCTTAGGTATCCGCACATACAGCACAGCAAGGCCAATAGTGCTACATATAGGACCCAAGTATACTCGCCAACGTCTATGGTGGTGGTAAAGGTAGCAAGATCCATAATATAGTATACTTGTATATATTTATAGTAGAATTAGAAACGCAGCTGTCCTGCCTTCTTTTTCTTGGCCGCCCGTACGAGTGGTTTCTCGGGATTCATATAGACAAAGGATACGAGTATATATACTTTGTTTTACCTAACATGGAACGTGCCTTTAAGATAGGCGTCCCACGCAAAGTACCTACAGACCATTTCGTCGATAATAAGAGAAGAAAATGGGTCAAAGCATCTGGGTTTCAAGAACCCTATGAGAATGAATACTTTGTCTGGTTTAAGAAGGACACCGTACCTATGGAAAAGGAGATAATCTTCGACAGGCCTATCGTAGAAATCTTCCGTTATAAATACCTACAAAGGTGTAGAGTAATATTAGGACCCAAGACGGTTTGACATACATGGCACTACTAGCGCTGTCAATGGTACGGCACGTAATATTGACTGCATTTAATAGACGGTGCTCATATGGTCCTAAATGTAAACATTGCCTAGAAGGAATTTGATAATACATTAAATGCTGCGGGTGGTCATGGTGAGAGAAGGAAGACCCTTGTTGGTACGCATAAGGATTATAAATCTCAACACCACCCACATATAGCTTCTTACCCTGTGACGGCCGTACTGTACACCCTTCTACAATAGGACCATTCTCGTCTTTTATCATGGTATCGTATAGTCGAGGGTAGCAACGATTTCCATAATACATGCCTACTGTCCACTCGTCGGTAATGGATGATGCTATTGCCATGCCATGCATGATTTCATGACGCAAGACTGTACGTAAGTCATACCGCCACCCAATATCATGACACGATGGAGCTGTATGCCAACCATTGGGTGGTGAGGGGTTGACGCCTAGCATGAAATCCACGCCACTATAATCGGTAACCATGGTAGGTATCCATACGTTGTTCCGTACGGTGAGCATTTGACTAGCCCATGCTAAGGTGGTGGTACCAGCGATATCATAATCGAAAAATATCTCGATAGTTGGTCTGTACTTGATATCACATGATAAATCATCCCATACCTCGTAGACAATGTCGTTCAATTCGTCACTCGTCACTGCCTTGACTTCCATTGGATGCGATTCTAATAGAGCCCATTCATCACTGGTCGAATGGACCACAGCATGAACACAAGGTAATAATAATATGAATATCATTATATATATGATACTCTATATATACCTAAAACTAAGCAAACGGTGAATTTCTTCTCCACTCCTTAACCCCCCACATGATGTAATCCGGTAGCCTATTTCAATGACATAACGCTCGTAAGGTTTATTCTTAAAGAAGTCCATACTGAATCGTATACCGTCATCCATATCTTTCATGATGCATTTGTCCATCTGGCACTGCACCGCATGGCCTCCACTATACACATAATCTGGATAACAGCCAAATATTTGAAAGTTATCAATGGCCAGTGGTTCAAATTCACCATCCCTCATTAGATCCACAAAAAACTCAGGGTTTTCATAGCATGTCACACAGTCCGTACAAGCACAGATACGTATATTATGAATAAAAGGTCGAAAGACGCCGGTATTCGCTATGATACCCAAGGATGCGCGACGGTTGGTAGCAGGTAGTACGTTAAACATACCCGTGTAACGCGTATCGTCATAATAGAAGACTGCGTAACCGTCAGTAGCATGCGCATGGTGCACATCAAAGTGCGTACAATCAGAAATACTCAAGTCAATATGCGAAGCTAAAAATAGATTGGGGTCCAAGCACGAGTCTAATGCTAAGTTAGTACACTTGGTAATATGTACATCAAAATCGTATTCTTTATCTTTGAAGACCATGGCGCATGTTTCCGCGCTGACGGCTTGGCACTCGGTAGTCAATGTAAACTCAGTTCTCGAGGTATCATCGTCTATAAGACTGTACTTTAAATCATAGGCTTCATGGATAAACCCTAGCGCATTAGTACGTGCGCGTATGTTATCCGCACTAGTAATCAGTCTATAGTATGGTTCTAAGCCGACTCTCACTTTCAAAGCATCCATTGTGAAACGCATGACTAGCTTGTGGTGTGTCTCATCACATATGGCTATTTCATAGTCCATGAAGCGTATGTTTATATGATCGTTAATATCTATCTGCAAGCATGTGCCGTCATGGCATATGAACGTATCTGGACACTGCTCGTTACGAATACACCCTGGTAGGCACTTCCCGTTAGTATACTGATGTTGTACAACACATCCAATGCCATCTATGCAGGCATCAATGGTGCATGGGTTATTATCAAAACATTGGACGTCCTGACAGCCTATATTATAAATGACAGGGTTGTCTACCGTTACGACAACTAGATCTTTTAGGCCGGTTTCTTTGACAATGGCTTCTTGTAGAGTTTCTTTAAAATTAACGGACGACATGGTAGACTCTACCTCATCTAACATAGTTGTCTTTACTTCGTACAGGATACGTATGAAATCAGATAATAGACGCCTAGTCCTAGTAATCTTTGTAATATCAGTGATGGTGACGTCTGTATCAGATACGTTAACGCTTGTAGCAATGGCGCGTTTCACGTAGACTATTTCTTCACGTATTTGAGCTTCGGTTACCCCGCTTAATTCAATGGCCTGTTGGACAACACTGTCTGAGACAACGGGTATAGGTGGTGGTGTGGTAGGAGATGGCGTGGTAGTGTTTGGCAGTACAGTGTTTGTTGATATCGGTCGGAAGATATTTAACCCAAAATGTAATAAAAGAAGACCTCCACCGAGCAATACAACCCCAAGAGCTATTATCCACGCATAACGTTTCAAAAATTCGCAACATTGAACCCTACATGATACATCCCTTGGTCTACGCCCAGACCCATCACACATATTGTTAAAATAGGAAACGTTATATACATGAATGATACCAAATCGTTAAAAAAATAGTATATAAAACCACTATCATTTAAGAAATGATCAGACTTTTGATCACAAGTTCCTTACTCCTTACAGCATACGCACAGCAAGTTTCTCTTGAAATTTCGAATCCCACGTTAGCGAACGATCCATGTAGTACCGACGCGGAATGTCCAGGTGGTTCACATGTACGATGTACAACTGAAAATAACCTGTGGGGCGATGGTTCCACAGCTAAATGTATCGCACAATCATACGAAACCACTAACAATGTAGATTATACCTCGAAAGACGCAACACATATGCTTACGCAATTGGCCGACGATGGTTCTGAATCCACCTGCAACTCCGGCGCACCAGAGTCTCGTGATGGTGACCGTTGCGTGACATACAAAGTATGGCTTCAAACATCCTCAGCAGATATTACCCAGTGTACAGTAACCCCAACGGATGCAACTGAAAAGATCCAAATGGATTTCGAACAAGGAAGCACTGGAAGCTTAGTTGCAGAAACCGATTTCAACGGACAAAAACGTTACTCGTGTGAATTTTCGCCACTGAATAAGCTTTACATTGGTAATGCTGAAGTAACGGTTGCATTTAAAGATACAAATAGCAACAACAAAAACTCTCTGAACTTGAAACTCCTTGTGAAACCCGGAGCCGACCCTCAACCAGCGGATGGTAACTTGCTTGAAATGTATGCTAATGCAGGGACCGGTGGTACTAAGCATGGTATTAGTAACGCAGTCGTTACTGCTGATTTGAGAGGTAACCAGTTCTCATACGACTTGCATTTGCGTGATAAACGTTACAAGGTAAAGGATGACACTGGTAGACGTCTTCTTGCTGATAGACACGCTGTATCTCTAGCAACGGCTGAAATCGAGGTGCTAGATGCCATGAAACCCCTTGGTACCGCTTGGAGCTTGGTAGCTAAATATACTGACGATACGGAAGCTTTTATTGTTATGCAAGCTGCCTTACAAGCATGCGATCAAGGTGACGCCTTAGATTTCGGAGAAGCATCCGACGGTCCTGCATGCCCAGCATCAGGTTACGGAGACTATGTTCTATACAATTTGAAGGGTGCCTTTGCATTCAAAGTGGATTTGCCTTCATTTCGTAAAGCGTATTTGAAAGCTAACTGTAATAGCGATCTGTGCCCACCTAAATTGACATTTACCGTTGGAACGCTAAGTACTGTTGTTCGCGACTTGGTCTTGCCCACACTTTTGGACGATTCAGCATTCAGTATTAGTGTAGACTTGATTGAACCTGAATTGAAAAACGAGCGTACGACAATTAAAGAACACGAACCGCTTATAAACTTCTATAGTTTGAAGAAAAAACCAACTGTTATGTCTAATTTGTTGAATAATGCTAATAAAGATCCTATCGACTTGGACGACTTGCAATTTAACGGAAACGATGTAGCGGCATGTAACGCTGCTTCGATGAAAGTATATGAAATTTTGGCACAAAGTGATAAGAACAAAGCAGATAAACTGTACAAAAACGCTGACGACGCATTGAAGTCTCCTAATTGTAAAGCACCTGCTATTAACCTGGGTAACGTTGATACATTGGAATGGGCCGCCGAAGATGGGACCGTTACATTTAACCTCGCGACAAAATCATTCATCGGCGACGATGGTGCTGTTGTTACGTTTGACGGCATCGTTGTGAGTCACGATCGCCTAAGTGTTATTCGTGCAACGTCTGTTGAGTTGGATGGTTCTATAACAACATTTTTAAAGGTTAAATCTAACCCAGACGAACAATATGACTTCCATAGTCTTGAAAGTAGTGTGGTTGATGACAACGGTAATAGTATTACAAAGGCTATTACATTAACAACTACTGAGGGCCCACAATTTATCCACACGGCAGGATGTAACGGATATGTTGATATTCAATTGCGACGCGATGGTTATGCTGCTTTGAAATACGATTTGCGTGTGCCATGTGAACGTTCAACAGGTAAATCGGTAATTGGCCTAACTTTGAAAGCTGAATTTGCATCTGGATATACCCTGGCAACCAACGTGTGGCTATCAACTGCTGAATATACTGGTGCTACACAACCAGAAAAAGTCCAGTTTGGCGTGTGTGTACCAGGTGTTGATGGTATGGATGATATTAATACTAACGACCTGGCAAAGACCGTTGGCCCATGTAATCAAAACCTGGCTAAGGTGGCGGATCAGACCAAGTACTCAAATAGTATGGGCGTTGTTGACATGAAAAACTGCGCTACGGCTTATAATGGAGACAACGATTACACATTTGAAACGACCATCGCTATGCTACAAACCGCGGATGGTTTTAAACATTGTTCTGATCGTAAATTCGTAACGGTTATTAATCGTGACGCAACTGCAACTGCAACTTCGTTTTCGATGGCAGACGTTGATCAAGACGATGTATTAACACGTGCGGCGAGTGTGAAGAATATCGAGTGGGTCCAATGTAACAATGGCGATAGTCTTTTTAGACAGCAAATTGACATCAGTGTCGCACATACGGTAAATGGTGTTGCCGTCGCTTACGACTTGACTAGCATTGAATCATTGAGTAATAGCGATAATTTGGCAATGAGTATTGTAACGGACAATGGTGTTGAAATCGTCCGCATGGAAAGTGCTTGTGTGCAAGTTACTTATACGGAATGTGGAGATATGGATAACGAAAACACGCCATATGGTGCTTTAGCTGTAACTTCTACTGAATTTATTGTACATGGAACGTACACTGGTGCTGATGGTGGTAACGAACACCAGACGCATATTACTGTTGATACGAACTATCAATCGTGTCCAGTAGATGGCGACGAGAGTACTCTAAGTTTGCCAGATCTTACCGCCTCTATTTCATGCGCAGGTGCTACGTGTGATGCTGAAATTAGCGCTGATGTGAATATTGACACTGCTGCTGTTATTGCTGGTGCAGATGCGGCATCGTGGCAACCAGAAACGCTTGATATTTACCTCGTGCGTAAGAGTTTGTCTGGTGCTGTATTAAGAACTGATCATGTGTGTGACTGTGACCATGTCGAATGCACCGCACAAAACAATTTCTATGGATTTTATCGGTTTGCATGCAGTGTAAACAACAACGGTGGTGATTTTGACTTCGAGTCAGGACCATTATCAGGATACTATGGTGATTCGAAATTTGAAGTTCATTTTTCGATGCTGGTATATAACGGACCTGGAAATAACCGTCGTTTGCGTACTGTAAATAAGATGAAAGCAAGCCCTGGTTTGGAAGCTGAAGTGGATAACATTAGGGTGTTGCCTGCTACCATGGCTGCTAAATTGGATTCTGATCCTCATCCAGCGCCTCAAGCGCCTAAAGCAACTACGTCTGAAATGACTGAATGGCAATGGGCAGGTATTATTGGTGGTAGTATTGCAGGTGCTATTGTAGTGGCCGCGATACTACTTGCAATGATTAATAGATGTTGTGGTGGTGGTGGCAAGGGAGTAGCGGCTGTTGGATTCGGTGGAAAGCCAGGTGGTTATAGGGAGGTAGGACGAGCAGTAAGATTTAAGGAAATTAGTTATTAGTTATATTATATTTAAAAGAAATCTCTAGGCGGTGCCTTTCTAGGCATGCCAATTTTAGCAATTTGTTCCATATGATCTCTAGCACTCCCTGACACCTGGTATTCCTTCATGGCCTCACAGAAATGTTCAGCATCCGTTACCTTACGTTTCTTCGACGCCGCATGCGTTTTGACTTCTGGTATAACGGCCTTTTCAAATTGCTGTGTACCATGCGCCTGTTGTGTCAAGCGTTTAAATTCTTCAAACTTTTCTTCTTGACGTTTCGCATGTTGTGAGGCGCAATGCGCAATGCGTAGGAGTTCCATGGTTTCCTGTGGAAATTGAGTCACCGTTTGCATGATATGTTGCTTTTGTTCATCGTTCATCGTTTCCTTAGGTATAAGCTCAGCCCATGCATCCACCATAGCCGCATTCTTTTCACCTACTACCTTCCTTTCTTCGGCAACTTTTGCTTCTTCTTCTTCTTTGCGTTTCTTTTCAGCATCTTCATATGCAGCCAACTTGGCAAGCGTTTCTTCCATTTGTGTCCGTTGCTCTTCTAATTTTTTCTGTTGTTCAACAATAACGGTTTGCATGTTGGTATCTTCAGGTCCACTCATTTGTAGGCGAGGTTCCTGCATTTTATACACCACTTTTTCTGTTTCCTCTACCTTTGGTACCTCATCAGAGTCGATGTACGAGATACGGCAATTAGGTCTGCGAGGATCTACGCATAAGCTAACTTCCACTGCTTGCTTGTCCGTTTTACCTGACGCATACTGTGTATGTGTATGTTGCAATGATAACCCCTCATAATAGGCATGGCCAGTGTCCTTATTCTTTGCCACTGCATATTGCGCGAATTTCGCTTGAAAGCCCTCATCATCGAGTTTACCAAGTATCCACTTACTCCCATCAGGTGAATTCCATGCACGTTCAACGGTACCCACGGTCATGTCTGGATGATGTTCCATGCGTATCGGCACACCTTCCATGTTTAACATCTGGCTTTCTTCTTTAGTAAATGCAAAGGTTGGATCATCTGACTCTGGTTGCCCATCGGTAGCCGATAGTATGTTCCCTATAAAATAACGCGGCATTTAACACACATAACCTGCGCTTATATACTATATATATTCAAACCTTTTTTTCAAATGTGGTTAGCTTACGACTTGGAGACTACCTTCCTAAAGAAAGGCGGGAAACGTCATCAGGCAAAAATCCTAGAGATTGGCATGTACGCAAAGGACATAAAATTCCAGCGTCTGATTAACCCACTCTCCTCCTATGCTACCGGAGACGAAGTCATTGAAAGCCTAGATAGCACTGGACAACATGTGGAAAATACCCTACGCTTTTGGACTAAACTGTTGATTGAAAAGAAGGCCTTAAAAAGCGATGTTAAACGCAAGGATTACAAAGAACAAGCAAGTGCTATTTCTACTTTATTAAGGCGTAGCGACGTGGCTATGGAGTATGTAGACGACAAGAAGATGGCCTACGCCTTGGAACGAACAAAAGACGATATCCCCGCGGCGGAAGCTCTAATGGACCGTACTATGTTAAAGGGTACATCACCTCTCTTTTACAATATAAAAGATACCTTAGAAAGAGCCTCGAAATTAGGCGATGGGTATACATGGGTGGCACATAATGGCAAATCTTTCGACGAGAAGGTTATTAAGGGACAAGGCGTTGAAATGCATGTAAAGTTCGCGGATTCCTTGCCGTATTTTCGAAAGAAACTACCGGGCGAAATGACTTATTCACTGCCGCTGTTATATAGGAGTGTGTTAAAGAAGAAATACAAAGCACATCATGCTTTCGAAGATAGTAAAGCCCTGTGGGAACTGTTAGATCATTTTAACGGCTACCAAGAAAGGGTTGACGATTTACACATGGTGAGAGGCATTGGGCCGAAGAGTATTGCGATATTTAATAAGCACAAGATTTATAGCCAGCAGGATCTGGATAAGTACGTAGAAGAGCATAGCATTGAAGAGTTTAAGAAAACATTCGACAAGGTACACTGTTACAAGGCATTGGCTCAACGTTTATTTAAGATATAAATACAAATAATTACTATGTAAATGAGTGAGACGGATAATTTTATAAGTAATAGTCAGTTTATTGTAACTTATATGGATAAATCGTTGAGCCCTGGAGTAAAGTATATTATTACGAGACGAATACGAAAGTTAGAAGCAGAGTGTGAGCCTAACAATGAGTTATACACCCGTATCTTGTACACTATATTAGATAGGAATACAATAGGGGTTGCTCGTCTCGCCGAGCATATTGCAATGTTTTTTGGCACCCTGGGTGCTGTATTTTACATTCTTCGCGTGACCATGGACGGCGGTTTAAGTATTTGGTCACAGTTGTTTTGGGCAGTTGATGCTTCTATTCTTATATTTTACTTTTACGAGACGCGCCAATGTCCTATAATGCTGCCGCAATTGGCAAACGTGATTCTGTCGGTGGTGTCAATATTTTCGATTCTTCAACATTATCCTGATGCGTGGTCTCAATGGTAGCTACGATATGTCGTGGAGATTCTATTAAGTCGTTTAACTCTGCTTCTAATTCATCATCATCAAATACCAAGGTATCGTTTTCAAAGACATTATTGATATCCATTACTTGCTCTGTCAATTCTTGTAAGGTTTCGTGCATTTCTTCTACCTTGTCTACATCGTGTAGCCTGGTAAATTGCTTAAAGACCACGGAGGTATCCTTCATCGCATCAATTTGCATTTTCGTGATAGTAAGCTGTTCCATGGCATAGCGTTTGGCGACGATGCTTTCAACACGTTTACTGCATATATCTATGTAATGTTGAACAACTTTCTTACGGCGCATGGCGTTAACTAATTTTTTCTTCGCCACTCCATCAGCAAGTCGGGTCTTGATATTTTCCGTGATCTCTTCCTCTTGCCTCTCGTATTTGCTTATCATTTCTTGTAGGGTCCCTTCCACTAGGAGGAGCTGTTTTAAGCACTCGTGCCCAGTGCGTGGACGAATCAAATTGCACCCCATATGAAGAGGAGGAATCCATATTAATAGGATACATCTCTTCGTCTGGTACATGTATGTATACTTTACTTACTCGATAGCCCATATGATACTGTAATAATTCTATTTATACTTAAAAATCTATACGACGTACTCTTAGATACCCTAATGTTGCTCCGCTTGGAACTTCGAGAGTAGTCCCCTTTGGCTTTTTAAGAAATGCGAAATAAAGAGCAACGACTAGACCAATACCACCCAAAACACCTAGTGTCCACCACAGCCAAACTAAATTATCTGGCGCTTCTTGACATACGCCGTCAATTATCTTCTTCGGTGACTCGCATGGTGGTTTAATAACAACTGGTTCATTAGGTTCAATGCTTATATCCAGGTTTAAATCATCCGACAAGATACTTGCTAATTCAGTACTGAACGTGCTTCGTAGTTTGTCTGTTAAGGTCTTTACACGATCTTTACCCTCATCATCCTCCCCCCTAGCTATATTCACCCGATAATTAACAGTAACCGTGTCGTTACTCTGTAGTAGACGTCGCCTACGTGCCCCGGCGGTAATTTCTAGTATTTCAACGTCTAGTAGACTTACGCCCAACACAATGGCAATTGATTTACGTATCTTTTCTTCATTATTAAGCGTTTCATTGAGTGACAAGCCTGTCAATTGAAATGAATGCTCTACCTTTACCTTGTTTGAATCATCAGTTTTCTTTTGTTCCGGTAATGATGTACACCAGACAGTAGTGTTACCAGTCTCACGTGAGAGTTGGTATGAATTATCCCCACATTCCCTGGTAACCACGTCATTATCACCATCGCATTTAGTAACTGTTTCACTGCCGGGTTGAACATGAGAGCATTGGGTACATGACTTTAATGAAACATCTTCGATACATGGATACTTGCCAGAACAGTCTCCATTATTTTCACTGTAAATATATTCGTCACCATTCTTTACACATCCTGAAGGTAATTTGTAGACGCATGTTTGATCGTCGTTACAGACACATGGGAAATTCCCACCTCCACAACTAGTACCCTGGTTAGGATTCCAATACACCTTACGATCATTATTTAAGATGCAACCATCAACCGACTGCTCTATTTCGAAATCTAAAAATTCTCTACCTGTCTCATTAGCATATTGCTTACAATCTTCTATTGTCATGCTTGGATCTTTACTTCCACCATCGCGTCGTAAAGCATAATTCCCCTTGGTCATATTAGCAGAAACAATGCAATGTGTGTTCGATCTACAACTGGTTGTCCCTTCATCAGTGTTAAAGTTAAACATAGGCCCTGCTGAATTATATCTCCAGTGGACACATCCATATGGATCTCCTCTCCAGGATCTATCGCCTCCGTACTTAACTCCCATGTCGTTTGCATATTTTTCACACAGTTCTCGAGTCACGCTGCTATCAGAAACTCCCGTACTGCGTCTAACCAATAGCGCATTACACTTATCTTCTGAAACGCGGTTTGAGCTCTTTCCTGAGTCCACTTCGACAAACAATTGATTGAAAGATGCATATTCATTGCTTCCACATTCGGTACATCTTGACTGTATACATTTATTATTGACGTCGCACTCGACGGGCGGGTCACGTGTATTGTAGTGTACAGACGTACCATAAGCATAACATCCGAACGGCTTGAAGGACAGAGAAACAGTACTGGACCACCCATCGCGTTGCATACATTCCCCAAGACTTACACTTTTATCCGCGCGCCCAGTGGTTACGAACGTGTACGATTTCTCATAACCTGTTTTGCAAGCACCACACGAGCTATCATACGTAGCAGATGCGTCATAATTCTTATGCTCTGAACGCATACACCCAGCAGATACACACGATGCTTTTAAACACTTGTGCGTATCCGTACACTCGCCAATACCCCCAATGTTGTAATGGACGTCTTGATTATTATATACGTAGCATCCATGCGGGTTATATGCCGCATTAATATCTCCACCATATTCACTGTATGCCTTCATAGCATAAGCTTCGCATTCATCACGTGTCACGTATTCTGATGTGAAATTTGTGGGTTGTCCTTTCTCATCAAGCGCAAAAGCTGGTGTGTTCCCCGCGCCTTCTAACCTGTATACTTTGTCATCACATACATACTTGCAATCACTCGTTTGTGCTTCAAATCCCGATGGGCAGTCACTGCATTGCGATGCCTTTTTACCCGAATACTTACCGGATGGACATGGATCGCATTGATTATTATTAGCGTACTTGCCACTAGCACATTCATCGCAGTCGTTGGATGCGTCTACATCCGTCGCATCCCATGTGCTTTTAACAGGAATACCGGTACCTTCCGTTGTACATGATTTACTTTGACAATCGGCACGATTGGCATTTAGCGCGGTGTTATACTTATCAAGCGGACATAAAGAACAGTCGTCTCCACCATACCCCGCTTTGCATGAACACGTGGAATGACCTGTCTTATATCCATCTTGAAAATTTAAGCCTGCATGCATACCAAGTTGCTGACATTTAATCTTTTCGATATCATCTACGCATGGCACTTCGAAGTTGCCTGCTACTACAGTTGCTTGGTACTTATTGTCTCCACACTGCCGTTGTTCGGTATTATTGCTCGTCGTGCATAGAGACATTGTTTCAAATCCCGGTTGTATTTTATCACATGTTTTACATTCTTGATCAAAATCAGACGTACCTGCGTAAGCATATGTACCTGATGAACATGTGGTTAAGTCAGTGTTGGACGTCCATGTGCATGGAAAATCAATAACTTGATTAGAATCCTTCGACAAACATTGTTTACATGTGTTATCTTCAACGTACTGATCATTCGCACATGCCACGGTTTCTCTATCCGTTACTCCACATGCCACGGTTTCTCTATGCCCAGCGGGGATGTCAGAACACACCTTACACTGATTATTCTCTACATATGTCCGTAGTAATTTATTACAGTCTTTAGTTTTATAACATGTAACGCCCCGTAAGTCGAAGTAGTTACACGTGGGATCCGCTGCGCATAAATCAGCACAGTCGTTTTTATTACTTGCTGAGCCGAGTACACCAACAGGTGGTAGGCGGTATGAACCATATATATATCCTTGATATCCAGCGATAGACGTTAATATACCACCGTCACACTTATATTTCATGGAAAAGCTGGAATCATATACTGTATAATGCGAACAATGTGGATGTTCTTCGCATAGACGTTTACATATTTGAATCCGGGTGGCTGTTGACTGACCTGGCCACCATATATTACCGCCTAGGAGAATTTGTTGTGCGTACGTTGGAAGGTAGCGACCACTTATTTGCTCACTGTCATGGCTTCTACATACGCCAAGATCTTCATATTTGGGACATGGCGTGTACACAGCATCGCTTGTAGATGTACATTGTTGAACTTCACCAATGAAACCCGCGGGGACGGGTGAACATCTACTGCACACAGTACCATTTGCAAACGTTTGACCGTTTGCGCATGTTTTAATAACAGCATTCGATGTAGGACTGCATGGTGATTCCACCACTTGACCAGCACTTGCTGTTGAACATATGCTACACTGTCCATCATCTGCACTTGAAGAGTATTCGCCTACAGGACATGGTACACAGTCATTAGATTCATCTACATGCGAAGCATCCCATACTTGTAGTTTAGGTGCACCGAACCCAATAGGGCAGACTTTCTTATTACACGTGGTATTTGATGAGCTTTCCACAGCATTGAATTCTGTAATGTTACACAATTCACATCCACTACCTTTATTCCCATACCCGGGTAAGCATACGTCGCATTTCTTTTGTATGCATTGTGTACTGTTTATGTAAGTCCCGCCACTTCTACATTCAGTAAAATACGCAGCGGGATTTAGGTTGAAAATCACTTCATAACCGGTTCTCCAATAACACCCATATGGACGTTTCGCATAAATAGCAGCGTTTGAAATCTGAAATGCTAGATTATGAAGTGATGCGTATTCGCGACATTCTAATAATGTCATACTATTGTCGTTAAATCCAGTGGTAGTTAATACATATGACGCGCGAGATCCAGCAGGGCAGTCACTACGTGTCGAGTTATCGAATTTGACGCAGTAAGTTACATCTTCTGGATATGTGTTGTCACAATACTGTTGGGCGTTTGTATTAGCATTGTATATCATATCTAGACCATCGCCATCCTCTGCTCGCATGTAACATCCAGATGGTCTCGCAGCATAAGCGTTATCCGTCTGTGTTGTACCACCCATCGCTAAACACTGTGCTTGTGTAACGGACCCATCTGGTGACCCCGTGTTATCAAGTACAAAATCTGTATATTCTTTACATCCATCGATAATTTTATGTTCGTCAGATACAAGACAGTCTGTGCATACTGCTTTGGTGATGCATTTTTGTCCGTAGGTGGTATCACAAACCTGCCTGGCGTTATCTAAATTAAAATAAACAGAATTAAGATGATTTGCGTGTTCGATCACGAAACATCCACTCAGGCAAGAAGCTTCATTTATCATACGCTCCCATTTATGTCCAACTGTGCCGCTATATATCAAACAATCATATGACGACATAGTAGTATCGACTAAGCCCTCCGCAGTATTTGTCGTCACATAATCATTATACTGGTTATCGCCACATGCTGTGCAATCTTGTCCACGGTAACCTGGCATGCACCGATCACACTTGTCGCGCATGTAGACACAGGGACCGCCGTCATCGCAAGCTTTTCCTGCATTACCTTCGTTGTCTTCACTCCACGCGAATATATGCACATTATCAGCAAGATATGCTACACAACCACGAACTCCAGCATCAGATTTAACCCGAAATCTTGCACCAACACTGATAGCATATTTCTCACATAATTCTTTAGTTACCCGTTCATCGCGTCGCATAATACCACCTACTAAAAAGAAACCATTGTCACGCGCAGTTGAACATGTACATTCCGGCTTGAATCCATATGTTCCATCCTCAAATTTTACTACTTCATCAAATTGACCCTGGTTATATCCCGATATTATCGTACCGTCTATCCACTGTATGGTTGACCATATACTCCCCCCTGAAGCTTGTTCGCCGTTTCCATGATACTTATAACATCCTTGAAAGGTATACGTTTCACCGTCTAATGATACCGTAGAGGGATCTCCGTTTTCATACCATTTCCAGAAGTTAGAACTACCAGGTATATTCGAGTAACAATAGTCTTCCGGTAAGCAGTATGCGTAGTTTTTGACGCCATCTATTCTATCTACCGATTTTGTATATTCATACCCGGCAAAAGTTCCATTCCCCCTTGCCCACCTGGCAGCTTCTAAGCAGTCATCATAATCAGTAACATGTGTCCACCTAGTATTGCAATCTTGTGCAGACGCTATTGCGAGTAATAGAAATAGTAATAGCATTTGGTATACTGTAGCTTGTTAATATAGTACAAAAAAATTATTTAAACTATTTATATAGAGGACTGTTATACATGATTCTACTGTGGTTCATACTTTTTATTTATATAGCGTACTTTGCAAATGCTATGATATTCTTCCCTGGTCTATGGCTCGGAGTACTGTTTACATTCCCCCTCTGGTGGCCTGTTTTCTGGTACGATGTACCGATATACGTGATAAAACCACCTAACACCGTTGAACCTGAACGAAAATACCAACGTGTGACAAAGAATCCGGTCCTCAACTTTTAAGGCGTTCGATTTCACGTGCTTTTAATCCAGGTATAATTTGATATTGCCAAACCTCACTCGGTACCATATACTTAATCTTAGCGATATCTCGTAAGCGTAGTACCTTTTTCTGTAGTATCCCTTGTAAATACTCCATGCTATCCGTCGTTCGTAACCTCTGTAATTCTGCTTGAGCTCTTAGCACAGCATGATTCTGTACGAACCCTGCTACGTAGCGTATTTCTTCATCGGTCACCTTGTTATCACCATCTACATCCATCAAATCGAAAATCTGTTGGTTAACTTTGTGTTTGCTGCGAAAACAATTCATTTTAAAGCATTTTCAAGCGTTTTTATACTCAACTGTTTTAACAAATGGTAAATAGCGACTTACTATTTACTTGCAAAGAAATGGAAAAAAAGTCTATCGTCGAACGCGCCATCACAATTTTCCAAAACAAATATCGTAAAGTAATGAAAGACTTGGAACTTAACATACCATGCGAGTTTTACTTGGATACCTTTCTGTATGGCGATAGCTTAACCTTTATGGTGCCTGCCTTGCAAGATGAATATCACTACGGCTATGTCAAGAGCTACATGCTACGTCGTTGCCAGCTACTAAACCAGTATATGGGGATGTATGGGGACCTCGAGCGCCTGTTACGTTTGAAAACCAACCATGATATTCAAGCGTACATTGGGCAGTTTATCTACAACGGCAACGGTCATGGAGCGTCCTTTCGTTTTCAAATCGACTTGGATGATTTCGTATCGTATGTTAAGAACGGTGGCTTCCGAACGTTTGAAATTTTGTACGAGGTATAAATAATACTATGTACTGTTCAATATGCATCCTACATTACAAGCGTTATTATTCCGTTGGAAACAACAGCCTATGAAACAAGAATACTTAGATTTTTTACTACATATAGCAGTCTATTACAAAGACCGTAACTTACTAAGGTGGAGTTTGGAACACGGTGCCAACATAAACGCGCCACCGATGAAATGGTATGCGCGTTTCTTAAACAACTTTCGAGCGAGCGAGTAAGTCCTTAATCATGGCTTCTTTGCAAGCTTCCACGTATTTTTGAAAATGTTCCTGGTATTCTTCCCACGCTGTTTGCATGGTGTCATCATGTAACAACGGAACGAGGACATCGAAGTAATAGTGATTGTGTGCTCTCGACAATAAGTCACACTGTCTGTAGTATTGCTTTTTAGCAATGGTATGCACAAGGAACCGGATGCATGTGTCGGAAAATTCTTTCAAGTCGTTATCTTTCAAGTATAACTCAAAGGCCGCAACAACCAATGGATCATGTTGATATGGTAATATGGACCAATAGAACTTGTCGTCCACAATGCTACGCAAGGTGGTTTCCTTGTGAGTTAACACCTCATGCAGGTCATGTGGAGGATTTTCGCTAAACTTGCCATGAGTACGGCTGATCTCGAAGTGGTTACCGGCGTGGTTCATTATAAGACTTAAAATGTCGTTAAATAGCTTTATTTTCGTAAATGCGATGTTTTCAGCTACTTGGAATACCTGATACTTCAAGCGCGCCTGATAGAAGGGGTATCCGAAAATCATCAATGCACAAGAAAGCATATGACAAGCATGTGAAGCGTAGCATCCGGGGCGAGAAGCACAGAACAATGGGAAAAGACAGGCCACATTTTCAACGCACAATTTAACAAGGGAATATCATTGTTTAAATCAGGCCACTTTTTCAACGCACAATTTAACAAGGGAATATCATTGTTTAAATCAGGCCACTTTTTTAACGCACAATTTAACAAGGGAATATCATTGTTTATGTGAAAAACGCCTCTAGCCACTGGACTGTCACATACTACTGCGCCTCGGCCACTGCACACCAGTCGCTGCACGGCACAGTGTACCATACTAAATAATACCGTACTATGTAGCACTTACTAGCACGTCGGTATATGAGACAGTCGACGAGCTAAAACCTCGTAGTTTTCAATTTTACATCGATTTAACCACCCGAAAAGCTCATTCAATGACCTCCTTACACGAATATGTCAAAAAAGCTGCTATGGCTCATGCCATATGTATGAAGTCATCTGTTATGAGGAACAATGCTACGCCAGTGTTAATAACACCTGCACAGGTCACAGAAGCGAGAGACGAAGCTCAAGAATTGGGCGTGTTGAACGGTTCGATATCACACGGGGAGGGCAATTTCAAAGGCAAATTAGGCGAAATTATCGTGCGTGATTTGTTGAACGCGACACGTACAGACGACGAACACAACTATGATTTGTTGTCTTCAACGGGTCTTCGCTTGGAAGTCAAGACCTCCGGTACAACCAAGAATTACCTTGACAGCGGGTACTGGAACCGTGTTAATTGCGCAAATTTAAGGCAAAAATGCCATGCGTATGTTTTCTGCGCGGTAAACGAAGACACTATGCGAGCTTGGATCTGCGGCTGGGCATGGAAAGACGAGTTCTTGTCGTCAAGTACCTTTTTTAAGGCCGGATATCGAGTACCAAACACGGGCAATGTTATGCGTGCGGATAGCATGAACATCCAAACCGGTAACTTGTTTCCGATTGGTTTACTTAAAAATCCAGTCAAAAAAGAACGAGCCAAACCTGTCATACAGTCCTCTAACCGCTTTGCTGCTCTAATGTAAGCATGCAAACAGACTATAAATATTCTGTAGTTGATACCTATACATGAGTATTTATTTCGAGAAACTAATAGAAGATAGTAGGATACCCAATAAAAAACTAATTCGCCTATCAGAACAACGGCGTACAGCGTTAAACGACGGAATTGCTACACAAGTTATTCTCTATGAACAGGGCTTGGTAGCATTAAGTAATAAACTACGGTATACCCCTATTCGTCTATTAGACCAACCGGCATTTAAATGGGATAATAGTAGTACGAATTGGAATTATGAAGTACTAAACGTACGCTTACTCATAGTGGACAAACTCCTCGAAGAAGCCAAGGCAGAACATGATCCTATCCAGCGTGGTCAGATAATATGTCAGGCATTGCGTTATTCTGTACAGGCTTTCTATACGAAGCGTTCTATGGGGTGGTGCTTATCAGACTTCCATACGGAGGCCATAATGAACGACAATTTCCATCTAAGTAATATCTTCAATGTCATGTCACGACGCTATGAGACTATCAACACATATAAGGCAAACCGTACTGCGGCTATGCGTACGTATCAATTTAAAGAATTAAGTTCTATGTTATGGAAAGACATGCCGGTTGAAGACGAGAAGCTGGTAGCGTTAAAGTACGTCGCGATGAACATGTCTGATGATCAAATGGGTGAACGTGTTGCGCTGTTAAAGCCTTATGTAAATAACACCGAGATTCAGGCATTGTATACACAGTATAAAAATTCTAATGATACAGTGTATTACAAAACAGAAACGACTACGTACACACTACCGATTATTTCAGTGGAGGAGGCTATCCGCATTGTTTCAGACACCCTGGAGAAGGATGCTTAAAAGTATTCGACCTTGTCACTGAACCGTACGTGTTTGCGTGCGCGTGATGTCCGTATGTTCTCGCGTCTTACGCCCTTCATGATACCACGTGGTCTCCACTGCTTGGAATGTTTCTTCTTAATGACGCGTGCAGCCCCACGCACAGATTCCCGACTGGTATCACCACATGATGTAACCGATGATACAAGAGTATCGTCAACCTTTGTGGCATAAGTCGAAAATTGGTCAAGTAAACTGGACATGATTTTTTAAATGTGTTGAATTCGAGGTTAAAAAGTAGCTAAAAAGCGCAGGATTTCGATTCTGGATATTTTTACGTGTTAACCAATGACTGTTGTACTGTCTACATTACAGTACATGTATCATCGGTATCCTTACTCTTGCGTATAGTGAGGCCCTTGCTGACCAATGCGTTTTCAATAGAATCAACACGTTCGGTTAATTCTTTACATATAGCGACTAGCTGCATGCATTTATCATCCAATTCCCCTATCTGATCATATACATCATCATTACGCATTACAGACATTTACTGTATGTATGTGTCTATAAATACTCGTATGTCTGTTTGAATGAAACGAAAACACGCCATGTTTTCAGTAGGCGACACGGTATTGTATTACCATATAGATACGCATTACGAAGGCCACGTGTTGGCCGTTGGTGAAAAGATAACGGTCAAATGCAAGTGGGGTGCGTGTTACAATCAAATATTTAACATAGACATACCAAACGTTTTACCATGGGATGCAAAATGGCGCGAAAATTTAACCGTCGGAGATACCATACGCTATCATGACGGACTCCGTGATCCATTGTATGCAATAGTAGTGTCTACTGGGGAGGAGCTTGAAATCCAGTTGTCACATAGTCGAGTTAACAAGCGCATACCATACAACTCACCACGCATTGGGCCATCGTTGAAAGAATTACAGCCACATATTCGCCAACCGTTAGATAACGAGCGTGAAAGAAACGACAAGTATTTGGGTTGTAGGTGTGTTGTGTATGGAATATATGGATACATCATAGACGTTGATTACGAAAGCGGTTGGTACTGCTTCTATGAAGGACTACGCTATCCATCTAGAAATATGAGTAGCGTGTTCTGTGTACATGCGGATGACATTGAAATCATTACCTCGTACAACGTTGGACAGCGTGGAATTTCAAATAAATACCTGGGGGACATACGGGTAAAAACGCCAGACATAGATATACAACAACTAGTCGAATTAGATAAAGAGTATGCATTCAACTACTTGATGAGAAATTATCGACCAAACATCAACGACGAATTTTACAACCTATATGCATTACTAGACAATGTTGGACACCGTGCGAAAGTGTACAATCCATATGTAGATATAAATGACGAGCTAGACATTGCCATCTCTTTAGCATACACCTTTTTGACGGGTACCGAGCCTCCACAATATACTTCAATTTACTCACGTGGAAGACGAGAAGAATGGTATGAACGTACTACACGCGTGTTGGATTTAAAATTACTATCCGTTGGAGAATACATGGTATTTGAAGTGTATTACAATGGTGTCCTTCTTAGCGATATGTACTCGAAACCATGGACGATGAACATCCTCTACCTGCGCTTTATCATGGACCAATTGATTAGCGTGCCATCTATGCCACGTGAAATTACGTTTGACACCGTCTTTGACTACACGTCTGAGACACCATATGGTTACCAGGGGTTTTTAACGGATAAAATGTTGGCGCGGGAAAATAGCGAATCATATACTAGCGATGTATTAAATAAAGACATAGAAGGAATCAAGTACAATTTGGCCTGTGGCTTTATGCATCAGTTTTTCGAGTCCCGTTCGGGTATTCTATGCTTAAAGCCCGGCCTAGGCAAGACATTCATCATGTTAAACCTCATAAAACGTTCACCTGTCAATACCTTAATAGTCGTACCGCTGACACTTATTGACCAATGGAAGGATGAATGCAGACGCTTTGTGCCATCTATTAAGGTCACTGAATGCTATGGACGCAAGCGCGACATGTCGGGTACGATCGTGTTAACTACCTACGGCCAGATACGGCAGTTCAGTACGATGCTCTTTATGCGTACATTTGGTCGTGTGGTCTTTGACGAATCACATGAAATCAAGAGCCTACGCAAGACCGCAGAAGCATGTCGCAATATAAGCGCCAAGTACCGTTGGTGTTTAACAGGTACGTTACATACGAATTTAGAACGCTTTGCTGTACAATGTTATATTTTACACATCTCCCCGTGGGCAAATAACCATGTGGGGTGCATGACAGACTTGGCTACACATCATCCAGGCCTTGTACAGACTGTCATTAATGAGTTGCTATTCAATGTCAATGTACCGGCTATTTGCTCGAATCTAGACCATCGGACAGTAACATTGGAACACAATGGCGAAAACGCATTAATATGCGCGCACTACTTTACGCAACATCTTGCCACCAAATATTTAGAATCTAATCGTACACATGCATTCGTAGAAATGATAATGACACGTCTGCATATCATTGCCACCGATCCATCCATATTACCGTTATCAAGCTTTGCAGAACGCTTGATAGGTCAGACGCGTACTATAGACGGTATGGTACAGGAGATAAAAGCATCCGATGCTTCCGATGGATATAAAGACACCATTACAAACGAGCTACAACAGATGAATAACCAATGCATCATATGTATGGAACCATACGAGAGTCCAGTTATAACACCATGTTACCACATATACTGCCAAGAGTGTTTAAGCCAGGCATTGGCACATGCTAAGCAATGTCCAACATGTAGATCCCCCATGGGCATAGACAATGTCACCAAGTTAGAATGCGAGGGAAAACAGGTAGATGGTATGTATGAATTCGTAGAGTTTACTGGACGTTTTCGCCTACCAACTGAGATTTACCAAGCATATCAACATACAGAAGAGTCCAATAAGTTCAAGTACGTTAAAGGTCAACTGGGTCAACGGTCGCTGGTTGTGTTCTCGCGCTTTTCATCGGTGTTGAGTGCGTTGCAAAAGTACCTTTTACCATACAAGGTAGGCATCATAACGGGAAAAACTTCACGTAAGAATAGAGCACGTGCTATACAGGGGTTTCAACAGAAGGATATCGACTGTTTTTTGCTGACCACAAAAACGGCAGCAGTTGGTATCAACCTAACGGCTGGTTCTAAAATAATCTTCATGGAACCACAAGACAGTAGCATTGTCACACAAGCCATTGGCCGTTTGAATCGAATTGGACAAGAGAATGATATTGTGGTTGAAACGCTTGTCACAAAGAACACCATAGAATGTTATGAAGGCAACATGCTAGAACGCTTAACACAGTACCTGCGTTGATTGTTCTTTGAAAATTCCAAGTGTTCTTTGAGTTTCGAATGCAATGATATGTAGTATCACATGCAGGCCACTTTGGACGGGTGGCACTTTTTTTCTACTCCATCCTATTTCAATATTAAAAGTTTTTTACGTTGCAATGCTCTGTACCTACTAATGTAAAAAAAATATTCCCACTGCTCAACTACATGCACTGCTCCTTCATCATTACTGTACACACCACGTGTTGCAACACATGTGTACACTCCCCGCCCCCACCTGCCACCCACCCGAGTACCGTGCGGGTATAGTGGAGATCGCTGGGGTCATCAAAACAACAAAAAAGTTTATTCAAACGTCACCAAATCGCATTCTACATCTTTTTAACCACTTTTTAACCACTTTTAAACAATGAGTTGCTCAAAACACTGTTACACCATGGACGCCGCGGCCGCTGCCTCCGCGAAAAAGTTTATTCACTTTTCGGATGAGTCCGATATGGAAACACCATGCAAAAAAAACAATGCTAAGAAGATGTTAGCTAAATTCACGGCTTTCTTAGAAGCCAAGCGTAAAGCAACCACTGACAAGCGCGCAAGCAAAACAGACTGTGGCAAAAAAGGCGCCAAGGATGCATTGAAGAGCATCTTACTCATTGACTTGAAAGATCGTGATATTCGAATCATGACCAGCAAGGAATTGTATGTTTGCTTTGAGAATGCTCATGCTGACTACCACAAGCAACTTGCCACTCTTGAAAGTGAATGGAGTCAAAAAATGTTCAACGGTAAACCTGTGACAGCCTCCTCTGCGAAGGAAAAGATGAATGAGGAAAAGCTTTTAACAAGGGTCATCAAGCATTTGGGTGACGTGAAAAATATTCAAAATTTAATGCTTGCCATCGACTGTTTTCAAGAGAGCCAAGCGCATTGCGATGGCTATGTTGAAGAAGCAGTTGTTTATTTGAATGCGGAAGAAATTGAGAAAGCGGACAAAGTTGAGATTATAACTGGAAAACGTGAACGCAAGCAAGTTCAACATACTGATATGGTTGAAATTGAACTTGAAGTTGAAGATGGAGTTGAAGATGATTTCCAACTGGTGCAATGCGATTGCAAATGCTGGCGCCGTGTCCATAAGCACGTCTTGGAAGAATTGCCGACGAAAGTATTCCGGGTATGCGATGACTGTGAAATGATGCATGAAGTCATTGTGCCTGCTGGAGAAGAATTTGAAGGAAATTTCAAATGCGGAGACGTTAACGCGCGATGCTATGGGTCGCCTTTCAGAGGAAGCGAAGCCGCGGAACAACTCTATGGCGACGGCGCATGGCGCGACGAAGACAAGTCACCAGTTGGGTTTTCATGTTCAACCATTAACTTGGCATGTGGCAAAAGTGTAACGTGCATATGCTGTGGCCAACACATGAAATTGAATGACATTGAACGTCAGTTTTACTTCCAGGGTGAAATGAACGACGGTGGTATCTTTACGCACGAGCCAGGTGATTGGCAACACGCAGATTTTGGTCAACAATGTCCGATTATTGAAAACGACGACGATTATAAGCCAGACGAAGAAGAATCTGACGATGAAACCGACAAATCCGACAAATCCGACGGAGAATTTGAAACAGACGAATCCGACGGAGAATTTGAAACAGACGAATCCGACGGAGAATTTGAAACAGACGAATCCGATGGAGAATTTGACGATCATGGAATCACACGAGCATATGTGCCTGAAGTACGGAACACTGATTCCGCCGAAGACGTGGACCACGAGTTGACCATATCGGGATTGATCGATGACGACGACATCTTTGCCTAGGACATCTTCCTCGAGGACGTATATGTCTACGAAAACAGCGAAGTCATATTATAAATACATGTAACCTATTATAATATGGCATCACGTAATGTACTGTTAGTATTTCGCATATTTAATACATTGAAGACAACGTACAAACCACGAGTAAGCAATCTACTTCTTCTATATAATGCTTGCACCTTAGGCCGCAAAAAGTCCGAGATGACAGTGCGAGAGCTACTTATGCAAGATATGGACATGAAAGGGCTAAGCAAGGAACAAGAAACAGACATCTTCGAACTAGGTGCGTGGTTCGATATCATTGATTATGATTATCATCAAGCGTTTGAAAATATTTTTGAGGATATTGACGATACGAATGACAGGAAAAGAATTGCAGCCTTTTTAAATTACTTTCAAACTAAAATCGATGAAGTAAATGGCACACGCACACAAAACAACTTCGTAAACATATACGTAAAAAGTACAACCTATGAGAAACACATAAGACCCCTGACACTCAATCAACTTGTGTCACTACGGATGGAGGTACGATCAAATATAAATGCTGAAAAACGTAACAGACATCCACCCGCGTATCTTGAACACTATGAAGTTGATATGAGCGGCAACTTTCATATATTTGATCTAGACCTGGGTGGACCCGCGTGGTATCAAAAAGAATATACGACCGACCCGTTCTATGACTTTAAAATAAATGGAAAAAAATATAGAGGACTATGTGAGGACTACGGCCCCGATGGGTATATTATTACGTCTCTTGTAACTAGGGGCGGTGATAATATCGAATTAATAAACAATCTAGCGGTTGTGTATATTGAATTTACCGAAGACACTAGTGACGAGGATGGTGAACTCGTAGATGTTCAACACAAATTGGATAGGGTCAACTTTATAACTGAGATTGACACCAAATACAATGTTCATAAGTGGGATGAGGACGACAGGTGGGGGGATCTTACTTATGATAAACTAGTTGAACGAGACAAAGCTAATTTACATGAGAGTGACGACAGTATCGTGACGAGTGATGAATATACAGACGATGGTAGTGAATCTTATCATCCGTCAGAGGATGAGAATAAGCCCAAGGCCAAGAAAGCAAAGAAGGACAAGAAGAAGAAGTCCACCAAGAAGAAGGACAAATACAAGAATAGCACAGAGGTGATTAAAAAACGAAGGAAAAAAATAGCGTCCTATCGCCGGCGCCTTGCCTACGAAGCTGCTGTGAATGAGGAACTTCGGCGTGTGAATGAGGAACTTCGGCGCATAGTAACGGAGTACAAGAATAAATATGAAAGTGAAGGTGACAAGACAGTTGCTAAAAAGGCAAAATTAAATGAGCCAACACCGGTGTATAAAGCAATGCGTAAATTACACATATATGGAAAACTCAAGTATTAGTCAGCTGGTGTCTACCTTGAAAAGTGTGGACAATTATGAAACAGATATGAAGATAGAATTCGATGGATGGCACCATGGTAGAACTGGCTTTCGTCTGATAGTGTCGCAAATGGACCATATATCCGATACTATGGTCTCACAATGGAAAGACATTATCAAGAAACATGGTTACTCGTCACATGTATCGTATGACTGCGATCATGGATGGGCGAATATTACATGCAAAAAGGACCAAGTGAGAGGGATACCTTTCTTATTCTATGTCTATTTAAGTATAAGTATGACCTGTATATACGCATGGAGCCAATATTAGACACCTTGCATCAGAAAGATACGAAAACCATACAGGATGTTACCGAGTATCTAAAAGAGTTGAATGGCGAATTCAACACAAGCATCTATGAAAAGTCGACATCACGGTTCAAATTAAAAGTAACCAACCCACCACGTATGACGGTAGACGAATTACACCAAATTAGTATACTCAGTGGGAATATAACAGGCATTTTAATAGACTTGAAACGTAATGAGTTTACCATTGACTGTTGGAAAGAAGGGTGTAAAAAAACCATAAAGAAGCGGAGGAGGCCCGTGGAATTTGATGAAGTACCTAGTATTAAAGTAGACGAAGAAGATAGGCCACAAATAGAAGGTGTCTTACAAGGCTTGGTAGGCATTGTTGAACTAGAGTTTACAACAAGTTTAGAAAAAAATGGACGTTCATATAGCATGAATATTAGTAAGCTAGACCTATTTATGTTTGATGAACTGCAGGCCATTATTAAGAAATTTAACGCCTTTATCACAGACACCGTCTTTGATTTTCCAACGAAAACCTTACGTATCACTGTACGCAAGAGTGATAGTAACCTCGTGTTACAAACACGTGTAAGGAAACGTCTACGTGTTGAATAAAGCATCTATTTCGATTTGCCTGGGATACGCCGTGTCAGACTTCCACGTAAATTTTAATAAAGGTATTTTATTATCGCGTTTTATATATACTTCTAATCCGTATTGTATGGCCAACACAAACCCTTTACGAATACGACGACCCACCCCCCTAGCAGTTTGTTTCCAGCATCTCTTTATAATTTTAGAACTGTACGGGCGGTCAGCAGGTATTTTAAGTACCATAATCGTCTCCCACGAACCCGCTGCCCGACGCGTGCTACGTGGGCCACCACTAAGTTGGCAGTTATGCTGTTTCAAACGTTTGTCATAATTAGCTGTTAAACCGATGTATGTATGTGTTTTGAGGTCACTACGGTTATGACATATCAAGTACGCGTACATATCGCGCATTTAACATATGGTATAGTATATATATATACTATTATTATACATGATCACTTCTGAGCAACGGGAGGAGATACGATGCATGTTGGAAACACTTGAAAAGAACTCAACAGTTCACAGTAAGGTTATACACTCATTCGATAGGGAAAATATAGCCGTCGAATGGAACACTATATCACCGGAATGTGTCATTATGCCTTTCGTCCAACGTACGCGCATCTTACTAACGCCGTGTATTAAGGACAAGATACGTCAAACACGCCAACAATGGATTGATATGCTTAAATACAACGCGGGATGCTTCTTATCGGACATACCCGTCGAAGGGTACTTAAAATTTGTTGTAGCTGATAATCCACCAGTGAAATACTTGCACCTATACATAAGTAATGAAGAACCATCAAAACTGTATAATTACATATATATTACATAGGGTATATGTGTAGAATGGGTGATAGCGAGCTAAGTATATTAAGAGGGAGAGTAAATACACTCAATAAAGCGCTCCAGTCTCTTACTGATCTGTTCAATACTACAAGGGTACGTAAAGAACGTTTAGAAGGGGAACTTGAAGAAGTACAAAGAGAGTTCCGTACTACAATGGTAGATAAAAAACGTTTAGAAAGGGAACTTGAAGAAGTACAAAGAGAAAGAGATGATTTATATGCACTAGCTGAAAAATTGAGAAGTTATATTGATATTGTACAAGAGGTACCGACGGAAGACCTAGGAGTCCTTATGGCTGAGAAGAATTTGGGCAAACCGCAAAGTGATGACGATGATTTTGCATCAGACGTCGACATGCCATCTCAATTATTACGACTTTAAACACATACCATTATTATTACATTCTTGATTACCACATGATGTAAGGCAGTTACCATTCGGTAACTCTGTAAGCCCTGCCTGGCACCCTACTTCCATGATCGCTGGACATGTCTTGCACTGGTCACCCCAGAATTCACCTAAACACGATTCACATGACGCACCTGTCCACCCGCCTAATCCGTTGTATTTAAGGTCTATATCACATGTGCATTGACCAGTACCTGATATCGTATCTGAGCACACACCATGAGTATTACACTGAGATATCCCACCACCACCAGGGCATGGTAGGCACTCTTCACCATAGAAACCGTCTGCACACTCGGAACATACGCCATTTTCCTCCTTACATCCACATAAATTACCAGACCAGACTTCATTACATTCGCAGACCAGCTCCATATACTCATCGCCTGCATATAATGCAACGCATGTACCATGTGAGGAACAGATAGTCGCGTTATAAACTCCGTCAAATCCCGGGCACTTCATACAACGTGGCCCCCAGTAACCCTCGCGAGAACACTTGCATTCTCCATTTCCGTACTTGTCTTCTAGACAGCAGGTACGGTATAGGCACTCACCAACAGCGCAATCGGTATCTCTTTCACATGTACTTCCGTCTGTCTGTCCGTTGAGCGTACATAGTCCTTTGCAGTTGAAGCTATTGCAATCGTCTTCTGTAGAACATGACTGGCCGTTACTTGTACATACATCGCTATAAACATTCGCTGTGTGCCATATATTATCGCGGCATACAGCAAAGGGGTCACCACATGCTTCACATTTCTGGCAGCGTTGCCCCCAGTATCCTGGTTTGCAGTCTCTACATAGAATGCCTATATCATCATATTCGGTCATATAGTCAGGATGACACATACTGCATTGTGATCCTACATACCCATAATCACATGTGGAGCATGTTTTACCCATCCAACCCCTTCTACACACGTTACAGTCTTTACCAGTGAACGTGGCGGCACATACTTCACAATACTCTCCATCCCATCCTGTTTCACATAAGCACTGTCCAGTACCCTCAGCACCGTCATCACATGTACCCTTATCGCATTTGCATGGTAGACATTGTTCACCATAGTAGCCTGGTGGGCATGGACATAGCGGGTATTCTAATGGGTATACTATTAAGTTCCGTGCCCCCATTACTATGATAGCGATGCCCAAGATGCCTATGGGTAATCTATTGAACTTTTGATTCACAACATGTATAGTCGATGCTATTGCTATAGCGCTCCCCACGATGGTAAACACCATGCCGACTAGCCATCCTATAGGGAACGGCGGCATAGTATACTCGCTGCTGATAATAATCCCTGTAGATACAATCATACCTAGAAGACCTAGTAGAGTCAGGACTTCTGATAACATTATAGAAACCGTTCTAATTTATTTATAGTCTACCTTACTAGTATTTAAGTATTCGCGTAACATGATGTATGACACCAACACAGATAAAAAACGTGGTCACCTTTTATTTTTTAGAGATGTGTACGGCAGCTCCGCCCCCTCAAAGTGTGTCACGTGACTGTTTAAACTTTAACAAAGAGCGTGGGCGTTTGTGTGCCTGTGTGTATAATGATGAGCTCTATGCGCCCATTATGTCTCTATTGCATCAAGCAGAGAACGTGCAGCAAATTAACTCATCACCAGTGGGGCAATGTTACATTAGTAAGATGGTGATACCGAATATTGAGTATGGTGTACAGTTAATCATCCGTTCAAAGGATTCATTAGAGCATGTTATCATTCGTAAAGAATACCAGTCCATATGCTTTGCATATTTCAAAATGCGCTATTTCAATAGGCATATACAACAGGAGATACGCAAATGGCTAACGGACAGGCCGTGGTACATGCCGAAACTATACAAAATAAGCATTGTCCTACAGAAACTATTGAACAGTACCTTTTGTTCCAACATAGACATACAATACAATGAGTGTGTCGACCTGTTGCGCCTTTAATGACACGCACATACTATGGGGAATTTATTCGCAAGGAAACGGTTAGAATATATATAAATAGCATAGTGTGTATACTATATGGGTTGTAAGCTATCAATAAGCATAGTTCATCCAGAACCGCACACTGTGGAGGATGTTATTGAAAAATTTGAAACGGAAGATGATAAAAGTCCTGACATAGATATTTACGCGCCTGACATCGACTATAAATGTTAATATTTTGTCGATTACATGGGCCAATGCGTAACGATTAACGTTGGAAACCGCGGTGCAGTGATACCAGAAGGTGGGTCGAATATAAGCGTAGGTAACACCGCGGGTGAAGAAGAAGAGGAAGACTGTCTTACGTCATGTCTAGGGAAATTGGGTTGTGCATTATGTTTATAGCAGTATAAATAGTATTCTCCGTTAGTACAATGATACGTATTTATGATACAACCCGTCGGGGGTACATAGTGGGGTCTCTGGTGGTAGCGTCTAGCGTACAAGATTTCGTACTCGATGCCATTAAAGAAGGAATGAGATCTGAATACCAGGAGCCAGAGCATATTAAATCATTCATTGTTGAGGGTGATATTGGCGATTGCAATATATGCTTGGAGACTATGAAAAATGGCGAAGAATGCCGAGCATTGCCGTGTTCGGAGACTACGAACCATAGGTTTCATAAGCAATGTATTGATACATGGTTAGGTGGCCATAATACGTGTCCAACATGCCGTGCAAAAGTCTTTGACAATTTAGTCCGCATTACGGCGGAAGACGTGTCCGTTTAGTTGAACACCAATTTCAATCAGCGCGTCGTGGTTAAATTCCCCCGTGCTATCCGCATCGTAAATGTACTCCACATGGTGCCCGTTTTTGGCACAGGTTATGATGACCGCACGGTTAAACGTAAGCACGACGCGTGGACATTCGTATAGTATGCGTGGCGTGTTTAAAAATTGAAGTATACTTTCGCTGTATTCTCTGCCGTCTGCATAGATGTCGAGTTCTTCTTTGTTCAGAATCTGACCAGTTTCAATAGCATATAGCAATTCTTCGCCGAACGAAGAAAAGCTTCGCGTTGTTTTTGATGGAATTAAACTCATATTTTGATTTTACGACGTTTGAGAGTGTTTTACCGTATATAAGCGAACGGTTAATGTGGTGTATGACGGGGGTGTCTCCCAAGTGTATATGTTATGAGAGCTACAGTGTGACTGTTGTGCCACGTATACTATCACCATGTGGTCACGGGTTGTGCGTGACATGTAAAAAGACAATTCCCGTGCTGTATCCATTGTGTCGTGCTGATGTTGAACGCGGTTTTTTGAATTCAAAGTGGCCTGCATGTGATACTACATATCATTGCATTGGAAACTCAAAGAACACTTGGAATTTTCAAAGAATATTCAAAGCCTATGAAACAATAGTATATATAACATTAATTGTATCACATATGAATTATATTCAACTCAGTATTTTTAGTATTGTAAGTGCATGCATCGTGGTTTTATTTGGTATAGGAATAGACACCATAATAGGCGGACTCGATGACATGCTAGTACCTTGCCAGCATGGGACCAAGTATATCAACGGCAAATGCTCGTGCCTAGGTACGCCGTTTACAGGTAAATACTGTGGTCAATGCAACTGCTCGTACGGTACATGTATGTTAGGCGGAACTACACCTAGGATCACCAGCGATTATGGGTGCCGTTGTCCATTCAATACCAAACGTTTCGGGTTACTATGTAATCAGTGCTATGCGGAGGGTGAAGACTGTTCTGGGAAGTGTTTACGAGACTTTTATGGTGCTAAATGCGAACGTACATGCTATCCAGATTTAGTACGTGTGGAAGACGACGCTACGTGTGTATCGCTTAGATCCAATGGTGGACAATGCAATATTTGCTCGGGACATGGGGTATGTAATACCGGTGATTGTGAATGCGATGAAGGGTGGTATAATGGTGATCGAGCTCAATGCAGTCGCACCTGTAAAGGGGGCTGTCTACATGGTGTTTGTAAGTTATTTAATAATATACCTGGGTGCCTATGTGAAGAAGGCTGGAAAGGAACAAACTGTGATATAAAATGCAACTGCGTTCATGGTAATTGCATAGTAAATTTCGAAGAGAAAACTGCCACGTGCGAGTGTAACCAGAAATGGCGCGGACCGGACTGCTCAATAGAATGTCCTGGTGATGTTATAGCATGCAGTGGCCATGGTGTCTGCAATAGCACTGGACAATGCATATGCGACGTATCAAGTGCCTGGCAAGGTCCGTCGTGCAACTGTAGTTCCGCGTTTAGCTGTAGTGGACATGGTGTATGTGAAGGTGATAAATGCATATGTTCCGGGAATTTCGCTGGTGAAAACTGTAACCGCTGCAAGAAACACCATTGGGGGTCTCAATGCCAGCTCTTCTGTAATCCTACAACTACCTGTCATGGCAATGGCAAGTGTGTGGTGTATAATACTGGTGTAGAGCGTGTAGAATGTGCATGTGGAAAGTCTATTACGATTTATGACGGCGAAGCTAGGAATACCTACAAGGCAACATATGCGCCTGGATGTGCTCAATGCGAAGCTGGATATCTACCCTTAGTAGAGACAACCATTACTGAGCCGGGTATCCATATAGAATGCCAAATCTTGTGTAAAGCGAGTAGCTGCAATTTCCAAGGTGCTTGCAATGATGAATATGGTGGTGGTCAACCCCTGTGTAAATGTAACGGAAACCGTAATGATTCATCCTTCTGTACAACATGTAACACAGGATGGTATCCTGCGGATATACAAAACGAAGAAGCATGCAGTGTCTACTGTGACAAAAGCCTTAATTGCTCGGACAACGGGGTGTGCGGTCCAAACGGCCAATGCTTGTGCGACGAAGGGTTTACAGGCGATTCATGTCAGATACACTGTGTAGGACGCGATAATAAGACATGTAGTGGGCATGGACAATGCCTGGCTAGTCCTATGCAGCGCCTCATGCAATATGATATTCAAAGCATCTTATACTCTTGTGTATGTGACCCGCAAGACCCCTATACGCCGGGTGAAAGAAGAGAATTTATAGAGAATAACGAGACAGGCACTTTAGACCCTCCTCCTATCAAGGAATACTTTGGAGATACATGTCAGGCATACTGTTTAAAGCCGCCCTGGCTTTCGGCCGAGCAGTGTAATGGGTTAGGAAAATGCGAGGCGTTCCCCATCGAAGCACCCAATGGAAGAACCTTTCAATGTCAACGGGATACGGACTGTAATACAACTGAAATACAAAGAATTACGTCGGTCGATTGGGGGTCGCACAAGGGACCTTTCTGTCATAAGGCTAAGCCATGTGAAGAGTATACTGACATGTGCTTAGACATACTTACTCTACAGAGGCCACCTGCCGCGAGAAGCAACGCGTGCATGGTGGGCGAGTGTGGAGCTGCTATGGATGCTTTCAATTGGGATGGCTGGTGTACCGATATACTCCAAGCTACCGGGTGTAAGTCCTACTGTCCAGCGCGTGTAATATCACCAAAGTGCATACAGTATTACTATATGGCCACAGAGGATACAAGTAACCATCTCGATTATTGCTATGAGTTAAGTAAGAAGGATTATCCATTTGAAATAACATTGGAATACCGTTGGAAAGAGCATGCAGGATTACATGATAAAGTCGCCGAGGAATTCAGCCGTTTCACAGGCAGTATGAATTCAAAAGAGTACTGTGCAAATCGTAAGAAGAAATTCCAAGACGTTTCAAATCTCCTAGAAAATAAAAGGTTCTTGTGCAATGGAGTGTTCGCCACGAGCCCTGAATGCAGTACGGGTCTAGTTGATATGGGAGATGCATACCAGCCATTCGCTGTGCAATGCGGAGATACTATGACTACGTATCAGTTTTTACCAGATGCCATACGCGCACGTGGTATGGGGTGCACAGTATTGGAAATTGAAAACAGGAGCTCGTTTATGACTAATAGTTTTGATGGCATCACTGCCGTCAATTTAATCGACGAGACATGTGCGAATGCTGTGTCTATGTTTCCAAAATGCGATGTTAATTTCATGAAATTTTGTCATGAGAATAATCCCGTAATAAGTACGTTGTCGTTTTTACCCCGCGTAGGTCAGGTTGTTGATTTTCACGTCAAGGCTAGCCATCCTTATCATACCTCATCTTCGCTTATTGCGAAATACTTTAATAAGACAGTCTTTCGCTTCTTTTTACACCAAGGTCAGATGCAGCTCAACGAAGTAATTACTCTGGAAGCATGTCCGCTAGATGATTTAGGCTGTCATGATGCCTTCGGATATACTGTCGGGTGGACCTATGTCAGAATAAGTATAAATTGGTCAATGCGACAAGTAACCCTTGTGAGAGGGGAGAATCGTCGAACAGTACCATTCCTGGACGCAGATTTCATGCACGGTGTTACCTCATTAGAATACGATGAAACCTACAGAGACGTAGCATACATGAAGAACATTCCATCGCCTTGCGCAGAAGCGGATTACCAGGCATTATGCAAAGACGTCATACTGAATGTCAAATGGCCTATGCTCGTCGAGCCTCAAGGAGATATCGTGAAAACATGTGGTGAGCATTATGAACATGAGAAATTTCCACAGTATGTAGAAGGTATCGAATTATTAGATTGGGAATCGTACTGCGTGTTTGCGGACGCGTTTCAAGAAGGAACGTACAATTGCAGCGTTACTCATTACGAATTGGAAGACTACAATCTATGTCGCCAGTATATGGATGATGATTGTACCTTTCAAACATTGACTACCGACTGGAATGCTAAGTGTCAACAGGTAGAGAACATTTACATACCAGAAGAAATATCAAAAAAGTGTCGTCCTGAATGCTATGAATCTCTAAGGCAGTACGGTGGATGTGACTTGAGGAAGGAAATGTTTAGTACCAATACTGAGTTAAGAAATCAAACATGTGTCGATCTTCAATACTGTTTACAAGAGTCACGTGGAGAAAATATGGGTGTCTGCAGCGGTGTAGAATGCGCTTGTGATAATAACGAAGGCCTAACAGGCGAGTCATGCGAGCTCCATTGCCAAATGGCGTCAGACAACACGCCATGTGGAGAAGGTAGTGGCATTGGACGCTGTGTACCTACTGCTAAAGAGCAAGCCATGATCGATAATGGCCGCGAGGAAGATGGACATATTATAGCATATGAGAAGCGCATGGTACAGTTAGAAGGCGAATGCCAATGTTTCCTCAGCGAAGGTGTAGAGAATTGCGACCAAGAGTGTGTATCGTGTGATAATAGCACTTACGACGGGTACTCGAGAGCGGCATGCGATAAGGGAAAAGCCTTATGTCAATGTTTGCCACCTTATACTAAAGTAGTAACCGAACACCATACCAGCTGGAAAGGGGTTAATTATACTACTGTTAGGCATACTTACGATGGACCGGACGTCATGCGCATCCGAATGATGCAAGGCAGGGAGGCTTTTATTAAGTATCTAGTACCTGGGGCGACTAACTGGGAGGTGTACTATGCGAAATTTAGAGATACGCCCTCGGATTTTACATGTGGTTTACGACCATGTGACTATCATGACTTCCAGCTGTTGGGTGATTTAGAGTCTACGAGTTTTATGTATAACTACGACTGCTCAAAGGAATGCCCTGGTACTACGGACTACTTACCGTGCTCTGGCCATGGTAGATGCACCGTACAGGGTACTTGTGCTTGTGATATCGCGAAAGTTATTAAAGGTACGGATAATACGGGTAGTACCTTCCTTCTAAATATTCGTGATGGTGAAACACTAAGCACTTCTAGGTCTCCAATATCGAGCTTGGATAAGACAGGTTATAGAGGAAGTGACTGTTCGATAACATGTCCTGGATACAATCATGAGATAGGAGATATGAATACTATTTGCTCAGGTCATGGTATATGTAATATAGACGGTGACTGCCAATGCGACTACGGTTATATAGGCAACGAGTGTCAATTTAAGTGCCCCGTGTTTGAAGACAATATATGCACCGGCCATGGGACCTGTGAAATGACAGCGATTAAGTTTGAAAGAGACCTGTATGATGGGTTTAAAACGACTGGTTTACATGCTGACTTTCAAGCATGTAAGGCATATGCTATGATAAATGATCTCGAGCTAGTTAATATTGCGAATTTACAAGTCGTCGAGAACGAATTCTGTGCGCCTGTTACTCAAGAGCAGTGTGAAGCATGGACTAAGTATCAGGATATTACTTATGAGTTTCATACTGAACAGAACAGTTCAAATCCATTCGGCTGCCATATCATGCAGAATAAGGTATATTACAACACCAACACGAATAACCGAGATGTATGCACACACTGTGTTTGTGAAGGAGATATGCCAGATACCACGTATTGTAGCTTAGATGAAAAACTGATCGTACATACGAAAGGTGGAAGCGAGTTCACGCAGAAAAGAGGCTTGTACAATAGTCTTACGAGTGTTAAGTATACACTTATAGGTGCAAAAGACGCCTGTAACGACTGTTTGGCGATTCAAGAGTCACCGCCTGGTAGTGGTGAGTACTACATTGTAGATTCGGCTACCAATGTCCGCGAAGGGTTTAATACTGGATACACGGAGGTCAACCAAGAATGTGTAGAACAAGAGATTCTAGGCACTATGCCCATTGAGTTATCGGACAGGACGCAGATCTGTTATGGGATGTGTCGAGTCGCCAACTGTACGCATTTCAACATCCTTGGTACTCGGTGCCAATCGTGTTCACCGGGTAAATACGAGTTAGAGCCCTTGATTTCGGGCGAAAAGTATACGAACTATGTGCGAAATCCACCTACTCTGCGTGTGAAGAAAGTAACGGACGCAATGGCGAGTGTACCTATTATAACGTATCTTAAAAAGCACAATTGCAGTGAGGGATACTACGATTACAAGCTTGGGGAATGCAGGCCAGATGCGATGATGAATATTGAATATCTACAAGACGCAGGCACCGTGTATGAACAGGTGTTCACTTTAGACTGTCAGATGAAGAATGATACTCTACGATGCGCCCAATGTTCCTGCTTTACAGACTTTATTTACGGACACTGGTCCGGTGTAGAATGCAGCACATGTGCTGTAGGATACGGTACGGAACAGTGCACCGCTGTATGTCCAGACTATGATGGCGAAACGCTGAAATCCATGTGTGGAAATTACGGCCAATGCCTGTATGGTTCCGAAATGGGTGTTGAACGCGTCTTTCAAGAAGCAAACTGTGCTTGTGGTCGGGATGTCCATCAAAAGCGGTTTGAGAGAGAGATACCGGACGCTACATACGTAGAGGAAACCAATTACGCTTGGTATTCAGCAATTAGCGATGGGAAGACGTACGTCAAGTCCAAAGCGAAGGAAGAATGTGATAAATACAACGACGTAGCGTTGATCAGTGTAGATAAATTCTGTTTCGGGTATTTCCAGCGGTCAACTACGTCAGGCGAGCCATACGAGTTGCAGATGGGGAACATGGGTACAGAGTTTACTAACTACGGCGTTTATCACCGAAAAGAATTATTACCGCCAGGCACGAACCTGTTTCAAATTGAAAAACGTGATCTTTTAGTCAAAATTTCGTCCAACACGAATGTCATATGTAAGAACGATATGGAGATCATTGAGTCGGGGGTCGATACTTGTCATCACTTTGATTCAATATCGTGCAACAAATGCGAAGAAGGCTGGACTGGGTACAATTGTAGAGTGAAATGCCAAAACTGTCTACTGGGTGGCTCATGTACAGGCATTCCTGACGACGATACATATGCTAAATGCGAATGCCCAGGCGGGCTCTGGGAACATCAATGTTGTCCAGCTGGTTTTAGGGTACCGTGGTTAGCTGAATGGGCATCTTATAGTCCTTTTGAAGTCCGTAATATGAAAGTACATCAGTTATATGATCCCTATACCAATAATGAAATGGATAGCGCCTACCATTGTAAGAAATGTCCGGGAGTCACCGCGTCGGATTGGATGCAACCCGTTGCCGCATTTAAAGTATGTTCGGGTAAATCGCGTGGTGAATGCATCGTGAATGACGATCGTTTAGTATGTGAATGTAAAGTGAACGAAGCTACCGGGTTAGCATGGAAGGGACGTGCATGCTCGTGTGATGATAGCATTCCAACGCCCTACAGTAGCGTACCGGGTACTGGGGAATCTACCGACTACGGCTGCATCATACCGACAGGCGGTACTTCTGTGTGTCCTGAGAGCAATCCGTCTGGTGAGAAGATTTTTTACTTGTATCCAAAATTGTTATATGACGTGAGACAAGGCACTGCGCCTTCGTTTTTTAAGGAAGACCGCTTGGCTTCGAATCAAGCATTTGAAGGCAGCATTGCGTTCGAAATCATGGTTACTGCGCGTACAAAATGCGATTTTAAAACACCGTGCCATACGGGTGAAGGACCATGTACTGACCACGACCAGTGCGCGGGGGAATTGAAATGTAATACAGGAAATAATATAGACGGCTACGATAGGTCAAAAGTCCACAATAGTTTTGGATACTGTTACGATACGAACACTGCCTTAATAGGATGTGATCCGTTGCCTACCATTACAAGTTTCGACGGAAACAATTATCATTATAATTACAAGTACTGGGACGGCACAACTTTCAAAGAAGCTCGAGAAAATTACTACGTGCCCATGACGCGTGACAGTAGTAATAACCTAGTCATTCATAAACAGGAGTTTCCTTGTCCTCGTGGAAAGTACGGGATAGTATGGGATAATGTGAGAGAATGTGCCTTATGCCCCGCTGGGCAATATCAGAACCAAGTAGGGAGTTCATCGTGTATTGTTGACGATAGATGTAGTACTACTCTCACGCTTGGAGTCACGGACGTAGCGGACTGTGTAGGGTGTGAAGAGGGCAAAGAATACATGAATGGTGGATGTGTAGTATGCCGAGCTGGGAAATTTTTTCAAGGCGGTACGTGTGAGAAATGCTCGGTAAATACATACCAAGCATTGCCCGAGCAGTTCAATTGCACGAAATGCCCTGCTGGTCGCGATACATATCCATATGTTCAATCGACCAACGTAGGCACATGTGAAGCATGTTTGAATGGGGAGTACAATGACGAACCTGGTCACACATGCAAAGATTGCCAGGCTGGTTTTTATTCGCGCAATTCGTTTATCATGAGTACATCAGGGGAAAGCGATGTTAATCAGATTAACTGTTCGCAATTGTCCCACGAATTTATTCTGGACATTATCCAAAATTCTCAATTGAACCCATCTTTACCCGATGCAATTCGTTTACCGGGTCTGCGTTATGACATTTTTAAGATAGTAGGCCAATCCCAAAACCAATACCCGGCGGGGTGTTCACGGTACAATAACAACAGTCTGTACTACTCGATAGACAGTGGTCTCTACGATGAAACAATGACCATTGACCATTGTAAAGCGTATGCGGTGATTAATGATTTCACGTTTGTCGGCGAAATATCGTGGGGGTCAGCTGTTCCATATGGATGTATCACATTGGACGATGGCCAAGTATGGTGGCAGACAAATCCGCATCATCAGGCCTATTCTTGTGGATATACGATTGAAAATAAGGTTTACAAATGTGTACGTTTAACAAGATGGTTTTACAGAAGCGTAGATGTTGGTGATTGCAATGATGAAATAGCGTGTGTAAAGCATGGCGACGCGGAGGCGAAGGTCTTGTGTACATCGTGTTCGCCGGGCCAATATCAGCCGTACAGTAAACAGGCTGCTTGCAAGCTGTGCGATGTAGGCGAAATTCAAAGCTTGCAAGCGCAGACAACCGGGTGTACGAAATGTCCACAGGGGCAATATGCATACATTAAGGGGTTATCGAATTGCAGTCTCTGTTCTACAGGGTACTATCAAACAGAGGTTGGCCAAGGAAACTGTGAAATATGTTCAGGGGGCACGTATCAACCGGAAGAAGGTCAATTCGAGGCATGTAAATCTTGCACGGCTGGTTTGTATTCGTTTGACGGGGCGGCCAGCTGCACGAGTTGTACAACGGGTAGGTACTCTTTAAATCAAGCATCTTCGTGTACCACATGTGCCATGGGGCAATATCAAGACCAAATCACACAGGCTGCATGCATCAATTGTCCAATAGGACAATATCAAGACCGAACCGCGCAGACTGCATGTATAACTAAACGGTGTCTACTATGTACTAATGAGGGATGTACAAGCGGGGCGGTGCACAATGCTTATTATGGCCATATAAAGAATGAACCCGTTGGCAGGCCGATTACTTCGGTGTATCCTTTTTCAACCACGCCGATAGGTAGAGACTGGAAATCACAGGATGCGAGGGATTGTTTTCAATATTGCAGGGATAAGGTGCCCGCGTGTAAATATTTTCAATTGGCGAATGATCTTTGTTATCTATATGATGAGCACGTGCTCGCGCATAATGTCGGCGGATACCATACATATATTATGCGTTGTTAGTATATAAGTAACAGACTATTTACTAAATGTATTTAATACTACTATTATGTATCACTGTAGTACATGCTTGCAGTCGATATGAGTATAAGAATATGGTGTTTAAAGCTTGCCCCTTAAAAGAGTACTCGCATTTCACATTCCATGACGTTACAGGTGAAAACAGGATAAGGCTTGTGAACGATAGACTATATCATAATCATGGCCTATATACGGCACTGTATAAGAATAACATCCTGTACATAGGACTTGCCCAGTATACTAATGAGGAGTGGAGAGATGCTTTGAATCAAATAAATAAGAATATATAAGTCATAGGTTTATACCAATAATGGCAGATTTAAACGCTGTAGTACAAATCATTGTATCCGAACCAGGAGCTGTTGCCTACCAGAAAATGTGCGCAGGCTCTGGTTGGTTTCCATCTACTGAACACGAAGTGCCTGTTGGCACCTTACTTACGAATGCGCACGTGGTAGATAATGCCCAACGGGTCTTCATACGTCTACCCGCACAACATACACTAGACATTCCAGCATATGTACATGCTGTGTCTACCGACTTGGATTTGGCCATCTTGCGTCTATCAGATGATAACATTAAAAAGGTGAAAAGTATATTAAAACAGAAATACGGTGCAGACGAGATTCCCACACTTCAAATGGGGGATTCAGATACCGTGCATCCAACGACCTTTTCAAGCATGACTGCGCCGCGTGTCATTGCTAGAGGGTATCCACTCGGTACAGAATACCAGCAGTTTACTGACGGACGGGTAAGCGGTTTAAAGCATGTTAATGAACAAGAATATATCGTCACCACAGCGGTGATAAATCCTGGTAACTCGGGTGGCCCGTTAGTTACTGAAGATAACAAGGTCATGGGCATCAACTCGATGAAAATGACCAACGCCGATGGGATTAACATGTCTATACCGAGTAATCGTATCAAGGCAGTCTTGAAAACCATGATGGATAACTCCTCTAATCAACATCGTGTTGAAGAAATGGTTCAATTGGCAACTATGTTTGGTAATGTTACCTTGAACGAGAAGCAAAAGATAAAGTCAATGTTCAGTAGTATAACAGGTATTTCACCAGTGCAGGTCGTGTCCTATTGGAATAAGCATAATGTCGGGGGGTATAAACGTACTGGACCGCTGATAACGCCCGTTAAAATGAAAGAGTGGTATAAGAAGCATGTCAAGGATAAGCCCGGCGGACATGGTCTATTTGAAAAGGTTATCAACCATCTACATAATGAAGAGCTAAATGAACTCGTGAAGATGAAACAACAGGGCTTTTCAAATTACTTGTGTGAGAAATGTGTCGATGGTACTGACTGTTCTTCTGTTCCTCCTCAGTATGTGCCACCCAACTCCATGCATATGCCTATTCTAGGGTATATTGCATCGAATAGCAGTGGCCAAGCGACGCTTGATTATTATGGGAATCCATTGGGTGTCAAGTCGGGCATTGTTATTAGTGGGGTACATGCAGGGGATGCGTTTCATCGAGCAGGTGTATGTAAAGGGGACTTTCTATACGAAATGGTTGTAGAAGACAAACGGTATACATTAGATAATTATGGAGAAGCCTGGATGGACCGTCTTTCAGTATCGTTGCCGGTCAATGATATTCTGCATAGAAGCAAGTTGGGAAGCACTATAGAGTTAAAGGTGGTGAATAGCGACGGTGAAAAACGCACAAGAGTAATGAATTATGACTTTTTGCATGAAAAGCACAAGCCACATATTCGTATGCTAGACAGCATGGCAGACCAAGAACTTGCCAAGCAAATCGTCGAATTTCAAGGCATTGTTATGAAACCATTGCGCCTTAATGATGTTATGGAATATGGTATGGAGGAATACGCTAGATTAGAAAACAGACATAAATTTAAGGTTATGGTAGCTGATATTAATGTAGACTCTGCTGCGTTTCACACGCGTAACTTGCGTCCAGGGGATATTATTACGTATGTGAATAATGAAGCAACGCCTAACAACTGGTCTCAATTCATGTCTACTTTGAAAGAGATTCAAGAAGACGAAGTAACCTTGTTTGAAACAGAAAGCGGCCGTATGCTAATTGTTTGAGCGATACTGTTGGCTTAACGCTTTCATAGTATCGCCGTGTCCCCCAAGTTGACTGCGTAATGTCTTGTAATTCTGTGCTACATAATGTGCAAATACAGGTCTATTAGACGGTCTGTCAGGCGCCGTAGGCGCAGCAGGCGCAGCAGGCGCAGCACGTACAGGCGCAGCACGTACAGGTACTGTGCGCCTATAGTCATACTGTTCGCGTGCTTGAGAAATTGTATTGTTTGCATGAGAGCCGGCATCTTTAGGTACATCCATTTATTAATAGTATCTCTTCTTTTATACTCTATTTACCTAGCGCGTGACGCAATCATTATTAAATCAGATGAGCTGTCTACTAACGGCTTGTCATACAATGGCAACGCGCCATAATTTTCCACTACATTATGTATACCATACAACCCTATCTTACTATGAATTTTCTCTGGTCTCGTATTGTATTGCATATGCTTTCTCATCACCGACAAGGAAGGTAACATACTATAGTCCGTATTACATAGCGCGTCACGTAAGTGCTTCAGATAGCGATCTTGTTTCGTTCCATATTCATCTTTCATCCTATCTATTAAATTCAGGTGTTTCCGTCTTAACTTAAATCCCATCTGTTTCAACGCTGGATGTTCTAAAGCATTCCATATTAATAACACCGTGTTGTGATCGTCGTTTCGAAATGCGAACTCCATTACGTCTAGAAAGTAATAATAATTTCGTTTCATCTCAAAGGCCGTTGCATACTTGCCATCGTTACATATAATAGCATGGACAAGATTCAATACAGCGTTGTGACTATACTGGTCAATCTTACGCCTTTTAAGCGGGTCGGTATAATACCCGAATATCTGCTGGCTTGCCAAGCGGCATGAATCCACCATATCATCTAATTTATCATCGTACTCAGTGCGGAAAATGCAAGTCAACAGCTGCTTGATTTTAGACTTACTCGGCGAGAATGCTATGTTAAACAACTGTAATCCATCGCTTGATACTCTTCTACGCATATACTTACGTATACCGTGGCTTTTATACTACGCGGAATTTAATTTTAATCACATTTAGCACCTCTCAACATGAAACGGACACGCTTCAGCGGTGAAAACGAGGTAAAACGCTCAACTTTGAATGACAAACAAGGGAAAAAGCGGACACATACCGGTGTGGAAAAAGAGATGAAATGGTCAACTTTCAAAGAATACTTCAGAAACTTTTCTGAAGTATCACCATACGAAGACATGCCATCTGCGGAATGTTCTACATGTGGGAACGTTTCAACGAGTGGCGGAGTACAATGGGTAGCGGATAACTGGGACATTATTAAGCATTGTAGCATCTGTAAATGCGCACACGAGACACTATAAAGGATATTATTACAGTTTGTAAATGTCTTGCATACTACTATGGGAGGCGGACCGCCATAAACTCTATACTTGCACGAGTGCCATAGACTGTACGCTTATTTCATCACAACTATACATGTGTACGGATGTAACTACGACGCAAGCGCCTACAACTACAACATTGGCGACTACAACATTAGCGCCTACGACTACAACATTGGCGACTACAACATTAGCGCCTACAACATTAGCGACTACAACATTAGCGCCTACAACATTAGCGACTACAACATTAACGCCTACGACTACAACATTAGCGCCTACAACATTAGCGACTACAACATTA